ATAGTTTACTTAATAATCTCCAGCTGTATCGCGGACGTCGTTTCAGCGACCTGGTAGATGAGAACATGATTTCTAACGCCCTGCTGACTAAGCCTCATGAGGTTTCTGGTCTGCTTTCACTGGTATTTGGTACTAAGGACGACGGCGTATCAACTGCTATTGACCTGATTACTGGTGGTCTTGGCAAAACAATGATCATTGAGAACCGCGAGTTTGAGTGGTCTGTAATGATCGATAGCGAGCACGCTATTAACATCCGTTGGGCAAAGGCTAACGGTCAGGAGATTACTACTGCTAACTACAGCTCTGTAACTCCTGGTGCTAATGGTCAGCCTATCTTCCTCGCTCTTGAGGAGAAGTGGTTTGGTCCTGGTGCAATCCTTTCTTTCGATGACTACAAGTTCCAGGTACGTGTAAGCGGTACTCCTTATCAGGATGGTAGCGCTTGGGTATACGAGTGCTATGTAGTTGACCAGTCTAACGCTGCTTATATTCCTGGTGAGTTCCTGCTTCCTGGTCGTCAGGTAAGCCGTATGGGTTCTGCTTACGAGGAGTACAGCGATGAGGCAGATATCATTGGATATCAGACTCCATTTAAGATGCGTAACCAACTGCAGACTCTCCGTCTGTCTTATGACATCACCGGTGATGCTTACAGCACTGTATTGGCTATCGCTCTGAAAGATCCCGAGTCTGGTAAGACTTCTTATCTGTGGTCTGACTATCAGTACTGGATTGCTCTCCGTGAGTGGAAGCGTCGTGAGGAGAAGGAATTGCTGTTCGCTAAGGGTAACCGTCAGCAAGATGGTACTTATAACCTGAAGGGTACCAACGGTCGTTATGTTGCTAAGATGTCTGGTCTGTTCGAGCAGATTTCTCCGGCTAACGTACGTTACTACACCACTCTGACTGCTGAGTTGCTCGAGGACTTCCTCTTCGACCTCTGCTACAACCTGCTGGGTACTAATGAGCGTAAGTTCATTGCCTTGACTGGTGAGATGGGTATTCGTGAGTTCGACCGCATCCTGAAGGAGAAGGTTGCTAGCTTCCATATGATCGACACCGTATTCGTAACTGGTTCTGGTCAGAACTTGACTCTCGGTGGTCAGTTCACCACTTACAAGATGACGAACGGTATTGAGCTGACTCTGAAGCGTTGCGCTCTGTTCGATAACATGGAGATCTTCCGTCAGTTGCACCCACTGACTGGTAAACCCCTTATGTCTTACACCTTCCTGTTCGTTGATCTCGGTCAGCGTGACGGTCAGGCAAACGTTGTAAAGGTTTGTCGTAAGGGTCGTGAGTTCGTACAGTGGTTCACCGGTGGTTCTGTAGCTCCTAACGGATATGCTAACAGCATTACCACTATGCGTTCTAACAGCCGCGATGGTTACCAGGTTCACTTCTTGGGTGAGATGGGTATCATGCTGCGCAACCCGCTGTCTTGTGGTATCCTGTACTGCGATGCTGAAGATACTGAAATCAGCAACAGCGGTATCTGATTATAAAACAAAGATATAAATGATGACCGAGGGGGCTTCGGCCCCCGTCCGGCATCACAACATACTAATGTAACATTATGGTAGTTGAATTAAAAATTAAGAAAAAGAATCCCTGGGTTGGATTGATTAAGTATAAAGCTTGTTTTGATTACATTGCTCCTTATTTCACAAGATCTGGGTCGATATATACGGGATTGACGCCCGAAGATGAAAAATATTACGAAAAGGTTTTAGGTTATGAAGAGGGCCACCTCGCAAAGACCAGCGATTTCTGGAATACATTCTGTGTAAAAGTTGGTTCTCGTGGTCTCATTCTTGATGATTCTATCCCCCGTCAGGAGATGATTATTAAATTCCTTAGCGGACATAAGAGAGTAGCTACTTCCCTTGACAAACTCACTGCAGGTAAAGATTACCTTTTGATTAATAGAGAAGCAGAAGCAGTAGAGGCTAACAAGATCAATAAGCAGCGCCGTGAAGCTATTAAAGAGTTTGATAAACTGTCACTTGAGCAAATGCGTAAATGTCTGCGCCTGTTTGGCGTTAAGGCCGATAATATGTCTAACGAGCTCGTTGAATCTACGCTGTTCGGTATTGTAGACAAGCAGCCGAAGAGATTCTTTGAGAAGTGGGTTGATAACCATTCCAAGGAGACAGAGTTTATTCTTGAGGAAGCTATTGCAAAAGGCGTTATCCGTAAAGATAAGACACATTACTTCTATGGAAGCGATATGTTTGCAGATAGCCTTGAGGACGCAATTGCATACCTTGACAGTAAGAAGAATCAGGATCTAAGACTTTCAATTATTAACGAAACACAGAATAAATAATCTGTGTTAAACACATGAGATATGACGCATAAAGACATATATACTAAATTCATGATAGAGTATGACAAGGCTAATGTTACTTCGTCATATCCATCGTTAACAGAATATGAAGTTGCTACCATTCTTGACAAAGCATACAATGCGTTAATTGCACAAAAGGTTACAGGTAATAATGTACGTAGAGCTCCGTTTGAGGCGGATTTAAAGGCTGTAGAGGACTTAAAAGGATTGCTGACTAGAACAAGTATAGCGTTCGACGAAGACTTCGACCTGCACGCTCCAAATGTTTCTGCGCTCACATTGCCAAACGACCACATGTATTTTGTACAACTGCTTATATCATACGAGCCTACAAATATAGTCGGAGACCGATTGGAGGAAGATGATGTATATGATCCGGAAAATCTTAGATACAAAGAAGAAGATCCTGATATCTGGGTAAAGAAGGTCGATGTATATTATGGAGAAGTTCCGTTTGAAAATCAAGTAGACTTGGTATACGGGGCTGCATACGACAACGTACAAGTTAGATCTCTCCCTGTTAAATTAGTATCTCACGAAATAGCCGAGAAGTTCTTTACTACCCCATATAATATGCCGTGGATAAAATCTCCATTGTGTTTTATAGAAGGCGGTAAGATATACGTTGTGTATGATCTTTTGAAAAAACCACATGTAGAAATAGGTGATACAGCAAAACTTGTATATATAAAACAACCAAACAAATTTGCTATAAAAGAAAACTCTGTAGAAACAGTAGACTTTTCTGACTAGACTGTATTTCAGTTGTCTGATACTATTGCAGAGGAGCTTATAAACCTGGCTATTATATTTGCACTAGAGAACGTAGAATCTTCTAGACTTAATTCTAAACTTAATACAAGAGGACTTGAAGCATGACACTAAACCAAACAAGACAGCTTGGAATAGAGTTTGAACGTAGAGTACAGACTATGATTCCCGAAACAGAACTTGTTTCAAAGCTGGATACGGAAACGATATACTCTTATTTGAATTAGTATCAGGATAAGTTTATCCACGATATATACAAAGCGTTGGATAATATACCTAGCCCTTCAAAGCCATCTGCATATGTAGAGAATATAATCAAGGAGCTACTTACTATTATCACAGACAGACCTATTGCTACTCGTAAGTATAGGTATATACAAACATACAATTCAGACGATATAAAACTTCATGTTGTAGAGTTGGAGCCAAGCGAAACGGAATTTGTTTATAATACGGTATATTCTGCAGAACAGATCAAGGAAGCATTTGGAGATGACAGTATTGACCTAGATTCTCTAAATGATGGAGACATCATACAAATAGCTGTTGAAATAGAAAACGTTGACGAATTATACACACAAACGTATCATTTTTAGGCACTATCTGATTTTAGTTATACTACAAATTATCCAGAAAATTTTGGATTATATGTAGATAGTACGACAAACGTGTCAAGTTCATATACTAGAAACGGCAACGGTTCTGGTGTTGTACCAAATACACTTGTATCAAGATCTAAGCTAATAGAGTTTATTTCTCGCCCGCAAGACAGCATGAGAATAATGAGAACTCCTGTTGCTACATTAAACGACGATAATATCACAGTGTATTATGATAGATATACTACACCAGTATCGTTTAATATTACATACTACAGAACTCCAAGATACATGAATCTGTTTACAAACACTGCATGTGAATTACCAATGGATGCATTTGACGATTTGGTATCTGGAGCAGTAGATTTGTATGTACAATATGTAGCAGGTGCAGAAGCCAGAAAACGTCAGATGCAAGAACAGCAAAAGAGAAATAAGAAGGAGGATGAACAATGAAAGGAGTAGATATATTAGCCGGATTTGAACTTGAGATAAACAAGATCAATGACACATTGTAGAAGCCTCTTACCGATGATTCTCTATATTGGATCAACCAGGCTATAGCAAAGTTTGTAAAAGATCGCTTCAACGGAAATGCTCCGAAACGAACGTCCTACGAACAGAACGAGAAGAGGACCAGAGACTTAATTAAGCTGCTCCGCGAAGAAATAATAACTAACAGCGATTATGACAGTACACATCCGTCATACGATGAATATGAGTACACTTATCCAGAAGATATGTTGTACGTACTCAACGAAGACGTGATTATATCAGACATGGAGGACAATCACACAATGGATACCTGTGTGTTTGAATGTACTGCTGATAGTTTTATGTATAGAGTGAATAATTCTCTTACAGACTTTCATTATAAGTATCATAGAGCAAGACCGCTGAGAGTAAGGACTAAGGATGGTTTTAGACTTCTAACAGATAAGAATTATAAGATTCATAGATATACACTGGGATACTTAGCTATTCCAGAAGAAATAACAAGCGAAAATCCTCTTAAAAACTATGAGGATTTCGAAGATAACACTTGGTTGGAAATAATTAAAATAGCCGCCCAAATGTACATAGAGAATCAATCAGATCCTCGGTATAAGACTATTACAAATGAAGTTCTAACACAAGAATAATTTAAACGTGGAAACCCCAGCTAGTTAGGTCTAGACATTGAAATATAGGGGGAGTAGAATAAATTAATTTAACAATATGATTACATACGTAAATACTGTGTTCGTAAGCAACGTAGGTACGAAGGCTTCGGACATCGCAAATCCCGCAAAGGGTCAGTTCGTTTTTGTTGACGTTGATACCAACGCTGCAATCGACGCAAACACTGTTCGTTTTAAGATTGGTATGGGTACTGGTAAGACCGCTAAGCAGGTTAATCCTAGCACTGGCGCTACTACTAATGTTCCCGTAATCAAGTGGTCAAACATCATCAACGTAGCTGACATCAAGGGTTGGACGAAGGCTGACTATGCTGCTGACACCGAGGATCAGATCGTGATTGACTTCACTGGTGCTACAACGCTTATTGGTAGTGGCAAGCTGTTGTCTCAGGCTGGCAAGCGCATCATCGTACGTCTGACCTTTAAAGATCTGCCCACTCGTTTCCGCAAGTGGACTGAGAGCTATGAGTACGTTACCGCAGAAGGCGATACTGCAGCTACTATTGCTACTGGCATTGCCAATATGATTAACAAGGAGTGGAAGCGCGCTCGTGTAGAGGCTACCGCTGCTTCTGGCGTACTGACTCTTACCGCTATGAAGTACGACGACGATGAGTCTGTTGACTCTCTGAACTGGTACAACAAGGTTCGCTTCAACGCTAATGTTTATTACACTGATCCCGCTGCAGAAGGCTGGGAGTCTTTGAATAAGCATTTCCCCAAAGGCGTTACGATTGTTAAAACTCCTGGTAAGACCTATCAGGCTAGCGCTAAGCTGGTTCGCGATCGTGAAGCTCAGGCTATGGGTTACGAAGGAATCCTGAACCGTGGTGAGGGTACTTGGCCAATCATCAAGCCCGCTATGGAGACCAGCCTCGAAGGTCATTACAACGTTGTTACGCTCGAATTTGAGAACATGTATCGCACTGCTGACGACTTGTTCCGTAAGACAAAGCAGACCGTAGAGATCTATACTACTGGTGCTACTTCTGTTATTACCAACGAGCTTGACAAGCTGACCGGCATCGTTGATAAGACCATCGAAGCAGTTGAACCTGCTAATCCTTGATAACAAAAATTAACTAAGCTGGGGTGGGCTACGCCCATCTCGGCTTTTTTATTTTATCACCATGAAGATAAGAATAGGAAACGATATACGTCTTAAGATACAACTTCCTTTAAAAAACGAGTCAGGAGAACAACAACCGACTCAAATCCTCTCTGCCAGAGCTTTCTTTATAAATTCTACGCTTGAGAAGGAGTTGAAGGATAAGTATATTAAGAAGAATAGATTTATTGGTAGATTTCCTATCGAACCTTTTGTAAACGAATTTGAGCCAACTAAGCACAATATAAATTGTTCTGGTTATCCTAAATATCATGCATATGTGCACAATGAATATAAGGGATTTGGTGTATATCCTAATTGGAAAGAATGCTTTCCGTTTAAGGATGTAAATCTAACAAGATACGAATCTGATATCGAATATACAGGAGATAGAGACAAGATTATTGTATCATTCCCCGCTGCTGCACAACGCTTTCCTGGAAAGTATTCTCTCGTAGTAGTTGGAGAGATATATGATGCCGGATACAAAGGTAACAAAAGAACTGTTACAGTAAACGCAACCGATCTTTTTGAAATTGTTAGTACTACCGAAGAGCAGGACAACGAAGGACAAACGATAATGGATAATTCAGCTCTCATCGAGATAAATAATGTTGATAGCGATCTTGTTTCAAGCGACATATACGTTGTATCTGGGCGATATAGCAATAATAACATTAATCTTGGTAGGAGCGATAACGCAATTGTTGCTGTAGATATATCATCTGCTACCGGTTGGTACGAAGAAGAAGATTTATAATTATGGCTAAGCTTTTAACCGCAATTGGAAATATGTTCGAATCTCTCTCTGCCGGCACATGGTGGGGAAAGGTGTTGATCGGAGCTGGCTCTATAGCCGCAGGATTTTATTCTCCAATTATGCTTTTACTTTTAGCTTGCTTTGCTTTTACCGTTACCGATATGATATACGGAATAAAGATTGCTATAAAGACTAAGAAAAAGATAGATAGTCATAAGAATTGGAAGGGTACCTTAGTTAAACTTATAGACGAGTTTACGATCATATCGCTAGCTCGTCTTCTGGAACTAGCAGTGCTTGGAGAACAAGGCGTATTTGTGTTGACAGGAGGCGCCACGGTTATAATCAGTTTGACTGAACTGTGGTCTATCCTAGAGAACCTAAACACCCTTAATCCAGAGGGACCTTGGAAAGCACTAGGCAACTTCTTAAAGAAAAAAGGTGAAGATTACATAGGAACAGAAATCGATTTTAACAATGGAAATAATGACGATTCTAAAGTGGATAGTAAAGAATCGTGATATCGCATTTAAGGCTGTTTGCGGCCTCGCTGTTGCAATTTTGCTGTCGTGGGGGATAACTCTTAACAGCAAGAATAAAAAGCTGTCAGAGGGCCTAGAAATGGCTCAGAACAACATTGAGGCCTATTAGGGGTTGCTAGACGACTCCTAGTAGGCCAATAATGTTTTAAAGCTAGATATCGAAACTTTACAAGACCAAAACGACAAAACGTTACAAAAGCTCGATAGTGTTAGAGAAGAATTAAAAATAAAATCAAAGCATGTTTCTGCTGCTGCAACTCAAACACAGGTTTTAGACGTTAATAAGAGTAAGGGGGTATAGGGGGATCTATTAACTATACTTAAAGATACTGTTTATAATGATAGTATACAATATAATGACTTAACTAAAGTAAACTATACTATAGGAAAAGATACAGTAAGTATAGGCATTAAGTTATAGAACGAATAGTTCTTCTATATATACAATACCCGAGAGTATAAGAATAAAAAGAACTTTTTTCAACGACTCTTTACATTAGACTTTAAGAAGGTAACAAAGACTAAATACGAGGTATACAACACCAACGATTTGGTTAATACAGGAGATGTAAGAGTTGTTGTATCAAACAAATAATAATATGGTTGCTAAAATATCACTAAAGGAAATCATTGATGATATACTGCTCCTTGTGAGAAACAACAATATTAGTGAGAGTGAGGACTTATCAAGAGCTCAAATAGCCTCGTGGGTCAATGCTTATCGTAGATAGTTGTGGAAGCAGCGGTTGGATGAACTCAAGGACCGTAAGAAGAAGTATAACCTCGATTGGGAAGATCTTATAGACAACGAGTTCTTCGAGATGCGAGAGACTGGTCCACACAAACTAGAGGTTGTAGAATCTGAAGATGAAGGTCGTGAATCGTATACTAAACGTACAGAAGATACGTTCGAAGACATCGTAGACAATGCTCCAAGCAGTATACTTGCTGTACACGATGAGGCCGGCGAGAATATACAATATATGAACCACATCCGTAGACATTATCAAAACTTCCGTAGATACACATTCGGAGAGATGACAGCGTTCTACAAAGACGACAAGCACGTATATGTGCAAGGTTTACAAGACGGCGGATTGTTGGAATACGTATATGTATTAGCTGTATACGAAGTACAGAACGACGATGATAACGACGAAGATAAAGATCCGGACGACGAGGACGACGTAAAGATTCCAGCATGGATGGTTCCTCCTATCAAAAAGCTTATTTTAAATAATGAACTTGCGTTCATGCTTAACAGACCTAGCGACGATAGTAATAATGCTACGTTGGCAAGTGTTAAGCCACATGGACCACAAGACGACGAAGAATAATGAAACAATCGCGTACGTTTAGAGATATGTACAAGGAAATGCCAATAGAGGTCAATTACGGCCTCTATAAACGCATTTTAGAGGAGATGTGTAAAGTTATCCTAGAATGCGTATTAGAGCGCTCAGAAGGCTTTAAAATGCCTTACGGATTAGGTTTTATACAGGTCGGAAAATACAGACCTAAGACATTATCTCCACAATCATTATCAGTCGACTATAAGAGTTCAAAAGAGTTTGATAAACGTATATATCACCTAAACGAACACTCTGATGGATATAAATATAGACTATATTGGTCTAAGATACCTAGGACATTTCCAGATAGATACAAATATCAACTGTGTCTCGTTAGACAAAATAAGCGAAAATTAGCTCAACTAATATTCAACAAACAAGATTATATAGATATCAATGATATACAATTATACAAAATGTGAGTCTATCATAGCAAAGGTTATGGCAGATTTAGACTCAACAGAAGTCAGATAGCGTACTACAGATATACGTGAATGGATATTTGAAGCTGTTGAAAAGATAGGTGCACCAATGTAGTATATCCACAAAGAATCTGGATCAGATGGTGTGCCACTATTGAAGATATAGGATCATCAGGTACCGTTGCCTGATGATTTATAGCATCTAGACGGTGTTGCTTATTGCGACAAACCAAAAGGCAGATGGGTACCAATGAGAACTATGACTGGTATATTTAAAAACCCAAAACCAGACAGACATCCACATGATCCACATCAACCAATGAGAGTCAAAGCGTATACAACGCAAGCTCAATTGTTCTTAGATAAAGCAAGACATTTGAAGGAATATAAACCAACAGAAGATCCTCAATACTTTATTAAGCCTGGTTGGTTGGTTACAAATAAGCGAGACGGATTTATAAAGCTTGCCTATAAGGCTATTGCAACAGATGAGAGAGGTTATCCTCTGATACCAGACCTCGCTTCATATCAAGAAGCTGTATACTGGTACGTTGTAATGAAGCTTTCTTTCTCTAAGTGGATGAAAGGTACATTGGGAGGTAAAGGTGTAAATGCTGGATAGAATATGTATGCTTATATACAACAGCAATGGAATTTCTATAGAAACCAAGCATACGCTGAAGCAATGATGCCTACAGCAGACGATATACAAAATATAAAGAATGAATGGAATAGGCTGATACCTGAGATTGATGAAGACGATACGTTCTTCAAGCATCAAGGAGACGATCAGCAGTTCTACAACGATTATTATTATGGTTATTAATGAAAATAATTCATACATAAACTCCTTTACAAAAGGAATGAACTCCGATCAAGCCTATGACCAGCTTTAGAATGCATAGTATACGTACGCAAAAAACATACGTATAACAAAGAATTAGCTTATTGGAGATACTGCTGAAGATTACTCCTCGGTACACGAAGGAATAGTTACTCCGGTATACAGCGGATTTACAATAAATAAACTTAACAATGATGTAATTGTAGATATACCAGGATCTATTTTAGGAACAGCTACAGTAGACAACATAGGTATTGTTGTTGGAAAAGACGATTCTGGGCAGCGCCTATGCGTATATAAGTTTTCTATAGAAAACGACGTTTTAACATCTTATAAAGAAGTTTTAAAAACAAAACAATATGCCGAAATATCTACGTTAACACAAGTATCTGTTGTATTATACAAAGAGTTGGATAATGTAACAAAAGCATATATTGCAACTGGTATTTGGCCTATATTAACAATAAGAGTTGACGACGAACAACAATACGTTGAAGATGCCGATATAGATTTGTTGATAAACAACAGAATAAAACCAAATAATCCTATATACATATCACAAAAAATAGGCGGACAACTAAAAACGTCACAAATACAATATACGTATAGATTTTACAATAAATACGGAATAACTACACAACTTGCCCCACTTACCAACAAAATACAAGTTATAGACTCGAACAGAAGAAAGGAGACTGGAAACGCGGAAGATACAACGACGACAGTGGGATTTAAGCTTGTGATAAAAAATGTCGAAGATTATAACTTTGGCAGAATGTAGATTTACCGTCTTCAATATATAAAAGAAAATCAGGATGCAGAAGTATGTCTAATTTACGACGGAGACAAGCAAAGTACATTTAACGACGTAGGTACAGAAGCACTGCAAACACTAACAATGGAAGAATTTTCTAGTCTGTCAGGAATACAAATAATTCCAAAAGCTATAGAAAATAACCAAGATTACATGTTTGCTTCAAATGTTACGGACGATACTATAATAAAAAATGTCTAGTTAGACACCAATAATACATATATATCTCCGGTGAAAACAAAGGTTTGTATTCACAAAGGAGTTACGGATTATTCATTGCCGAACACACAAGGAGAATAGTTTTCGAATTCTGATTATATCTTAGATGATGCTGGGAATTAGATTATATCTATTAAGGATTATATGGAGGATCGAAATATAAATTCGACGCTTGCAAAAAATTCTTATAACGATATCTTTACATCTAGCTTGTTGAGATCTTTGCGTAGAGGTGAAACTTATAAATACGGTATTGTTTACTACGACAGTTTAGGAAGACGAAGCGACGTGCTTAGTCTTGGAGATATTGAAATAGAAACTATAATTCCGAATTCACCTAGTAGTTTTTTTGAAAGTGTTTTTAATTCTAACAAAGTAACAACTAACGCAATTCCTATAGGTATAAAAATAACATTACCGCAGCCAAAAATAAACTAGAACCTTGTTTCAAATATTGTAGGTTGTTAGATAGTTCGTAGATCGTCAAAAGATATTTATCAAAAAACTTTATTATAGGTTGCAATAGCAAGACCGCTGCGACAAAGATTATATCAATAGACATATCAATAGGGAACAAATAATACATTTAAGCAATCTCCGTATTATCCTCTTGGATTTTTAACATCAAATCATGCGATCTTAGATGGATATTATCTGACTACGCCGCCACTCGATAAGTTTGGCCACGCAACAACAATCGATAATACAGCACTATTTTAGATTTTTTCTTCAGAAATAGATTTTAGACGAGATGACGTTTCCGGAAAAATATCAAACAATAATGTTTACTTAAATCCTGTACAGATATTATGTCCTAGTACTGATATAATATAGGTATAGAATGATACTGAAGGTCTACAGTACTATGGCGTGTCTCCTGATCTAGAGAATTTATTTGATAAATTAAACGAATTAAATAGACAGCAGTTTGCTACAGAAAACAAATGGGGTATTAAATTTTCTAGATATTCAATAAAAGACACGTCTGCAGAGTCAAACGATTATTTAGATCGTAATATCAATCCATCAGACGCAGATGCTATTGGAACAGTACAATACCCGTTGTATATTCCAAAAATAGACGAAGAACGCAACATTCAAAGTGATTAGGCATATCTTCGACAGAAAGACAAAACGTCAGAACGATATATATATAATTATTATACGCAAAGCCTATCTAACACACCATATCGTTATAAAATAATATCGCAAAGTGATGTAAAAATACCAAAGTGGTATGAAGGATTTAGTAATATTTAGTATAATGGAATAGAAATATCTGGCGGTATAAAACAATACAAACAATATGAAAGTTCTATAGATGAGTATGTATTCAATAACTGGGTTTCGTTTGGGTTATATGATTTGCAAATATACGACGAAAGATAGCCAAACACACCAAGAGACTACTCGGAAGATAGTTGGGGAACTGCTCAATTTGTTTATGGAAAAGATTTTGGCGATACGAACGGAGGTAGTAGAGATAGCGTTGTAACAGCAGCAACACCAATAGGTTATGCCGATTACGGTATTTATTCCAAAGGGTTTATTGGTCCAGGACCGTCCTGTTTGTTAATTGCTCTAGATAAAACGAAAATGTATGGTACAAATGCGAACGATACTTTTGATTTTGCCGACAGTTTAACAACAAATACACCTCTTGGAACGTATCTGTGTAATATAGAACATGACATAGAATTTCAAAATTCTGAATCGGAAGAATTAGTACAATATTTTGGATTTGGAAACTATTTTAACCTTGAGTTGAAGAACGTAAACGGTGATGATAAATATCTTGTAAAGCACAACTATAAAGACGGAAATGACAATGTTGTATACGACGATTCAATGATCGTCTTTGACGGAGATATATATATCACTCCGCACGAAATAACAACTATGTACAAGGCTTACGATTTCAACTCAAAAGACACGTTAGAATCCAATTAGGTTACAAACTACGTTCCAATGGAATCTAAAGTAAATACGTTCTTTGATTATGGAATGAATTATTTAAATACCCAAAGTGCAAATTTGTTATACGAGCCGGGATCTATTGATGGTTTAGTGTCTCAAAATAGAGCCGCACATCAATATAACATGATATACTCAAACAACGATGTGTCAAACGATGTATATTCAACGATATACACAGATCCAAATGAAACAAATACGTTTCCTCACAGAACATATTATTCTGAACCGAAGATAAACGGAGAGTTTATAGACAATTTTAATATATTTAAACCTTCGAGTTTTATCGATGTAGACAGCAAGTATGGAGAAATTACAAACCTTCTGACCGACAAGAACGTATTATATTACTGGCAGAATACAGCTTTTGGTAAGTTTAGTGTGAATGAGCGATCGCTTATAAACGATTAGAATGGCAACACTATCATGCTGGGACAAGCAGGTATTCTTAGCAGATACGATTATATAAGTACTAAGTATGGAATGAGACCATATGATTATTGTGCTATTGCTGCAGAAGGAAAAGTTTATTGGGTTGATATAAACAATAGGGCTATTGTTGCAGGAAATTCGCAAGAAGCTATAAATCTAGGAGAGGTTCTTAATGTTTAGAACATCATAAACAACAATATAGAAATAGATCGTATTCCAAAAGTAGATTACGATTTATAGAATAACGAACTTCTTTGTAAATGTTTAAAAGACGAATAGCAGATTATATTTAATATAAAGTATAATATTGCTACGTCTATATACACAAGACGATATGAAGATATTGTGTATATAAAAAATCATATTTACGGTATTGTAGACGATAGTTTTGTAAAGTTTAATTATATCGATACAGAAAATATAAAAAATATAGAAAAAGATAAGTTATTCTTGTCACCAATACAACTATCTTTCATTGTAAATCCATCGGTGTCTACTACAAAAGTGTTTGATTCGTAGCAAATAATTCCTGTAAAAAGGTCACAATACAAAGGAGAGAACATTCCGTTTGTGGCAACTACCGAATTTGAAACAGACATAAACAACACAAACACCAACTCAATAGAACCACATACAGATAGAGAGGGAAATATAATATACAACATTCCTAGATACGGAGAAAATGTGTGGGGAAACAGAATGCGCGGTAAGTGGTTAAGGACAAGTTTTGAACAAACACCACACGAGTTCTTTACTATATCGCACGTAATAACAAAAATAAGACAATCTTACAGCTGATATGAAAAAGAAGAAAACAAATAAAAAATTACCGCGATATGACCTTGGAACTATGAAACGCGGTCTTCCTTTAGGCTATCAACCTACAAAAGGAATTGGCGATGCTACGTTTAGCGTAGAATAGGGGTAGAGTATTGAGCCAGAAATACGAGCGATGCGTGAAAATCGCGTGCCAAACGCAATAAATCAAGCGTCACAAACTTTTGGCTATCCTCTATAGGCATTGTAGCACGGTTCTACTGCTAGTACAGCAACATCGTTTTTGCCAAAAACAAACTTAACTACTATAAATACGTTTGCAAACACTCCACTGCGATCATTTTCGACTACACTGCCAACATGGATGCCTACGTCTGGTGTCGGAGGAGGCGGCTTTTTAGGATCTTCTATGTCATCTTTGAGCAATGGCGCAAGCCAGCTCGGAAGTCTTAGCGCTAGTTCGCCATAGGCATTTTTCGGAACAACTTCTAGTACAGCAGGTAGTACTGCCGCAGGAGCTTCGTCTGGTGCGGCATCAAAATCCGCATCTGGCGTGCTTGGCGGTGCAGGAATTGCTTTAAACGCAATTGGTGCTGCGTACGGCGGTTATAGTATGTATAATGATATAGCCAATGCTGGAAGCCACAGAACTGCAGCAGACATGCAGAACACAAGAAGCAAAAGTACGTATACGACTGCAGGAGGAAATACGTATGATATATATGGAAATCCAAACTTAAACGCTGAGCTTGCGTACGAAAATGAAGCAAGAAAAACAAAACAAACAAGCTTTGCTATAAATTCGATAGGGACAGGCGCTTCTATTGGTGGACTTGCAGGAAGTATTATTCCCGGTCTAGGAAACCTTCTTGGTACCGGAATTGGTGCAGGAGTTGGTGCTCTTATCGGCGGTCTCGGCAGTTTGTTTGGATTTGGCGATAACGAAGACGAGGTTAGAGAAGAAATGCGAAATGAAGCAGACGCTACGGCCAGACAAAATATGATGGCACAAGCTGTTGGTAAGTCAAAAGACTTAGAAGCGCATGCTAAATATGGTAAATCGCCATACGGTAAAATGGACGGCGATAAAAAACATGGAAGAAAATCAGAAATGCTATAGGGTCCAGAGGGATATTCTTTTGGAAAAGCGCAGAGTATGATTGCACCAAATGAAGGCTTATATAATACTTTAACCATGGACGGAAGCGTTGCGAAAGGTAAAGGAAATGGCGATATAATCCCGTCGTCAATATCTCCTGGAGATCCAACAGTGGTGTTTAGCGATAAACTTGGTTTTGCAAAAATAGCGAATCCTATAATAGAAGAACAAAATAGATTAAAAAATATAATAGCCAATGCAAGCGGGTCTTCAAAACAAAAGCAGTTTCAAACAATGATGGCAGAAAAAGCTATGGAGAATAACCACCAAAAACTGTTGGCTCTTAGTGAAGAACAAAACATTGTAAGAAATAATATGAAAATAAATAAATATAAAAACGGCAAATTACCCGGGTTTAAATTAGGTTTAATTGGAGAATATGCATTGTCTGCACTACCTCATCTAGAAGGTTTGATGGAAAATATTATTAGATAGAGAAGGGCCGAAAATGCAGATACATATGCTCCTAATTTATATGTAGACGATGCAGAAGGTCGTGCAGCCGTAAATCAACTGGCTAATCTTCGTTATGATGTAACTCCGTATTTGAGAGACGCGCAAAGAGCGTTAAATCAACAAAATTGGAATGTACGTAGAAACGTAGGACTTGGCTTAGGAGGTAGAGCTATAGCACAAAATGCTAACTTCTAGGCATATTTAAATAATCTTGCTAATGTGTACAACGCTAAAAATGAAGCTGACAACAAGTACACTGCAATGTATGCAGATGCTTTGGCAAAGCTTGGAGCTCAGAACAGACAGTATAGGACTGCAGGTATAAATAATCAATTCCAGTGGGAGCAACAGCAAAATGCTATGAAAGAGGGTTGGTTAGATCAAGTACGAAAAGATAAATATACTGTTGCATCTAGTCTTGCGTCTGATGTAATGAGAGAAAACCAATACAGAGAAGCAATAGCATTGGAGAATAAGAAACTTGGATTATTTAATCAACAGATTGGCATCGATAGAATAAAGGCATTGCAAGGATTAAATAATAATTCTACAACCAACACGAATACAACTGTACCAACTAATTCGTATTATAATTTTATGTCTCCGTAGTTAGAAGAATTACAAAGACTATATCGCCTTAGAGGAGGAATCGCATAATTATGACTTTTTTAGGATTAGAAAGACCGGTTGAATATCAAAGATAGTAGATATTTGATCCAACTACAGCGAACATGGTCTTAAGTGCGCAATCAGACTATGTAAACGCTGTATACAATGATTATCTCAGAGGTCTTGAAGACATGAAAGAGTTTAACAAGACCTATGGAGATTTTATGAGTCCTATTCAAAAAGATATGGACTGGTACGACAAAAATGTTACTGGCAAAGTTCGTGACTTTATTACAAACGCTTATGCACAAGGTATAGACCCTCTTAGAAGTGCTGAAGGTAGAGCTGCCGTAGCATAGTTAATATATTCTATGCCTACTGGAGATATTGCTAAGGTTAGATAGAGTGCAGAGACAGCAAAAAAATATCTAGATTCTTTTGATGACGACACAAACCCGGAACTTGAAAAATTCTTGGGCAGGGATTTAAGTTCTTGGAGTACTTTAGGAGATCCTGCAAATGGCATAAGTCCGAGTGGTGTATGGAGCGCTAGTAAGACTTCTAAATATCAAGACTTAAATTAGTATACAACACATATATTTGATAACCTAAAAGATTCGTATATCGGTACAGATAAAAACCATTACGATTGGTATGGCGTTACTGAAAATGATTTGTATAAATCGCTAACCCCAGATAAACTCGGCGGATTGTTAAACACAAGTTTGGGACAATTTCATTATCAGAATGCAATTAAAGATTTAGCAGCACAAGGTATAACAGATCCAACAGAAGCTCAAAAAATGGAGCAGTTTAGAAAAAATATAGTCGCTGCAAATCACGAGAGAGTTCATCAAGATAAAAAACTTAACGAACTATGGAAAATGCAACAAGAGGACGCTTCTAGGATGCGTGCCGCACGTGCATCTAGAGCAGAACAAAATCCTCAAAATTCGCAGTGGAGTTTTGCTGAACTTGTTAGAAGAAGCGGTACTACAGCTATACTTGGTAAACAGGTTTAGGAATATTCTGATAAACTTGTTGGACAACAAAGAGATTCTCAGATTGATTTTGGCAAACAGGTAATGAATGCTACAGGATCTAAATCATATTCTAATAAGGGTATTTTGATGTATAAAGAACATTATGGTCAAAATATTTATAGAAGAAAAGATATTATAAACTATTTTGTCAATATGGGATATAAACCTACGTCTGACGGGCAGTCTATCGCAATACCAAAATCAGATCTAGGCAAACTTAATTCTTTGCAAACACTTGCATCAAGAACGGCTGGATACAGAAATAGAAAAATCGGAACATCTTTACAAGATTTGAAAGATGCTGACGTTATTGTATATACTCCCACAGAAGGTTCTTATTAGGCGTTTATGAAAAATTCTAGAAACGAGGCTCACTTCGAAGGTGTTGTTTAGGCTGTAAAATACAAAAGAGATAATAACGGTAATTTTTTGCTTGATGAAAAAGGAAATCAACAAGTAGATTATGACAACATTAAAACAAGAACGTTGTATCTTGATTCTAACATTACGTCTGTAAAAAATGATAGCAGACTTGGTACGCTTCATGCACCTAAAGGACAAAAAATAGTTAATACTTAGGATACAAGATATCAAAATGCTGTACATTCAGATAAAGAAACTACAGACGATATTGTAAAAGGTACTATATATGGTACAGATGCAATATTATCAGAAGAACCTAGTTGGGCTCAATAATAACGATTATGAAAAAGAAGAATAAATATACACCAGGCTGGCAACAAAGAAAAGTTGCTGAAGACAGACAAACTTTACAAAAAGCTAAAGAGGCGTTAGATGCTTATTATGAAGCAAAAAGAATAAAAGAGCAAGTTGAATCTTTGTCGCAGCCAGCATAGAGTGAAGAAACGTAGAATAACAACAGAGAGGAATCTGAGCGTAAGGATGCTGTTGCACAAGATAAAAAAACAGTAGAGCCCAGCTCAACAGCGAAAAGCGGTATAGGAGGAAAATCTTATACCGCAGAATCGCCTGAAAGTTATCTTGCAAGAACATCGGATCCTACAGCGTTTCAAGACCAGTTTATTCCTTCTCCGTTGGATCCGAGATATAATCAATGGGCTTCAAGACAATCTTTGCGTGCAATAACAAATAAAGACATGAGTCCGGCTAGTATTGCTGCAAAAGCTGCAGTTAAGATGAACTAGCTGTTTAAAGAGGACGATAAAGCCGGTAAAGAACTTGCTACAGATAGAATGAACCGCCGTATTAGAGAAAATAATACGTTTGGTAAATTAAACAAGGATTATCAACTTTCAAATGAGGAGTATCGAGAGATAGATTCTTATAAGATGATAACAGATCCTATATACCTGTAGGATAGAATAAACGATGCTGAAATCCAATTAGATTTAATGTCTGATGACAATTCTAAACCGGTAGAAAAACCTACTGATTATTTTGGAAAAAGCGTTAATCTTCCTGTAGGAACGGGAGGAACTATGAACTTGGGCTTAAAGCTTGCCGAATTAGTAAAATCCGCGTGGACTAAAAGTTTTGCTTCTGACTTCATGGAAGAAACAAACGCAAGCCAATTAAAAGTTCCTGTTGGCCAAATACAAAGATCTAATGAATTATTAGGTTTATCGTAGAGCACAAAAGATAATTTAGACCTTATAGAAGAATATGCTAATAACTTAGCGCAACTGTAGAGATTTAATAGAGAAAACGAAGCCAACACAAAAACATTAGAAGGCGGCAGCAGATTTGTAAACAACGAATATTCTCTTTCTGGGCTAAGCGAAGAAAAACGTAAACTATACGCAGATTTACTTTATAGAAATAGAGATATCCGAGAATAGTTACAATAGCAAGATTGGTGGAAGGTGGCCAATAATTTAGCAAGTTGGGCACCAACATCTATACCTTCTAGAATAGCTTAGAGAATTGACAAGATTGTTGACGACGACCTTGGTGGAATTAGAGGAAATTTATACGGATTAGATAAGAAATTAGATAACATACAAGGTCTTTTGTATTCAAACGATAACAACTAGGATTGGTTAAATAAGATTACAAAAGAGATAGGTTCGGCCAAAAAACAACTTGCAGAATTTGATATATATACAAACAATAGACAAGAAGACTGGAGAAAGTAGGCATTAACAGATGCTTAGGATTTGGCAGATTGGAGAAATGGAAACAATATATTTGGTGTCCACTTAGAAGTAGATCCTTACTATAAATCTCAGAAAACATTACTTGAACAAAGTAATTTTGACTGGTCTGATCCTGTTAAAATGGCCTAGTTTGGATGGTCTGGTATTGCAGGTGGATCGAATTCTTCTTGGTGGAAGAGTATAATCAGTGCTGGATCAAAAATAGGAGGTTCTGTTGCCGGAGCCTTAACCACTGGTGGTACTTCTGCCGCAATATAGGCTATTGCTATCGGAACTGCGTTTGAAGCCGATAAATCAGCAGGTTCTGATGAAAATAATATAGAAGCCAACGAAAGAACAAAATCTTTATTACGTGCAAAACTGATATCTTCTGAAAAATATAACGATTTTATAGAAGAGGGTAAAAAATAGATTAACTCTAGTAATAAATATCCAGAACTAAAGGCTGCTTTAAATACATCTAAAGACGATAATAAAAACGTTGACATAATAACAGATGCATTTTTAGCTGGAATGTGGCATTCTAAAGATCCAAAGATCACTAAGATGCACGCGGATGCTGTTATAGGAACAAATAATCAATTTTATAACAATCAACCTGTAAACACCACAGACGCCGCTGTGGGTGCAATAGCCGATATAGCAAATTTGGAACCGGTTAAATACTTAGCGCATTCCACAAAATTAGTCGGCAGAGCTGCTAGAATGGGATTTAAGAAAACCGCTACAGGTATTGCATATCAAGGATTTAAAAAGGGTATACATAATAGATACATCGACGTAATTGACGGTAAAATTGCTCAACTTGTTAAAAACGGAGTAATTAAAACCGGAAAAGCGGCGTCTAAAATACCACTTGGTACTGTAGCTGGAAGTGTTATAGGAGCAGAAGCTGGCTATGCTGCTTCTGACGGATCTGGACTCGGTGCATCAATCGGCGCGACGTTAGGTGCAGTTAGCGGAACGGCTTTGCATGTAGGACTCAAGACGTTAGGAATAGAACCAAGGATATCCAAAGCATATCAAGCTGTCAGAGAATTTGCAACTCGCGTTCCTAGCGCGTGGATGAAAGCTGCTACTGTCGGAAAAACTGGATTGAACATAGCTGCCAGACTAGGTGTAGATACGGCTTCTGAAATGATGCAAGAAGGTGTTCAAGCTAGAACATCATTAGCAGAACCAGAATATGACGTTTAGCACAATAGAGATCTTTCTGATCGTATATTCGAAGATTTAATGCATGCCAAGGATGCTGCGTACATTTGGATGAATCAAAATTCTCCAGAGATGAGATCTGAAGCTGAGACATACTCACAAATGAACGCCACACCGCTTCTTACATTGTTTGGTCCTGGGTTGAGTCAAGTATATGTGCAAACAAGAAAAGGTATACACGATTACAAACTGATTCAGGCGATACAAAACAATATAGACGCTGAACGAAGAGGAAACATTGCTGAATTAGAGTAGGCTCGTTCTTATGCAAAACTGTCAACAAAAGAAGACAGAGAGCAAATGAAAGAGAAATTTGCTCAGTTTAGACGTCTTGCGGCAGCACACGAAGACGCTCAGATGAAATTAAATCCTTCTTACACACAAGATCAACTTATGTAGGAGGATGATAAATATATACCTGTAGAGTTAATAGACGAGCAAGAGCAAGATTACGAAGATATTTATGCTCTTGCTAATTCCGATTATGCAAAAATTTTAGGCGCCAGAGCCAATGCTAAATTTGGTTCCGATAAATATGCAAAAATAGTATCTCAGTTAAATTTTAGACGTAAAAAGCGCGCAGAGGCTTTTGCAGCTTTTCAAGATCTAGAAGCACAACAAATGGCTGCTTTGGGTCAAGATGCGGTAGAGGATTACGTAAGAGCTTCTATTGAAAGAGAAGTAAGAAATGGTAATTTTGAAGAGGATTACATTACTTCAGAATCTCCAAATGAAGAGTCTACAAACAAAGTTAAAGATACTCTTCAGAAAAATGAAACCGCAAAAATGCTTGTTCACGCTGCGACTTTGATGGAAATCGTAGATGATTATTCGTCTTTACAAAAACTAACAGGAAATGACGACGTATTCTTAAGTAGATCTAAAGCTAAACTTGCAGAAATAAAATCACAACTTAAAAAGTTAGGATATAATATTGAAACGCAAGACGACGTATTTAATGTATTATCGATGTCGGAAGAAGGCAGCATAATACAACAACTGATAGATAGAACTCTCCCTGAAGAACAAAAAGTATCATCTCTGTAGGATTATATACAAACGTATATGGGAATGATGCGAGAAAGAGAACTTGCGGAATTTGATTTTGTATTACAAGATCAACTTCTACAAGATTTTTCGCAAGATCCGGAATACTATGTAAAACTATGGGACGATAGGGTAAAATCAGATGAACAGTTAGAAGCTATCTTAGAAGACGATTATGTAAGCACAATTCGTGACTATGAATCGGCTGCAGCAAGAGATGTAAAAGACAACGACATATACGTTGGCGACGATGGTTATTGGTATATAACTAAGAGGAACGGAGAGACTATAGAAAAACACCGCTATCACCCAGGATCTAGAAAAATAGATGACCAGGTTCTACAATTTAATCCTATAGAATACGACTAGGCTAAAAAATCAGAAGAGGCTGCAATACAAAAACGTGCTGCGTCTAAAAAGGCAAATGAGAACATATAGACGGGAAATGTTACAGTAGAGGCACAAGAAGAACCTGTAGAAGAAGTAGAAGATGTTGTAGAATCTCCAGATGTCATTCACATTGATGACTATGTAACTACAGACAGTGGAGTAGGTAAGGTTATTGGCGAAAACGAAGATGGTTCGTTAGTTGTATCTTATGGCGCAAGTAGACCTGATGTTGAAACGGTTCACCCAATGACCGCAAAGAAGATTACTTCTCCTATAAATCAAGAAGCATACTCGGTAGGAGATATTATTGTAGCAAACGACGGAAATAAATACACGGTCGGACAGTCTTATTTAGAATCTATCGATCCTGATACGTATGAAGCAAAATATACATACGACCTTGTAAACATAGATAACGGGGAGGTTCTTGCTGCACAAACATCAGAGCAAATTAAAGCTTTGACGTCTGTTGAGCCTGAAAGCAAAACAGGTTCTACCGTAAAACCAAACAAAAAACAAACCTCAGTAATAGATTAGCTTTCTTAGAAGAAATAGTCTGATAAAAAAAGTACTGAGCTTACCAACGGCAAAAAACGTAGAACAGGTCACGATTATTTTATCAAAATTAAAAATAAAATCTAGCGATTTACTCGTGTGCACGGAGTTCTAGATAACATCTTCGACGAAGACGAAGTTCAAAGAACACGGCGTAGAACATTATCTCTCGAACTGAGTGATCTTTATTCTAAGAGCAAAAAAGAATTCCAAGATAGAGTTACACAACTGCAAGAAGAATACAACGATGGTGTTGCACAACAATATGGAATTGATAGTGAAGAATATGATTATTATTCAATCGATTTATCGTATTATTTGCGTGGAAATGTGTTAAATGATCCTGATATTGTTGCAGCAATATCATCTATACTCACATCCGAACGCCCAGGTCCTGCTGTAGTAGTAGGTTCTATAATAGACGAAATAGCGAGAGACTTCTTTGATCCATAGACAGATGTGGAAAACAAGAAGGCTTATCATATGTCTGATGTTACATTTAATAGTATAATCAAGCAGTTAAACAAACTACAAGAAAGATTTAATAACCTCGGTTGGGTAGTTGATACAAATAGTTATACTTGGTACGGTCAGCTTGGTAACGGCATGAGAATGGCTGGTGAAACCGACATGATCGCAATCGATAAGCAAGGAAACTTACACATACTTGACTTTAAGACAACAAGTGATCTTTCTAAATTTGATACTTAGTTATATTACAAGACAAAGGATTTATAGGGCAACGATGTATGGATGCCTATCAGCAAAGAAAATCTGCCAGAAGGTGCAGAAACAAAAACATCTTCATCATTCCTTGACGACGTCGCTACAAAACAAGGATAGTTAGGCAAACGTACATACGCAGCTTAGTATACAAGATAGCTTGAAGCATATAGATTATTAATTCAATAGCAGACCGGACGAAACGTCACGTCATTGGAAGTTATTCCATTTGCTGTAGAATATAACACAAAAGACCAAAAGGTTAAAAATATTTCGAATGTTCGTGTATACGACCCAATAGATCTTACAAAAGAACCAAAGTTACAATCTGAGATAAGAGAAGTAGATAACTATTTAAATAGTGAATCGAAGGTTGTTTCTATGCAAGAAATAGAAGATGTAGTTTCTGATATACGCGAATACATTTCTGAATCTCGTGCAAAATCCAGTACTGCTGGTATTAAACCGGATACATTATCAAAATTAATAGAGTTGATAGAACAACTTAGTAATCTTGTAGACATTCTTGATTCTATAAAAGACGATAATATAAAACTTGCAGATGAAGTTTATATAAACGGTTTATATACACAGCGAGACGAGCTTGTCAAAGAGTTAAATTATCAAATGTAGCTGGCAGACGAATAGATTAGTGAATTTAATAAAGAGCCAGAACCAATAAATAAGGAACCAATTAACCAGGACGGAAATAGATCATGGCTTAACGAAGAAACAGAAGATGTTATGCCAGAAGAATAGTCTAGATGGTGGCACTTTAATAGTTTGCATTCGTTTAGTAAAGCAGTTAAGGACATGAAAGATTATATGAAGAATAATATAAAATCTGATTTCCTTAAAAACGCTACATTTGTTGTCGAACGAGATGATAAAAATGATCTAGATGTCTTTACAGTTACAATTACGTATAGAGGGATTACTTTCCGCCCAATAGAATTAAATATTGGCAAAAACGACGCATGTCCAGAAGATATGCGTAATCAGCGTATGGTGTTAGACGCATATCTTGGTGCAATGGGGCGTAATTTCTTACGTCAATATTATCAACTTGCAAAAACTTTAAAACCTGGAGAGCAGATTGTTGCTACTAAGATTACAAGAACAAACGGTACTATTAGGTATGCAGGTAAGAATAAAAAACTTACAGACACTCAGTTCATGTCTAAGAACGACCCAAGACTGTTATCTTTAATAAATGGAACAGATAGTCTTATTGGTGTTTCTGATGGCGGAATCGTTGTTGAAGTTGGTAGTGGCAACCGCGAAGCTATATGGTCTCCAAAGACAGATCCAGAAGGACATTTGATTGTTCAAAAAATACGTGAAAAAGTTGTTCCTGGAAACGTTGGCAATGAGTCTATACCAGACGGTGTTGTTATTTTCTTACACAAGTTCAAGAACGAAGAGGATTCTGAAAGCGATGAAATGCGTACCGTGCCGCTCGTACTTCAAGGAAAAACTCTCAGTGAATACGACGGAAAGCTTATTGCAAAAATACTTTTAGACTTGGCTAATAGCAAAACTCCAAGTAAAGACGAAAAATCTTTGTTTACAGTTAAAGTAAGAACAAAAAACGGACAGTTACGAGACGCTACTATTCCAGGTCTTACGAACATGAAAGTTCTCAAATTACTTGTTCGTTTTGGACAGCAGGCAGAATATGCAAATGATGAATTTATTTTTGACTATGCTAGAAAAGACGATATGAGCCCTATTGCTGGCCATAAGATCGTTCGTATTACAGACATGCGAGCAACTCCTGTGGAAGATCAAGACGGTAACTTACATCGTCCTACTATCGATTTAGATCTACGTAAACAAGAAGATGTAAATCAACTGTTAGAGATTCTGTCCCTTACACAAATGCACATCAACTAGATGGGTACGATGCGCGCAAGCTTAAATACCGACAACGAAGATTCTCCATTTGGAGCATTAAGAACGTTCTTCTTGGACGAGAATAATCAGGATGTACAAAGCATCGTACTGAACGGAGATACTCAGATTGACGTAGATGATGTGTTTGCAGACGAAAATGACGCGTCTAAGGGCCTCACTGGCATCGCGTGGGCAATTAAGCACGGATATGCTGGAACTAACGCTGACGGGCTTGAAAACCCCATTATATCGATTCATGAACTCGGTGTTCATAGCAAGTCTAAAAAGGCTGCTGCAAAAGCCAAAGAGGAAAAGAAGGAGGAAACTAAAACTGTCAATCCTGTAGAAAGCGAACCTGCACCAAAACAGAAACCTATAATTGATTAGGAAGAGTCTGAAAGAAAGAAGCGTATTCGAGCTTTGATAGACGAACTTGATGATGATGATCTTCCTGGTGGAGGTAGAAGAGTTGTAGAAAGCCTCAGACCTACACCTTTGACCGACAAGGAAAAAGCACAAGTTAAGAAGCGCCTACAACGTCTTGTTGGAAATGTTGGGTTAAAGTGGGATTCTGAGGTTATAGACGCAGCTTTAAAACTTGGTCCAAATGTAGCTGGTAGAACTGCTGTAAGTGGATTCTAGCTCAGTGACAATATGAACGAAGGTACAGAATTGCACGAGGCGTTCCACAGAATATTCGAGATCCTAGTATCTAATAAATATAGACAGAAATTATACGACGTATACAGAGCTAAATATAATGATCAATTTAAACGTGCTAACGGCAGAGATCTCACTGATAGAGATATATCTGAAGATTTTGCCGAAATGTTTAGACAATGGGTAATGGATAAGACTGAGATCAAACTTCATTGGAATATTCTTAAAACGTTTAAAGAGATTAAGAACTATATAGATGGATTAAAAGCTCTCGGCGACCGTAGATTTGCCTGGTTGTTTGTTAAAGCAAATAGTGGAATATATCGCTGGTATAAACCAGATCAAGCCAATGTGAAGCATTTTATGGAAGTTTTAGGCGGTGTTGCCGATATGCGTATATCTGCTAGAAACTCAAATGGTGAAATGGTTACGATTGAACTTGATAAGTTCCCTGCGTTTGGCGGTAGAAGCTTGTTTAATGACGCAATAAGCGGTATTGTTTATGCTCTATGTACAGGATATAGTATAGACATGCTTGCTTCGAATGCTGCAAGACTGAAGACATCTAGAGACGAAATTGCAAAACTGTTCCACGGCAAAGAGGAAACAGAGCATTCTTCTTGGTTTAGAGTTATTACTGGGGAGTATGCTACCGGAGGCGAGAAGTTTACTATACACGATGCAAACACATACTTCAGACTGTATAAGCATACGGAAGAAGTGGCAACGTATGTAGATCAAATTCTTGAAGAAAATCCGGATATTAGAAACGATAAAAAGGCTCTTAAAGTAGAGTTGTTAAATAAGATTTTTGAAAACGAGTCTGCTAGAACAGAAGATACGTTGAACCAAAATCAGAAGATGATGGCTCAATTGTTTGACGAAAAGACATGGTGGATTGTTGAGAAAAAGATCAACGACAGACTTGCAAAAATGTCTATAGACTCTGAACGTCGTACTGAAGAGGATTACGTAGATAAGATGGACAATGGCCCAGAGAATATTGATGATCCAGAAGAGGAGAATATTGTTTCTAAGGATGTTGGTGATCATAAAGATGAATTCTACGACCACGCCAGAACAGACGATGCCACAGCTGCTGTAAGATTCTTCTTAAGCAGTATCCCAGACGAAAGATTTGCTACAGAAGATGACGTTGAAAACGGACTTGTACGTAGTGTTGAAGATAAGGAGGGAAATCCAATCACTATCAGTAATTCCACCAATCTTCTTGGATATCAGCAATATCTGAGCATGAAGGTTGTATCTAACAAACTTCTTCTTGCATGTCATGATGTAAGTGACGTAAACGAGTTGGACGAGCGTTTGCAGAAGCTATCTAATACTGATCCGATATTCTATAGAATAGCCAAAAAGTACAGATCTGCATTACAAAACGAAATTAAGAAAACTCCCAACGGCAAAAACCAAATTACACTAAACGGAAAGGTTGTTGATTAGGACATGTATGAACAAGCTAAAGATGAATTTGGTTGGTATTATACATGGAACGATGCTGGAGAAAACCCAGGGCAGCGTATAGAAGGTGCTGTAACACAAACAAATCCAGACATGGAATCGTTTGTTACACAGTTATTTAACTATGTAGCTTGCTAGAAGCTTGATTTCATCATGGTAAGTCTACAACAAGAGATTGATAGCGATGGTGATCCTATAGAAGGTAGTTATACCGCTGTCGTAAGATCTAGTGATAGTGATTATGCAGCAAGTGTATATCCTGCATCTTGGTTTACTAGATTGCGTAGCGGTGTAAGTGGAATCTTCCGTATTACAAACGGAGCTAAATATACATTTACAGACACAGGTAAAACTATATTATCCAATGCAATATCTACTCTCAGTCGAATACACAATATATTCTAGACAAGCGGTGTTGCCAAACTAAACGGTAAAAGTGTAGACAAGAATACAGATGAAGGTTTCAGAGTTATCGAAAACGAGTTTATTAAAGCTCTTAACACACTTGGTATTGATATAACAAGAGAAGCGCTGGAATATTATTTACAAGAACAGTTTGGTAGAGATAATACAATACGTCAGTCGTTTGGTAAGCTCATTTCTAGAAAAGAGGCCGATACTAGTTTTGCTAAGTTTGTAGAAGACTTACAATATCTTAAAACACAGTTGACAGAGAAAGGAAATAATACAATCCTTACTCAAGATACTGACGAGGAGACTGTTGGTTACGGTAGAAATGCTAAGAAGGTAAGACGTTCAGGTACGTATATTTATTCTTAGAACGGATTTGTCAAGTGGTTGTCTAGAGCTGTAAGTAGATATAATAAAGCTGCTTCTGAGATTATGACAAATGGTCCAGAAGGAACAAAGCGCTATATGCTTGCACAATCTCATACGGCTTCTGATATGACAGACAACTACAACAAAGCTGAACTAGTAGACGGAGAGATTAAAGGCAGTAGAATGCTCAAGGATATGGCAAACTACTTGTATAATACAATAAAAGGTTTGCGCGGTATACCTAAGGGGTCTTTGCTTATCAAGTAGTTGTTCTTTGCGAAAGATCATAAATTACACTTGGTTCTTCATACACACGGCGGTGTAAAGGTAGATTCCAACTATGATGGAGGAATGTCATATCGTAAGATCACCGAAAGAGAAGACTGGCTGGCAAAGGCTGCTATTCTTAAGTAGGGAGGTATAATATTTCCTACATTGTCAGATAAATCAACATGGTTCTATCTTACAGGCGCAAACGTTCCAGGTCTAAACTACGGAGCGTTGTCACAAACACCAGGTAACTAGCTATTACATTTAGGCTTGCACACAGAGTAGAAGGCAAATTCTACAGAAATGCATATAAAGTTTGATTTTACTGTTCCAAATGCGCAGTTAGATCAGATGATTGAATATGCAGAGTGTGAACGTGCCGCCATAGAGCGTGAGATTAATCGTGGAAAGAAGGGTACTAAGTGGGAGTTCTTAAAGAAACTTCCGTTTATAGAATTTTTTGACGAAAATAGACAACGCTTTGGTGGTTTGTGTGAAGTTGTAGTTCTTAATAAGAACGGAGAAGCTACTCTTGAAATTATTAATGATTATAATAAATCTCCAAAGGACTGCTTAACGCGAGCAGATGATCTATTCTTCAATAAGACTTCTGCGGAGAAGCGTAAGATTATGGCAATGACGCTCGAACAGGGATTCCTAAAGAATATGGCTATGCTTGAACGTGCGGGGCTTATAGTTGCTTCTGACGACCTTAGAGAACAGGTTCTCGATTCCAACGGAAATCCTGTTGAAGGGAAAACAAGGCCACAGAACCGTTTAATGCAGTATAGGAACATAGGTCTTGATTCTGAAGTTATCAATTCATTAAAACAGTTGTATATAGCAGAATATAAGATTGCGAAAGGTACAAACATAAGTCTTGAGTAGGCGCGTAGAGCGGAATCTCAAGCTGTGTGTGCGTATGTATGGGATATGTATCTTCGAGGAGTTATATCAGGGGAAGAAACGGAACGCATGTATACAGGACAGCCACAATTCTTTAAATGGAAGCACGGAGAAATTAAGGATGCATTAACTGGAAAGAAAATGCACGTTCTTACGGATAGACATAGTGACGAATCTAAGCGTTTGGGTGGTCTTGGTTCTACTGGTGACAGAAACAGAACAGACCTTGCAAACATGAGGAGAACATACAAATGTGCAGAAATAGAAGATCAAATGGTAAAATCCAAACTGTTTGATGATATGAAGAACTCATTTGTTGACAACTATGTCCGCGAGGCTTATATTTCATGGAAAGAGTCTGAGATAAACAACAACCAAGATCTTTCTGAAGAGCAGAAGCAAGAAGAACTCGATAAGCTAAACGATGCGGTATATGCAAAAGACGAAGTTACAAAGAAAAACCTACTTTCTATCGATCAAATTAAGAAGGAATTTGAAGATGCGAATATGATTTCTGCCTACAGTATTGCTGTACAGAGCGCAGAAACTGACGCGTCAGCTTATTCTGGAGATATTAATGTTGCAGACGGTGCTGCATTAATTACTCCAAAGATGACAAAAGATCTTCTTAGACAACGTGGTAGATTTACATCTAAAGTAAAAGAAGCGTTTGACATTCTTGAAGGTAAAGTATTCGAAGATGGTAAGCATGTAAATCCGCTTAGCAATGAAAGAGCTTATTTGGTTATAATGGATGCGTTAATTGGTGCACAAAAGTATAGTGCGTATGGATATCGTATAGACGAGTCTACCGGTGATATTCCTGTACACTATTATAATAAATATGCATTACAGCCGTTATTTCCACAGATAGCTACAGGATTTACCGCAGACGTTCTTGACAAGATGGAGAAGCAGGGTATAGATATGCTGATGATGCACTCGGCAGTAAAGACCGGTTCTCAAGAAGCGGCACAATGTGATCCAAACACAATAACTGCTGATTCGTTCAAGAACTTCCAATTTAAGACATACGAACAAGATTTTGCTTTCATTAGACGACAGCTAAACACAGATCCTCACGAGAGAGAAACCGTTGCTATGGGTACACAGATGACTAAGATTGCTCTTACAAACTTGAGTAAGAATAGAGAATATACCAGAGCAGACGGAAGTAAAGTTCGAGGTAGAGATCTACTTAAAGACATAATGGAGTCTATTAATTAGTTATCTGATATCGGAAAAGCGAAGATCGAACGCGAGTTCTTTACTGATGGAGAGCTCGATTTAAATAAATTCTCTGCCTTCTTAGAAAGTGAGCTTGAGCGTAGAGATGCCGATGCAAACATGCTTGACGGAATTGAAGTAGAAACCAAAGACGGAGTATAGCACTTTAAAGTTCCTCTAGAAGCAATGTCTTCTGTAGACTGGATATAGAGTATTATTGTATCTAAGATTAACAGCGAAGTTTGTGATATCAACGTTAAAGGCAACGCATTCTATCAGAGATCTGTTTGGGGAATGGAAGGCCATCCTAGAGTTCTTAGCGATAAGCAAGTTAACTTCAAGATGAATAATATCAACAACGGAGAAGACTTGCTACCTATCAATGAAGATGGTAGCATGGACGCTGTAATATCCATGGATTTCTTCGATGAAATAATTCCACAAGGCCTTCGTGGAAACTTCAATGCAGCTAGAAAATGGCTGATCGATCACGAGATAATTGGTCCAAACGCAAAAGCAAATACCATAGCTTCGCGTATTCCTACACAGGCACAATCTTCTATACACGCTCTCAGATTCGTAGACGTTCTACCTGTAGTAAGAGATACTATAATTCTGCCAAAAGAATTTACAAAGACAACAGGTTCTGACTTTGATATTGATAAACTCTATCTTGTTAGACTTGGCTACCACGTTTCTACCACGAAGGGAGAAGATGGCAAAAAACACGACATTGTATCTACAGAATACGATAAGGACAAGAATCCTACAGATTACTATCGTAACAAGCTTATAAACGACTACTTGACGTTGTTAAAGAGTCATGGTAAGTATGATAAGAAGAGCGGAGTATTTGAAAACGGAGACAGTATTCATATATCTATGCGTTCTATCGACGACGATACAAACCTTATTAAGAATTTGCTGAAACGTATCGAAAAGGATAGACCTGTTGAACGTAGTTATGCTTACAAGTTTGGAAACATCGCATTCCAAGTTGCTACAAAAGCTGCGTTTATGATTGGTAAGTTTGGTATCGGACCGTTTGCTCTTAACAACAACAGCCAAATACTTACACAGTTGTACGGAGTTAAGTTTGCAAAGAGCACTGATCATAAGAATATACTCGATTCGCTTGGATGTTTAAGCTTAGCTAATCCTCGTGATAAGCAGAATAAACCTATTTTATCGTGGCTGTCAGGACTTATCAATGCGCACGTTGACGTAGCAAAAGACCCATATATCAGACGGTTGAATATTAATACGTTCACATACAATCTTACAAACCTTCTTATTAGAACTGGTATGGGTGAGCGTACGTTGTTATTTACGGCTCAACCGATTATGGTAGAACTTGCACGTGTTTATGACGATGCGTCTGGATAGTACATGGTCGATGTAAGTAGATCTAAATCGTCACGTCAAAAAGCTGAAACTAAAAAGTTTGTTATCGATTCGTATAAGAGGGGTAATTCTACAAACGGAGACATCAAGTTCATAGAGGAAATGTTGATGTCTGGCAAAAACTCTGACGAACAAAATAGAGTTACGGAAGAAGTTCTTGGTTCATATGCACAAGCTTTGTTTGGTATAGACGAAGACGGAAAATATATCAATTCTTTCGATTATATAGATCCCGCAACTGGAGATGTTGTAGAGCGCGAAGGATGTATCCTGGAAGATATTCTTACTAACCCTGAAGCTCTAAATAGCGCAAAGGACGGATACACATTCCAGAACATGCAATCAAATCGTCCGTTATATAGAGTATATGTTAAAGACCGTGATGGAGTTATTCAGCCTGTAGATATGAGTCCAAAAGATGTTTAGTTGTATGTATATTTTATACAAAATGCACTTGGTAAATATGGACAGAAGCTCTCAGATCTTGTAAACTCTTGTAAGATTGATACAAAGAAGCAAGGTAAGAGTTATGTAGAACAGCGTGCATATATGGATAAATACAACCAGCTGTTTGACAATGAAGATGGTATGTTTGAGGACGAAGGTCTTACTGCGCTTAAGAATGATTCTTATGTTGACAAGAAGACTAAGAATGCTGTAGATTTGTACGAACGAATTCTAAGTCAATTCTCAATACAATCTACTGCAACATTTAAAGATGCTCATGATAAGATTCTCGAAAGACTTAACTCGTCATCTCAAAATAAAACTCTTAGTAAGAAGGTTACCACAGCTATAATGACTTGGCTCAAGAGTAAGTTCTTTGAAGAATATGTATCTCAACGTGGTGACGGCTATTACAATAGTTTGTTCTACGGAGACAAGACGATTCAAGCGAGACTCATTAAGATCCAAAATGAGATTAAGAGAGACAAGACTGGCAAATTCTCTAAGTTTGGAGAAGATGGCGGAATTACGTTAGGTGAAAACGGTACAATAACTAACCCGTTATTGAAAGCTTTACAACCAGATGTATACGAAACCACTAAAGGTTTTGATAGTCCGCAGTTCATAAAGCTTGAAAATGCCCTTCTTGACGATTCTGATAACGCGAATGCATTAGAGCGCGCATGGGATGAACTTTATAGAGACGAAGAACATTATTACGACGATGAAGACGGTACGCGCCACTACTACATCAAAGAATTTGCGGAAGATCTGGCAATATATGCATTCCTTACCTCTGGAGATAAGAATGGTACTACAAAATTCTTTAAATATGTTCCAAATACAATTAGAACAGCTTTATCCATAAAGGTAGATAATCAAGACGTGTCATACGCTCAGTATATACGTAGACTACAAGATCAGTTCACAAATGGCGAATATGATTTCTCTGACGCTGATATAGACAGTATCATCGAACAAAACTGGCAAGACAACGACTTTGTTAAGCAGATAAAGATGACAGTTAAGCGTAAGGGTAAGCGTATACAAGCTCATACAAGCTTTGGTACCATTACTTCTAAATCACAACAAACTGTATCGTATAAGAAGAAGAGCGGCAAAGTAGGATTCCGTAAAGAAACTCTTGTAAAAACTGTACATTTGTTGATTGGCGGTGTAAAGAAAACACAAAAAGGATTTGAAGAAACTATACATCGTTGTAATGATGACAAATATCCTTCGTATATAAAGATGCGCAGACCAACTGCAACTAAATACGATGCGGACAACTACTTGCTGTATAAGTTTAGAGAATTTAAAGCAGTAGATCCAACAGATCCTAATAGTGTTACATATCCTATATATGAACTCGTTTCTCCTGCCGTAGCTACTATTCGTGCTGGTTCTTACGACTACCAGATATTTAACTTTGGCGAGAAATCACCAGCGTACCCACTAGAAATGCAAGAAATTATGCAAAAACTTAGAGAAGATGTTTTAACAACAGAAACAGATATGAACGACGCTCTTAAAGAGTTCGTAAATGCACTCAACGATATGGGTGTTGCGTTGAGCGAAGAAGAGCTTGAAGACGTTCTTGAACGTGAATTTGAGGAACGTGACTTCGAATATACTAAGGAGCAACTTGACGCTGCAATAAAGTGGGTTAAAAGTAAAATGGCCGTTTCAGAAGAAGGCGGTAAGGCTGGTAATAGAGGAAAGAAGAAGTCTAAGAAAACAGAAAAGAAGACAAAACAAGTAGAACAGAAGGTTACTGTTGGAGATGTATTTGGAGAAGATGAAGAAATCAAGATAAACAAACCTGAATCTTCAGAAGAGTCTGCTGAACAACAACCTACTACAATAAGTGACGACATCTTTGATGATGACGATGAGTTCTTAGATGAAGCAATGAATATATGTAAAAATAGACCCGAGTGATTATGAGTATAATATGTCCTAATATGAGTAATCCCGATGTTGCTAGGGAATTTAATGAATTAAAAGCAGCAACAAACGAGCGGGCAGCTTATGCTATATGGTCGCTCAATAATGGAAACGGTATAGACAAGGCCCCAAACGGGGCTGAGTCTAAGCTGTTTAAACGTCTGCTTATGAAATTTGATTTTGTAATGCTTGACGCAATAAAAGCAAAAGCAAAGATGTACGCAAAGTCATTTTTCGATAAGTTTGGAGATTGGACTAATCAAAAATCAGAAATAGATGTAGATGAAAATGGAGAACCTGATTTATTTAAAGATCAAGAACGGATTGACAGATTTGTTGATAAATTGTTATTAAAACATCGTCCATATCGTTCTACAAAAAAAGCGAATTCTGATAGATATGAATTAATTAGCGATCTTAAGGCGTTTTTTAGAGATCTTCTTGGCGTAGACTTAGAGTTTGACGCTGACGATACTTTGCAAGGAGACGTAAAACAGCAAATAAAAGATAATGTTGAGTTTTTTATAAACAACGAATTGTAGGCTAAAATTAAACAACGCCTTTAGGAATTGCAGTCAATATATAATTCTACCGAGTATATACCTATAGATCAATATTTACAAAACATGTATCGGTTCTTAGAGAGAATGGACCTTTCTGTTTTAGATGAATATGATAAAAAAACACAAGAAGATATACAAAAACTATTTCCAAAGCTGTTTAACCACAGAGATGGTGTCAATATAAATAGTATTTTTGGTCTATACAAACACGCATTGTTATCAAAACGAGGAAACACGTACGAAAATATATATAAAATTGCAAACAGCCAAAATATAAATCGACTCGCCACCATACAAAGAATCAAAAAATTACAAACTGTTGATTATTTTCTTAGTGCATATCCAAGCGCAAAAAGAAGAATAAAAAACAGGTTGTTTAATGAGATTGATAGACGGTTTGAGTTTGAATCTTGGAAGAAAAATGCGTTCCCTATGTCGTGGAGAGATGATATTTCTCCTGAAGAAGTCAATCGTGCAGATAATGTATATAATACAGACGGTATTGTAAAGTATACATCCGGCATGATACAAAAAGGAAAAGTATATTCTGCAAAAGACATACTTGCCACACTATCTAATAATTCTCAATACAAAAGCGAATGCGAAATTATATCTAAAACGTTAGATAAACTTGGCGACATTAAAGTGTTCGGCGTGAAGATGGAATCTCGCGGATTAGGCGGATTTTATGACCCTAATGATCACAGTGTATATATGAATGTAGATTCTATTTTGTATTCTGAGACTCCAGAGCAAACTACTATTCATGAACTGTTTCACGCAATAACTACTTTTTACTTAGTAAAAAATCCTGAATTCGAAAAGTCATTTAATGAATACGTTGAGCTATTAAGACAACGCGTTCCATAGTACATAACAACAGCTATTCCGTACGGATTCACCAATTGTCACGAATTTATAGCTGAGTTTATGTCAAATGACGGCTTTAGAGAACTTCTAAAGAAAGTAAAGCCTGTAGAAAATAGTAAATTAGTTTCTATTTTTCATGAAGTTATCGATAAGATAATGCAGTTGCTAGGATTTACTGATCACAATTCTGCATACGAACAGGCGCGAGATATTGTAGAAAAAGTAATAGAGTTAGAAAGAGAATCTTATATAGAATTAGTATCGACAGGGCAGCTCGAAAATACTCACTATACAAAATCGTTCGGTGATATATATTTTGATGAAAACGGAGATTAGGTTACTGTAAGCGATATAAATAATTTAGACGACGATGAAATACAGTCGGTTGTAAATTCTTTAATCAAAGAGCGCCCGTCCAATCCTTCGAGCATTATACAGACAGCTCAAAACGCTAAACGTGAATGGGTTGAAAATCGTCAAAAACAGATTTTAAATGATACTCAAATGCGTCTAGCAGAAGCTTACGGTTTACGTCAAGAAGTTGGAGAAGACGGAAGAATACGATTTGTTTCTGATACAGATGATGAAAAGTCACGTCTAATCATAGACTTCTTAGATTATATATCTGGCGATACAGAAGGCTACTACGATCATAACAGTAAATCTACTGCTGCACATCATGTAATAGCCATAAGCTTGACAAATGGAGACCCTAGTACATTCAGTCACGAGTTAGCTCACCATTATGTTCGTATGTTCTGGCGCAGTAAGCTTATTCAAACCGCTTTGCGTGCAGTAGACAAATCCGGTATGACCGATGAAGAGCGTGAAGAGGCTTTGGTAGATATTATTACAGCAAAGACAAACGATACAAATTTCATGAGTTCAATCGAAAGCCAATCGTTTGTTTAGAAGTTCTGGGGAGCTCTTGCTAACATCCTTTACAATACATTTGGAATAGAAAACGAGGCTATAAGAAATGCGTTGTTTAGAAATATAACAAAAGCGTTTGTTTTGAATGAAAAGCAACGTATAATAAATAGTCAAAATAAAGTATTCCAAATGGCAGATAAGCGAATGTTCAAAAAGACATATCGTGAAAAGGTAAAAGCTGCTAGAGAAGCTGCTCATAGGAACAAGTCGCTTATAGATTACGAACAGGTTGGTGAAGATAAGACCCAAAAAGCAATTAAGTCTATTGTGCAAGGTTCTGTTTCAAGAAACAAAAACTTCCGCAAAAATGACATATAGAATCCAAAGATTCTCGTAGACATGCAAATTGCAGAAGATAGGGTTCGTAAGTTTGTAGAAGATATAAATGAATACAGAAAAAACTATTTATCTTCTCTAGGATTAACTCGCAGACCTACCAGTAAACAACGTAGAGACAGTGTATATACTCCAGAAGAGCTAAATGCTAATCTAGAGCTTATTAGAGGTTTTGTTAGTCAGGCTAGGGACGAGTTGTATGATATTGCGGAACGCTTCACATCAATGGAGAGTGCCAAATGGGCTTATTATATAACCAAAGAAGTTGTAAATCCAATAACAGGCGACACGACCACAGAATATTTGGATGCAAGTCACGTAAACGATCCTGATGTAACGGTTACGCAAATAGACTTTAAAGAGCTTAGTGACATTAACCAGAACATACTTGGTTTCTACGATAAGACAATCAAGAGCTTATACGATGCCGTACGTTCTCCATAGTTCAAGATTTTATATGGAGAAGATGCACAATAGGAGCTTCTCGCAGAGCTTACATCTGTAAATAGTACGGCTACTGGTGGAATTCGTATGCTTGATATGCTTACTAATCTGAAAGCTTGCTATGACGATGCAATCACAGAAAGACTTCATCAATTTGTAAATCAATATGTTAAAGAAAATACTCCTGGTCTCAGCGACGAGAAGAAGGAAAAGCTGATATATTCTATTAATACGTGGCTCGAGAATCAGAATGCGTTTGGTGATATCGGCGCAATCGAAACTTGGCTTGGTTTAGCATCAAATTCTAAGTCGAGTCTTATACGACTGATGCAAGATATAATCGACAATTCGTCACAAGAACTCAACGATGCGGTCAACAGTAAGGGATTTGAACTTAGACAACTTCGTATTGCCGCAATGAATGCTTTAAATAAGAGCGTGACCGGTGACGGCAAGTTTTATGGATGGATTTCTCCGTTCAACATCGACAAACTTCTTATGGAGCGTGATGAAGATGGATTTACAGGCAACTTTATTACTGCTGTAAACGAAGGTAAGTTCTATAACGATCGTGCAAAGTTTATTGACAAGCTGCTATTTAGCAAAGGTGGAATTCAAGATAAACTTAGAACTGCGTTAGGCGACCCTGATTATGAATTGGAAATAGATTCTCGCGGAGAGCCTGTGTTCCCAGAAGGACAAGATGATATCGAGAAAGAATTCTTACACGAGCAGAATCACTGGATGGGCAAACATGCTGTAAGGCGTTTTACAGTAGCTTATTATGATAAGCGAATTGACATGTTATCATCTGTCACTAGAAAAGCTCAAACATAGATACAGAATCAAATAAATGATATCATACGCGCTTGTACGATTGACGGTAAAGTTCATACAGAACTGTTAACTCCTACGAAAGTAAGAGATTTACAGTTGTTGTATTATCGTAAGAGTCAATTATCTAATCCATTTGATCAATTTGGTCGTAAAAAGGCAGATGGTACTGAAGAAGCTTTAATTGCTAAAGAACTTACTGAATGGAACAAATGGCAAAGCGAGCATGTAAAGAACAAGCTTGATTATGATGCATTCGAAGAGGCTAAGCGAAATGCTAAAGACAAAGACCAGTTTGAACGCGATAATACATATACAGTAATAAACCCAGAGATATGGGAAGAAATTGGACGCTTGTTCCCTAAGACAGCATCATCAACTATTGCTGATTTACGTTACACTCGCAATAAACTCATTTCCATAATAAAAACCAAGAAAGGATTATATAGTCCTAGATTGGAACAGGTACTTAATTTGGAAACTGGTGAGATTCGTCCTGGATATGAAGAGTTTTGGGCCAATCTTAGACATTATGACGAGCTTATTGAAAATCTAAAACATACCAATACTGGTTCTAAATGGACGAAAGCACAAGCCTAGATGTATAAGTCTTTAATGACATCGTTGCCTATAATGGTAAATCTTCCAGGCGGCACGCAGGAAACAATGTATGTTCATATACAAAAGAAGATTAAGAAACGTTTGGAGAATAAATATGGCACAAACGATCCTCGTGTGGCTACAGAATTAGCTAGAGAGATGGAGAATTTTCAATATACCATACGCGGCGCAAATGGACAAATGTCTAAAAAAGGCCAGCTTAGTATATTCTCTATCACGCAGCCACCTGCACAACAGGTTAGCACATCTAAAGGTCTTATAGATGCTACTATCAAACAACCAACACAGGCATATTCTGTAATCGATGCAGAAGCTTCAGATAAGGACTATGTGGACGAGAGATTTGATGCTACAGCCAATAAGCCTATACAGCCTATTACAGATGATACAAAGCGTTCTAGCGACGATGTAAGCTATACTAATGAAAAGTATAAGAAATACATAGAAAACGGCCCTGCGGCCCTAAAAACATACTATACAGCGCTTATGAATACTATGCGCAATGCTTATGAGGATATACCGTTTGCAGGCACGTATGATGGAAGATTGCCGCAACAAGGAGCTAGAACTGGTCAGATGTTCCATAGAAATAGATGGTGGAATATAGGTAAACCCATTCTATACTGGTTTAGACGTCATTTTGGAATAAATGAGTCTGATACGGATATCAACGTAGACTATGAGCTTAGACCTGATGGTACTCGTGCTATGAATATTCCTGTCAGATATCTCAGAAGATTGGATAATCCAAATGAGATTAATTCTGATATCCTTGGATCCGTTATAGATTTCTATGAAATGTCATAGAACTACAAAGCAAAGTCTAAGATGCTTCCATTATTCTTGACAGCTATTGATAAACTAGAACGTGCTAAAACAAATAGAGATCGCCAAAAGACATTCTTGAAAGGTATTGTAAACAGAGCATTCTATGAACGTCAGAGAAACTTCGATATAAACGAGGACAACCTTGTAACTTATACTGATAAATGGGTTCGTCAAATGTTGAAGTGGATACCTGGTTTAAGAGCTCTTACTACTACCGGTTTACTTGCATTAAACTGGCTTGCTGGTCTAGTAGCCTATTTAGATCCAGCTGTATAGATAGCAATGGATGCTGTAGCTGGAAGATATATGGGCGCAGACGATTATATTATTGGCACGCTTAAAATGCTTGGTAGATTACCAGCTGCTATTATAAGCGCCGGTAAGAGTAAATCGTACGATAAGATTTCTTCCGGCATGGTTAAGTTTGGACTTGCTAAAACCGGAGCGGTTAACTTCAGAGGTATGGATAGAAGTCAGCTTGGACGTTTCTTAGGAGATGGAGTACTAATGCTTCCGTTCTCTTTAGGAGAGCATACTATAAACGCATAGGTGTTTGCTATTACTATGAATAGCTATAGGTATATAGAAGATGCTAATGCGTATATGAATCGCCAAGAGTACTACGAGTATGCACAATCTAAAGGTATTCCTATGAGCGTTGCTAAGCGAAAGTTCTTTATGTCAACGCACACGTTATTTGATGCGTATAAAACAGACAAGAACGGAGAATTTGTAACGACAAATAACAAATATGGTCGTGCTGTTACTCCCGAACTTGAGAATCGTGTAGGTAAACGTATGCGTAACCGTGCTACAGTATCAAACCTTATAGTGCCTGGAAATGAGCGTACAAAGATTCAGTCTAATGTAATTACAGCGTTTACTGTTGTTATGCGTACATTTATGCTTGTAGGTATAAGTGAACGTTTTAGATCTCTACGAGACTTCCAGATTGACGATGATTCACCAATCGACGAGAACAGAGCATCAAAAGCTAGGGCTGAACTTAAACAAGACTATTGGGCTGATAAAGGCGGATATAACTTCCAAACCGGAGAGATAGAAGATGGTATTGTCTCTGCTGCATTCCACATGTGTGCATTTGGAGAACTGTTTAATTATATTTGGCAGCAAATACGTCAATTTAAAATAACTCCAAAAGGAGTAGACACTCCTAGTCATACAAAGAACGCAATTAAATACGGTCTATATACGCTGGTGCATCCATTCAGATCTCGCTACAACGAGAAATCAAAGTAGAAGAGGGAGGAGCTTGAAATTCCAGAATCTGATATTTACGCGTTCAATAGAATAGTTTCCGAACTTGCTGCCATTGGTGTGTTGGCTTTGATTCAGACAACGTTTCATAACAAAATGGTAGATGACGGAAGCGATGACGAATACTGGAATCAAGTAATAGACCACATATTAATCAGACTTGCTATTGTTCGTTATACGTGGTTTGATGCAAATACGTTTATGGACCTTATAAATAGTATTACGCCATCTAAGAGCGATATCGACAAGAAACTTAAATTTATTGACCTTGTAAAAGACGCCTACAAAGGATTTCAAGAACACGGTACTCAATATGAAGATTGGGAAAAAGTCAAATCTGGCGGTTATAAGAATACACCAAAAGCTTTTAGAGATTTGCTTTAGACATTTTCAAGCTTAGGTTTGCATAACATCTATACTTCTAAGAGCACTGAAGGTGTTAAAGCCAAGACAAAATGGTTTAAGAAGATGGTTTGGTGGGAAGGTTACTGGCACGAAGCTGCCCCAGGAAAGAAATCTTCTGGTTCAAGTAAAAATAGTTCTGAATTTGGAAATCTTAACGATCTAGGCGGACTCAATAACTTAGGTGGAATGAACGAATTTTCTGGTTTAGGAGGATTATAACGAGCGTAAAAATAAACTCTAATGGAAAAATAAAAGGCGGGACTCTTTTTACAGAGCCTCGCCTTTATTTATTCCAAAACCCATCTGTGGCGATGGGCGGTAGTCGTATTCTGGAATTGTCTTCCAGTCACGACTAATTCGTTCTGGTTTATTTATCAACATTGTTTTATTGACATCATCATCATAACCTCTCCAGAACGATAATATACGAACTACATTGTTATACTGTTTTGGCTTATAACCGTTTAACAAATCCTTTACATCTTTGCCAATTATTTTAAAAGCAAAAATTTTAAATGGTTTGCCGCCAATATATTCTACTTTAATGCTGTGAATATTTGTACATTTTGCGAAATTGTGTTCTCGCTTTCCGGTTTCAGCTGTTGTTTTTGACATATCGTACATTAAAAATATACAATTGTCTATTGCAGGTCTGTTTTTATCAAATATATATGCATCTACAAATCCTGCTTTACTACTTAAATCCTCCTTCGTGATATTTTTATCAAGAAGGGGGATTATTAGTTTCATCTGTGTACTCATAGGTTCAATGACTCTGAGCCATCGCCTTCATAATAACTTCTACTATGTTCCCACTTATCATTGGTTTGGTGCCAAGCAATATCCGTCAACGCGTCCTGTATGACATAGTTGCGGCTTTGCACCATGAACTCTTCAATCCTGAATACACGTATTTCATACGATCCAGTAGTGTCGATTCCAATGATATAATATTCAAATGTCCAATCATCTGTGTTTTCGTTACATTCGTTCTTGAGATACCATTTAACAGCCATTGTATAATATGCAAGCTGTCTACAGTAATCATACATCTCTATACTATCCTCAAAGTGCCACAGCTTGGCTGTAGTCTTTAAGTCATAGATAATAGCTTTCTTATTCTTAAAATCAAGAGTAAGACCGTCTAATAGAGACTTGCATGCTACTTGCATTTCCCACTCCCAATTTATATGGAATTCGTGGTGTGCTTCGTAATCACATAATTCAGTTGCCCTTAATGGTGCATCTATTATGTTCCAAGCAAGTTTATGATTGCGTATATTATGCTTGATTTTCTCAAGCATCTGATAATCCCAATGGGAGATCATAATCCTTCCATCATTTTCTTTCAGGAAGTCAATATAATCCTTCAACGTAGAGGCTATTTTAAGGCCTTCTGATAGCATTTTGTCTTCTGACTTTCCTGCTGTACTATATGCTTGTTTATAAGCGTCTAGAATGGCTCTATTTGGCTCTATTTCTAGTGAAGATGCAAGTGCCTGACAGAACTTCTCCTGCTGTGCAGAAGTAGGCCTACTTTTGTCCCAGATCACATAGTCTTTTCGGAACTCTTCAGGTTGCAGAATATATTCATGAATCATCGTTCCTCTTTCGAGTACTGGATTCTTTTCTTCAGGAACATCTTCTGTTAGCATCTTATGTAAAAAGGCTGGCCCCTTGTTTAGGAACCAGCCTATGTTCGAATTGGATATTCTAGTTTTATCTTCGTAATAAGGAACTGATATGTCCATCATTTGTGTGCAATGTTAAGATCTTTAAGTATATCATCAAAAGATTCATTAGGGTTATTTTGATGTTCTTCTCCGAAGATAACAACATTATCGTACGATACTACACCCATTGCACTACAACAAAACTCAGCAGCACCATCTGCGGCCTCTTCTGTATCGAAATACTTCAACAATACAGTTTTAGCTACATTCTTATCGATACTCTTAAATGTACGCTTATAACGTATACGAGAGCAACGATCATTTAAGTACTTATTGATATCTTGTTCGTCGTTTGCAGTGCAAAGAATCAACTTTTTACACGTAGGTTTAACACCATCGAAGAATCCTAACAATGCTGGCAGATACCAGTTTTTGTCAAGTTCATCCATAATGATACATACGTCATCACTTACTTGTGAAAAGAATGATTCTATGTCATTTGCTCGTACAGAACCGCTAATTACAATGATGGGAAGGTTAGATCTCATAGCTGTTGCTTTAGCCATAAGAGTCTTACCGCTACCTTTAAGACCACTAAACAATACACCTGTGGTAAGTTTATCAGTCTTTCTGTATGTAGTAACAATCTTGTTCATAAACTTCTCATCTGAGTCACTAAGATAATAGTCCTCAGGGAAAATAAACGAGTCTATTTCAGATAAACATGGCTCATCCATTGGTGTATTGTGAAGTTCATAAACTTTACCAGCCTTTAATGAGTAATTAATACCCGAAGGCACTGGCATAATCTTGTCACCGTTTTTTATAAACGAAAATTTATTTTCCATCTTGTCTCTGACTTTTTAGTTCTTGGATCATTTCATCTACCTGTTTATGATTTCTCACCAGGTAGCAGCGCATCTTGGAATGATGACGCTTTAAATAATACTTGAAGAGTTTGTATCTTAGAGGAAACGAATCTCCCATAAGACCTTTACATTCTACTACAAATCCTCTGCCTATAAAGTCTGGAAGATATGTAATAGGACGTATTTTCTCTCCAAGATACTCGAACTTAGGTAACAGAGTAAAATGCTTTGGCTCATATTTTACAGGTATCCCTGCATCCATAAAAGCTTCATAAGTATAGAGTTCGAGTTTGCTCCTGAAATGGATTCCATACTTATCGACTGCTGTCGCATTCTTAACTCTGCTTTTAGATTTAGATATCATATACGATATCTGTAACTCCGTTATCGTTGTATTTAATGCCTGCGATTATTTTATTGTTCTTTCTCAATCCAATGTAGCCATTCGGATCTCCTTCGAAACCAATATCGCAAGCAAGTACACTATAACCACTATTAAACTTTTTCAGCACATATGGGTTTTTACTCCACTTATATGCTGCATATGCGGCTCCAGCAATAGTACCTACGATACCAATCACTATGCCGAGGATCAATGTCTCTATCATATGTTCAACGTTTTATACAGCCAATCTTTGACCGTGTTAAAATTATTGTTTTTTACTGCGTCTGAAATATCTTTCGATTTAAACTTCTTATGGACAAATATAGCATCCATCTTATATTGTTTACTATACTCTCGAGCTTTTTTCATCCCCGTTGCATCTCGATCGAACAGTATAACAATCTTCTTCCACTTACTACGTAGAGACTTCAATATATCTTCTGGGATAAATGTAGTCTCACTAGAAGGCGATATAGCATTAAAACCCATCTCATATAAACACATAACATCTTTTAAAGACTTTGTGATTATAAGTAGATCTCCGCCTGCTTCGGGCAACTCGGCTAATCCCTGAACGTGCCTATTTGTCAGATTGGTACGCCATTTAGTATACTTTGAAGCTAAAGGTCTATAAATCTTAAATCGATCATAAACCTTATATGCATACATAGGACTAGTTTCTTTGTAGGTTCCTCTGACGACTCTATTACAAAGAAAATATTTAATGCTAAACACATTGAATTTCTTCAACGTATCAATAGATATATGGAATTGCTTCCAATACTGTTTATCAACTTCTGTAAATGGTTGACGAACTATTCCGATATCTGCTGGTAATCCCGATGTTACCAAATGACCATTAGTCTTAGTAACAACGTTTAAGTTTGGATTTACTTTTCGTACAATCCTCAACAATTCTCGTTCAAGTTCTTCTCTTGTTTGAATGTCTCTATAAAGCTTTAAGAACTTCAATGCGTTTCCCGCTATTCCAGTACCGTGGTCTTTGAATAGGAGTGCACCATCTTTTGTAGGAAATATAGCAAAAGACGGCATTCTATCATCACTTCGTAAAGGACTATTCATAAGTTTTCCGGGCTTAAATGCTCCAAGATAATAAGAATAGATAGTATAGTCATCCACTTTATCCAACAAGTCTCTAAGACTCATTGTAATAGCTGTTTTTGTACTATACATGGCTTATAAGCTCTTTTGTATTGAAGTTGTGGGTGGATTCGAACCACTTAGCGCGCGCACTAGCTTTATTCCTACTTTTAAGCCTCACAACCATTTTTCCTTTTTTCACGTTCATATTCTGCAATATAACGTGTTGCTTGGACTTTTTCTCGTCCGCCTTTGTTCCAATACCAGTCTTTCCAATATCCTGGTTTGTGATAATCTTTTTTCTTCATAATTATTTACCACCACTGTGTCCAAAATACATCATCTGATATTTCACAATCTTTGTATTTCTCTGATATTTGCTCAGAAGTAAGTCCTTCGATGTCCTTATCTTCAAGCATATAACAGTCTTTCAGGTACATTATTTTAGCCTCTTCGTCTGTTTTTACGCCATTATGTTTTCTGTAAATTTTATTTCTACACTTATCACTACAGGCGTAATAAACCCCAAGAAGATAACCTTCATTCATGAACCTTCCACAATTAGAACATCTTCTTAACTTTTCTGATATCATAGTACTTAATTTAAATTATTGTAGTATAGAGAGGACTCGAACCTCTGTGTGCACCGCACGCCTTAGACGTCAAATGCTTTCCCTCTAGGGTACTCGGCCGCTTTAGCATCTATACTTAACCAAGGGTTGACCAGAAGTCAACCTCCACCACTGACCATTTGCTCTAGTAAACCGTTTCCGATATACATTTTTCGTGGTTTATAATACCACGAATCAAAAAGGCAGGTCGTCAGCACCTGTTGAAGTCTCAGTCACCGGAGCGGTAGTTACACCGAGCGGATCTGCAGCAGGTTCAACATCTGCTACAACAGGACGCTCAAGAAGATCATTCTTCCAAAGCTTAATCTGAGACTCTTCTACACTCATAGGTTCAACAAAAGTACCAAGAGAGCTAACTTTCGTATAACCCTTCTTGTCGTAAACAACCTTCAAACGCATACCTTGACGCATGTTTGCAGGATTTGTAGCTGGTTCAAGCTGAGCTTTTACCCAGTTAATCATCTCCACAAACGAACTTCCTTCGAAGTCGGTATGGTTACCGTTTGCTGCATCTATAACCTGCAGAATACGACCAAACTGTGCATCGTCACGACGCTGCAAATCTTCGTCGGTAGCAATCCACTGATTCTTTTCGTTCTTCCACTCTGTCATAGTTGCTGTCTGACCGTTCTCATTCTCAAAGATTATCTCCAAGAAGTCACGACCATTAGGTGTTTTGTTTACATTAACCTCTTTCAAGGTTACATTCTCGTTGATGCCTACAGGCATATAGGAGCTATTAAACTCCTGGTTATTTGTTGTTGCTGTTTTTGTACTATACATAATTCTTAAACTCTGAGTTATACTTCTGGTTTGTAAACACGATCCCAATAGGTTGTTATTGATCCGTCTTCATTTCCTGTAGAAATGATGATATCTTTTCCCGCAAGATGTTTCGCTCTTGCTTCGAGGACGGAGTCTCCATCGCCGCCTTTAAACGAGACATGAGTCTCATTTTCTTTTCGATAAACGTAGCCGACCGCATCTGCGAGTCCGCATACAATTCGTCCGAGTTTTCCAACAAGGTCGATTTCTCTAGCATTGACTTCTTGTCCATCCTTATCAGTAATAGAATCTTTAACGTGTCCTATCAGAATAAATTCGTCACAAAGGTCCTTGAACATATCAATTACCTTCTTTACTGCATCTCTTAAATACTTATAACCTGCTCCTCGTGCAAGTGTTGTAACATCGTTTCCTTTCCAGTTCTTTCCTAATTCGGTCTGTCTGTAAAGTGTGCACGCGTAGCTCATACAAATATCTTCGAGACGTGTAGCATTGTCGATAGTAATGTGTCTATAAAAATTATGTCCTACCTCATCGTTCTTAGCTCGAATGGCTTGTGCAATCTCTCCAAGATCATTGATGGTACGTGCCTGAACAGCTAGCGCATCAATAAACTTAGATCCGCCTTCAAGGTCTATGATGAGATTATTCTCCAACTGAGCTACAGCACTCGTCTTACCGCTCTTAGGAAGACCGTATAAGATTAAATACTGCGGATTAGTTGAAGTTGCAGGAACTTTTTGAGTAGGTAATGTTATCATATTGACTTATAGTTCTAATGATTAAAGAATATTAATATTGATATTAGCGTTGCCAAACGTATAGATATCAATAATAATCTTCTTTTTCTTAGGTGTCAGAGCGTTAATGAACGAAATGTCGCTGAAATCAGCGTAGCTATACGTATCAAAACCAATCTGAATCTCATCATCGTAGAAGATAATGGGAGTACCGTCAGAAAGAGTATACATTTTATTCAGCGCGAAGGGGAGAATATAATTCTTCTTCGGCTTCTTGTAATTGGCAAGGAACTTAACAGCCTTATCGAAATCAGAATCGTACGATGCACCCAGGAGAGTGGTGTCGATAGCTGCCGTATTGTCCGTCTTATTGAACAGATAACTATTCTTCTTAATTACATCAGCAATAATGATATCATCAAGAATCTTAGAATAGTTGGGTTTGCTACTAGTGTGAAAGGGATTGTAACTATTATTATTCTTCTTACCAAAAGTATATGTCGTAATCATAAATCAGCCTATTTTAATTGTTAATACTTGTCATCTGAGCATTAACGTTCGATCAGGTTATTGTACATCAAATCGTTCTCGAATTCAAGAATACAAGGTTTGCCTGCGTCTCTGTTTTTCAACATATGCATGTAAACCTTATTTTGTGTAGGTAAACGGTTTGGTCCGTACTCTTGAATGTTCAATATCTCTGGTCTATGCATGACAAGCACGTAATCACTTGCCTGAAACATCGCATCAGATGACGATAAATCACTTCGCATCGGGTAATGACTCGATGGGTTATTTATCCTTTCTGAAGACTCGATATTTCTATTCATTTGTGCAATCTGAATCACTGATGTCATCGGATACTTTTTAGCTTGTATAAATACTCGCTCAAGTTCCGAAGTAGTCTCTATTACAGAACCTACTTGTTTAGTCAGCAACGTGTGATCGTATACGATAATAAAGTGTTTCTTAGAACCCTTTACATACGTTTCATAGAAATTCTTTATAGTTTTTTCTACCTCTGAAGGAGTGCTTGGGTTATCCACAAAATATATAGGATATTCCTTCAGCTGATTAGATACTGCAATAACACGTTTAAACGTTTCGTCATCCAGGTCCTTTTCAGAACTATACAAGTCAGAAGTCGTTTTACGAAGTTTACTCGAAAGCGTCCTTCCTACTTGCCTAAATCCAACCATCTCTAACGAGAAGTTTAGAATGACTATGTCTTCAGTTGGATTCAAATCAATTATATCGGTTGTCAAACTATTAACCCAGCTCGACTTACCAGTTCCAGATATACCAGCTATGGTGTAAACGGTATTTGGTTCTATACCTCCCATACACTGCTTATTAAACTTTTCCCATCTAGTTTTAAGAGAAACAATGTTATGCTCTCTTCGTCCTTTGATATAGTTGATTGCTTCTTGAGCAACAACGCTCATTGGACGTATGTTAGATAAGTTCTGTTCCATAAGAGTTTACTGGTGTTTGCTTCTTGTCGTTCATTTCATCTTCAATGGCCTCCCATTGACTACGTGTTAACCAATTCCACATAGTCATCATATAACTAAGGCTACCTTCACGCATCCGTTTAGATATTTCATAATCCAGACACTTGATGATATGTTCTGCCATAGCTGAGCTACGACCACATTTGAGGTTAAAGAAATGACGACACTTGTTTACGTTCGCACGCAAATAAGATTTACTGCCATCTGCTCGAACAACATACACGGGATACATATCGTAGAAGAGGTCAAAATAGTCCTTCTTAGGTGCTATACTTTGCTTTAACTCTTCCGTTGGCTCATATGTAACTGAATCACCTCTCTCTATCGAGGTGACCAAATGTTGGTCGACTAAGTACTGTATATCGTCATCACTGACAAGGTTGATGACCTTTTGGACGTCTTGATATTTTGGCTGATTCTTATCCAATACAATACTTAGGAACAATAATTGATTTGAATTCAGTTCTGGATTTGCATCCAGAAGTCTTGTATTTACTTCAATAATCATACTATTGACTCGGGGGCTCTAAGTTGGTTACTAAAATAACGATAGCTGTTGTTCAGTAAAGTCTGCTATCACTTTTTTGGCTTCACTGATATAGTAACGATAGTTAATCTTGCGATCTTCTATCGGGGTATCATCAAATTTATTCAGGATTGTTACTCCTGATTTAGTTAACATATTGGTTTTATCTCTGTCTCCATTTGGATCTACTTTATAGAGATAAGGACCATCTGTGCTTGCATAAAATCTATTGATACGTTGTATAGGTTTTTCACCGTGTACAACTTTAAATTTCTTATCTACAGCTTGAGACATTAAGAAATCACGGATATCTCTATCCTTCTCAATAGTTTCTGTCACCGGTATCTTGTTGACAAAGTATTCTATAACAGCTTTGGGAATGATTACAGGTGCTAATCCCTTCCCAAGCTTTGTTTTAGTTATAAACATACCTTTTCTCTCTATCAGATCTGGGTCTTTCGACTCTGAATATCCCTTCATGACCCCAAAGTAGTCATTGATGGCATATTGATAGAATGCTTCGTACTCATCCACTTCAAAACCAAGTTGAGTGATCTGTTCTACCTCTTTAATGGCTCTCTCAATTCCATCTTTAAGGCTGTTTTTAGCCCTGTAGACAACGCCGTCAGTGTTCACCTGTATAATTTCACAGCCGAGCTCTAAAAGCCTGTCTACGAGCATTAAAAGAATTAGTTGACCGTTTATCCTAATCTTAAAAACATTGAACGGATCGTACATCCAACTTACCTCCTGTTGCATCTTTCCTGTAGGAGAATTAAGCACGATCTTTAGAAACAGATTCTTAATCTTTTGACCAGTACGTTTTGCTTCTATTCGTTCATAGTAAATACCTTCGAATATATCGCAAAAAAGTTTTCCTAAGTGACGAGGGCCAAATTGATATTTAATCAATAAGGACGGATACATGGACGTAACATCGGCGTGTCCAATGTGCTCGTCATCTTTAGGGAGGAATATCTTTGGAGTGTGGATGGAATGGATTCCACCTACACCTACTGAATACACCACATTTGAGAGAACAAACTTCTTCTCATAGCCTTTGCGCTCTTTAGAGTATACGACCTGTTTCTTCATATCCTCAAGAACGTCTTGTAACTTTGGATTTTTGTATTTTATAAATGGCAGAATAACATCCTTCAACGGAATATAATCCATAGGAGAACGCATTTCCTTTATAACATTTTTAGGAATACCTGACTTCTTAGAATATTCTTCTAACAGGAAGGTCTCTGCCATCTTAACACTGTCCATAGAAAGACAATCTATGCCGTGTTCTTTCTCGATAAACAACCTCAAATCGATTTGCTCTTTCAAGCGGTTTAATAACTCTGTAGTCGACTCAACATCGTTTATGTTGTATGCTATCATTTCGTCAATTTTATCTACAGGCAAAGGTTGATCGAAGTCTCCTTCGTACTCATAGACATTCTTATAGTGCATTGTAACCTGCATGGTTTTCAAACCCACTCTAAGCTTTTGACTAAACTGCATTGTGAGCAAGTCCATCGATTCGAAGCAATGTGCATACTTCCATCGTTTGAGCTTCTCACGGCTCCCATCTTCGTCTTCCACTATCGTAGTAGATAGATTAAACAAAGAATTACAAATTTTCCAGTAAGGTAAACTTGCTAGTTTTTTCCTGTAGTCTATCATATAGTTTATGATTACATCATCATAGTGATGATTATTGTAACCACAAAACAATTTGAAATAATCTTCGTGTGTATAATAAAAGAAATCAACTAGATCTTCTAGCTGATTCCTTCTTTCTGATATTTCAAATTTGTATAGTCTACCGGTCTCTGTATCTTTACAGCAACAGTGGAAACAATTAGGGAATATCTCTACGTCGTATACGTAGACTATTCGATTTCGTATCCACATGACTCATAGGTTCTTTAGTTAATACTAGGAGTGAGTGCAGGGCTCGAACCTGCGACATAGCCGACTTAACTCGCTGCTCTACCAACTGAGCTAACTCACTCTTTTACACACAGTTACGTACTATGTAGAGGCTTTACTGTGCATTATATTAGAAAGATAGGACATCGGAGTTTACTTGGATTTATCCTGGCAATAGAGTGACATTAACCATTAACCAAATAGCGATCCCTACACTCTTAGGTCTGCCGATACGCATATTTATCAGTATTTTACACATCATTGAGAGGTGTACCTATTCCTATCTTTTATCTATCGTATTTATGCCGCTTTTGGCAATATCATACGACCTTTCTTGCGCTTGTGGTCCTTCAGATTAGTAGCCACTAGCGAAGGATTCTTCGCGTGTGTCTTATTAGTAATCTTTTGGGCCTTATTGAGAAGTTTGGATTCAGGTCCAAGTTCGTTTACTTTATGACCTTCCCCGTTGATATCCTTTATGTCGGCTATCTTCTTCTCTTGGTAGACCGCATTCTTTTCGCTCATCTTAAAGCGTCCAGTCAGCGGTAATTTGTCAAACATCGAGACGACGAAGTCTCTAATGCGTATCAAGGCCTCTTCACGTTCCTTCTCCCACATAGGGATAAATTCGTCTTTAAAGAGGTCGTCAGTAGGACAAGGCTTAGGGTGCTTACGCTCCCATTTCTTCATCTTCTCGTCCTCATATGCCTTCATCTTGGCGGCTTTGCCTAGGTTCTTCCACAACTTCTTTTGATAGTCGCGTGGATTAGGGAACTCTGACGGATGATCCCACTTCTTAAGTTCTACGGTACCGTCTTTGTATTTTACCCACTTTTGGCCGTGGCATCTCTTACGGAGATTCTTAGGTTGTGGATATTTTTTCTCGTCCCATTTGGTGCTCTTTTGTACAAAATGTACATCCTTACCATCATTGAACTCTACCTTGAGAAGATCCTTCTGTTCAAACGTTGGTTTCTTCTTTGGTATATTGTTAACGGTATGCTGACGGCTATAGGCTGCAAGATTCGCTACTTTTCTTCTACGAACCTTAATACGTACGTTGCTACTTCCCATATTATTTCTGCGATTAAGTTAAACATACGTTAAGCGGCCTTCTTAGCTGTTTTAGAGCCTTCTGACGCCTTTTTAGGGTTCAGGTGGACAACTACACTAGGCTTACGTTTCTTCACGGCAGAGAGCGTTTTTAGCACTACTCTCTTAGTGACCTTTCCGGTCTTCTTGCTGCGATGGATGTGAATATTCTTCTCCTTGCGTGCAGCTTTTACAGCAGCGGCCTTCTCCTTACTGTTGTTAGAAGGTTTCTTCTTCTTCGGCTCTGCCTTTGGCAGCACGGATTCCATCTTCTTGGCATACGGATATATCTTGGCGCTAGGCGGTGCAATCTCTCGCAACTTGGCCAGAACATTCTGGTCGCCCTCAAGAGACATGTATGCAAGTGATACTCGGGCCTTGGTGTTTCCGCTTATCAGAACGTTGTATTTAATCTTGGCGTTCTCAACAGCTTCCTTAAGCATGTTATAGTCGGAGTTATCGAACATTACTACGATGTTATACTCTTTGGGAGCATTCATCTGTTCTATGAGCTTCTTTACGAGCTCTTCCGTCTTCTCCTCATCGAAGCCCATGCGTTTACAACGACGACGCAAGGCGTTGATACGGAAATTACGGAACTGTTCTTCACGTGTCTTACGACGCTCTGTAGCGTCAGCAAGAGTTTTTACTTTACCTGTGGGGATATTATTCTTAGTTGCAGTCTGACCCTTCTGGGCAGTGTCTACGGTGTTATTCTTACTCATATTTTGATAATATAATTAAATTAAAAAATCTTGTTAATAAGTCTCTTAATGAAGCTTTTCTTCTTCATTACGTATACGATACCTTCGGTAGTGTTTACGACATGAAGGATATCGTAATCTTTTGTTTCTCGCTCTAATCTTTCGTTAGACAGAGCAAATGAAACGATAAGTTGTTTGTATCTTGTTTTCATCTTTGATAAATGAATTTGTTAAACATGTTATTTATTGGGAAATATTGTGATCAGTTACGGGAACGATCCGCTCATGTGTATAAACACATGCACCAGCTTTCTGATCGGGATTATTTTCTATGCTGTCAAGTCAGTCTCTACCATAGGAATCATAGTCTCGTCGATAGTGATTGTTGTATCGCTATTAAACTTCTCCATGTCAGTATCGAACTTGTTAGCCTTCAACTGCAACTCCTTAATCATAGAAGCAATCTTTGCAGAAGTGAATACCTCCTCCTTACCAATATTCTTCAGACCCTTCTGAGCCTTAGTCTTCTGGTCCAGGGTAGGAATCATCTTGAGCTGACAGATGGCCTCCTTCATCTCGCAGGCCATGAAAATACTATAATTGTTGGTCTTCTTAAAAGCCTCCTTATCAAAGGTTGTGATACCCATATTCAGGTAGAACAACATACCCTTGATGTATACAAGCTTCTGTGCCATCTGAGTAATCTCATTATAAAGATTCTTCAGATCGTGTGTACGGTAGCCATTCTTAATGTCCTTTTTACTCATAAGGTTCTCGGCTTTAATATAGCTCCAGTACTTCTTCTTCTTGCTATCAATATCCTGTCGGATAGAAATAATCTTACTCGCGTTCAACTTAATTGATTTCGTCATATATAAACATTTGATTTAGTTAGACATCCGTTAATTAGTTGAATTCGAGATTACCTACACGTACCTTGCATCAAAACAAATTAATACAAAGCAAAACAAATCTCTGGGGAGGGGGACCTCGATCCCCTACTCCCCGAATACCCTCGAGTATTATAGATGAGATTGTTTTTTATTTAATACATTTCTCGGCAAAGAACCAAGTATTGCTGTATAACAGTTTCTTAGAGTGTTCATATTATACCTCGATATTATATGAACTGATCCCACGGGATCGTTATTTCCGCGATCGTGTTACGTTTACAATACCCATTTCTAAGTCAAGAAATGCTTTACCTGTTGCGTCAGGAAAGCGGAACACGCGAGGAGTTTCGTTGTTTATGTGTACGTTTACCACCGTTTCTCCGTGATCATGTTCGCGAACGACTACGCTTGGGCCTGACTTCCCCGGGTCTCCCTCGAGAGACGCTCCACCGTTCTTATTGTTAACTACATGATCATAGATATCGTTGAGTCGTTCCACAACCCAATTAAACTCACTTTCGCGCTGTGCTTTCTTAGCGATTTCCACACTTAGCCCTTCTTCAATAGCAACAGCGTTGCCATTTTTAGAAAGACTCACAAGGGCATCCCATACGGCAAGTGCCCAACTCGTGAATGGCAGTTTTACCTGACATCCGATGAGTTGATTCCACCATCTGAAGCGAGTGACACCCAGGGTAATAACTCCTGTAGTGTCATCAACTTCAAATATTTCAAATGATTTGCCCTCGCTAGCCGCAGCCTTAACTTTGGCTGCAATTGTTTCATCTAACATCAACAGACCAATCAGCTGGATAGATCTGTTTGTGAGGGTCTTTTTGTTCATACCTATTCCTCAGTAGCAGTATGAACGTTGAGTACAGCACTAGATGCGCTGGCTACGACATCCTTGATGTCAACACCATTAACCTTAGAAGTGGCCCACTCCTTATCGATCTCGATAGCCTTCTTCTCGTTCTCGTTGATTGTCGTGATGATGTTCTGCTTCATCTTGTTCAGAGCACCGATCAGAGTGTCAATGTTCTTGACCTCAGCGCGGTTACCCTCGTTGACAACAGCGACAACCTTAGAGGGCTCCAGGAAGAAGTTCTGACCTTCACCCTTCAGAGCATCAGAAATGGCTTCTGCCATAGGCTTCTCAGCGACAGTGGGGTTAGAGCCGTCCAGCGGGAAGAACATGTCGTAGGAACCATTGGAACTGTCCAGATTTACTACAACGCCGACCTGCTTGGTCAGAGGCTGTACGTACATCTGGGCGCCGAGGATGTCCTGAATCTTCAACATGAACTTGCGAGGAGAGCGATTGAGAATGAGACCTGCTGCACCAGGAGCTGTTGCCTTGGCTTTATCGTTCTCGAAACCTTCTTTACCACCCTGCCAGCAGTCGCGGCTTTCTACTTTGGCGTAAGCCTTACCAATCAGCGCGCCAATTAAACTTGCGGCCTGACGGTTGTCGGCCAATACGGTTTTGATGTTTACATCAATTGTTTTTTCGTTACTCATTTTTTCTTATCCTGTTTGATATCGTGGTTGATCCACCAACGATAAGATTAAAAACTATGGACACTTCTGGGTGTGTCCGTGACCTCTAAAATAGTTTTACATCCGACTCGGAGGTTCTACTGGATGCGGTTTGTTCAACCTATTATGTTTTCAGTTGCTGTGCTAATGGGAAGCACGTTTTTATTGACGACTAGTTACACTTCTATATTCCTTAAAATGAAGCTCAACTCGTGTAACGGGGATTCAACGGTAGAATCATCCATGCCCATCATCATCAACAGGTGCTAAAGCTTTAAATGCTGAATATGTGAATTCAATCACTAAGTTTACTAGAACCATATGTAGTTATGTCTATTTTTCGTAAAACATGCATCGAATACGTTCCTTGCGTACTAGTTCCGACGTCTTTTTGTCCGTTGGCAAAATTTTGGCTAGGCCAACTAATGCTCATAGGACCCCTCAAAAGATTGCGTAATTTCTCTGTAAGTATATTTCCCAAGCTACTACGAGTTATTACACAGTGATTGTTACTTAACCACAGATTTTCTCTGATGTCGCATACTTTAAGGCGTACGCTACTGTTTACCTTTTCCCTTTTCATCATGACGTGCGTGTGTCATTGCACGGGACGTGCTTCGTTATCGGACAGTCTAGGCTCCAGAACCAAATAACTCTACGGCTTGTTTTCTTCTCTTGGCAAGTGCTTGCCTCATTTGTTTATAGTGCACGAATACTGGAGGGATTTCACCTCATACATCGCTTCTTGTCACCCACTTAAAGATTCATATTTGCCGAATCCTTTTCATCAGCGAACTGTCTTTCGACAGACTAATTACTCATTTTCTTTACCCCTCCGAGACAGGGAGGTGGCTAATAACTTCACGATAAGCTGCCCATCGATTAAATGTATATTGCTTTATGGACTACAAAGGATTTGCTGTCCTACTTCAAGTCGCTACCCACGGCTACCTATTCGATTGCTCTTTTGGCGACTCAAGCTTAGATAGCGATCGTTGTATCTCATTCTGCTACTTGCTTCTCAGGAACGGTTGGCACTCGAACTCCAGGCGTGATGGCGCATACATACAAAGTTGTCTTTATTCCTTCCACCAGCTGGGAACATCAATTTTTGTTAAACATGTTAATATCTCTTTTGTTTTCTACTACGTATTATCTTCGTTAGAATCTTCTCCCGATAAAGTATGACGGTATATCGCATACAGTTCGTCATCTAACTATCATCTTACTTTCGAAGGAAGCGATCTCCCTCTATACTGGAATGTATAGGCTTCGAATCGACCACCCAAAACAAACGTCTGACTGTCAAGTTGTCATCTAATTGCATTTCCTATTTCAAACATCACATTCGCTTACCAATGCGTGTTATCATTTACAATAGCCTTTCTTCGCGGGCTTCAGTCGCGCATCCTTGGGCTCCAGAACCACAAGAACTTCAAGTGTTGCATCCACTGGCAGTCATTCTACTTTTATATACCGCATGAACGACCAAGGCCTGGCGGTCATCTTCATCATATTTTCCTCTGTACCCCATCCCTGGCACCCCTTCAACGGAGTTGTGCACGAATCGAACGGCAAGGATTTCTCCAAGGACCGTAGTTACGGTACGGCGCAGACAGTCACACCTTCTGCTAGGCGAATATACTCAGATAATTTTCACTCCCTTACACATCCGGTTGGACCTCCGAAGAGCCCGGATGAAGGACTAAGCTACAGCTTATTGATACATCATTAAGTGGTTGGTGTCAAACTTAATGTTGCAACTCCTGTATCGTTATGCTAACCTTATGTATCATCAGTTAGTGTGTCGAATACGGCATCATTTTGCCCCTAGGGGTCTTACGCGTTTTTATGGTTATCCTTCACCAGTCGGTTCTCAAGGGCCAAAGGACTTGATACAAACGCTCTGTCCTCTTACTGTAAGCGATTCAGTTATGTAGTACGCATAAACTTACAGCATTTCATCCTACCTTTTGCATTTCTCACCTGTTGAGCAGGCTAACATATTCTCAGATCAAGTTGTACTATTTCGAGCCCGGCTAATGAGACCGTTTACATAGCTCTGACGTGTTGCCAATCTGGCCGGGGGACACACAAATCCTCATGCATCCCCCACACCGGAGTGATTATCGTTTATAGACTACCTTATCGTCGACAATAAGGCAAATGGAACCTTTAGGAGGTCCAACACTGTCCGAGGTATGCTCCTCACGAACCTCACGTACTTGGTTTTGGACTGCAGAATCAGGAATTGCAGCTGGAATGCTGTATCCCTGACGCTTTACAGTAGCCCTTGGTGGTGTACGCTTACCCTTGAGCTTCTTGGTTATTACTTTCGGAGCTTTTGCAGTAGTGTCCTTAACTACGATTACCTCATATGGGACATACTCTTTCTCCGTTTTGTCTTTCACACTCGGATTCACCCGAGTCCCGAAATTCAGCGCAGGCAATACCGGCTGAGCGGTAATGGTCGCTGCGTTTAGCGTCTGATGTTTCAGAGCTAACGTCTTGTTTGCTTCTGTATCCGCCAGCGAAATGCCTGCGATGGCAAATGCGAGCGCACACAGAAACGTTGTTATTAATTTCATGTCTTTGATAGATTTAGAGAGAACAAATATTATTCGCCTCCATTCTCCTCCTCAGAAACAATGATATCCGTCAGGTTACCCTCTGCGTAAGAGATAGACTGAGCAAGAGGACCACGGAACATGTTGATAATGATACCAGCACGCTGCTGAACATTCTTCAACATGCTATCCTTGTCTGCCTTCTTGATATCGATCTCAGGATAATAGGTGGACATGATGTTAGAGACGATGCGGTGAGCAAGTTTGCACTTCTCAGACTCCTGGTCTTCTGCATTGTAGTCTTCAACCAGACTGTCTACGATATCGAATGTAGGATTGTTAACCCACTCGATAACCTGCTTCATCTCTTCGATAGCTGCTTCGTTGTAACGAATAGCGGCTTCTGTAGCTGCCTTAGCAGCGCCAGTCTCGTTCTCAACGTGCTTCTTCTGCTCCTTCAGGATAGAATTGCATTCAGCGATACGGCTGTTGCAAGACCAGAGCAAGAGAATACGTGTTATGTCAGCCACGTAAGAATCGTCAATGGCATTATCCTTTTCAGGAACGGCACTACGACGATAGAGGCAGAATGCGGAGATAGGAGAACCGGTCTCAATGGCACGCTTGCGAAGAAAGTAGGCGGTACCGTTAAGAGAGAACGGACATGGACCAACGATCTCGGCAATCTCGTTCAGCATATCCTGGCGAGTCTTAGCCTTCATCTCCTCCAGAGCAGTCTTCTTGTCCTCTGCGGCATTGGCCTGGATGGTCAAATAACCACGATAGAACTTGATAGTGCGCTGTACACGAGCATCAGGACGGTCGATACCGTCTGTGATAGGCTTAACCAGCATAGCGGTCAAAGAGGCCTTCAACTGTTCCTTCGTCTTTATCTCTGCAGGATTGTCAACTGCCTTGGCGACAGCGGCGATCTCCTTCTTCTTCTGCTCGATTGCGCGGTCAGACACGTTACTCGCTTCAACGTTAAGAACCTTAGCGTCGGCGGGCTTAATGTCGAGAAGGCCGTGAATCTTCAGCTGCTCTTCTGTAGGAGCAGGCAGAGCCTTGTACTCAGGAAGTTTAATACCACGCTCCAAAGCCATTGCCTGAAGCGCCTTGTAATTGTTCTCGTTTGCGGTAATAATGTTTCCGACAACACTTCTACCAGTGGCGATTTCGCCAACTGCTACATCGAGAATAGTTGCCTGTGCGAGCAACGTGAAGCCATCGATCATGCTCTGAGACGGATTCTCGACGTTCTGCATCATGAATGCGCGCTCAGTCTGAATGGCTGCGATGTAGTTTACTTTTTCTCCCTGTGAGAGACCCTTTGTTGCAGGAGTCTCTAACTTACCTCCGTCAAGACGAGTGGTAGTTGCGGGAGCAGCCTGTTCTGCTGCAGCTTGTGCAGCACTTTTAGTGTTTTTACCCATTTTGATAATGTGTTTATAAATTAATTACTTGCAGGTGGTTAGTCTGCTTAACTATAACCAATTCCACGTAGATAGATGATACTTTCATGAGGTATCATGAGGTATTATATCATTTGGTGGGTTTGGAAGAATGTGAAGGTTTATCCACTGAGTCACCCCAGGGACATTACTCAAAGTGGGAGTATGCTCAACAAAATCAGGCGTATATTCCTGACTCACAAGGTTTTGTGTTTCCACATCGGTTGCTGAACAGTTTTCGTTTGTGAATAGACACATGTTTGAGTCTAACGATACTGCGAGCCCTTGTGTGGGGTACGCCTGGTTGAGCGACGTTCCACTTTGTTCCTTCTCCGAGAAGAACGTGTCATTCACGAGCTTCTTACCTGCAAAGCCTAATACAAAGGCTATGAACAGGGTCCAGAATAACTTATTGCTTTGATTGTATCGTGCGATACCGGCAATAATAATTATTCCGAGAACGAACATTAAGAATGTCATACTTTTAATTTTAAGCGTTGTTTTAACTTTTTCCTAGTTCTCGACAACGTTGACTTAATAGTTCCTGTTGGGATTTTCGGATTGAACGAATTACTAATCTCTTCTATGGTATTATTATTCACATAGAACATTGTGAAGATCTTACGAGTGATCTCTGGCAACTTGTTGAACTCAGGTAGCAGTTCTTTATACGTCAGATGGTTGACTAGGTCATCTTCAGTAGAACCCTGAACGTCTGAAGTTAGTCTTTCTTCTTTCGCATCAGGTGCCACTCTTTTGTTTTCTTGTGAACGCAAATAGTCAATAGCAGTACGATTAGTTAAAATTCTCAGCCATCCTCCAAAGGAGTCATATGCTGTGAATTTAGAGAGTTTTTGATGCACTTTCAAAAAGACGATATTTGCAACGTCTTTGGCCTCATCCATATCTTTAAGATAGTGAAAGAGGAGATTCTCCACAAATCCTTTGTACCTATAGAAAAGCGCATTAAATGCAGATTCATCACCTGCTTGAGCTCTTTTGATCATCCCAACTTCCTCGGGGGTAATACGTGGGTTCATAATCAAACAAATTTACTCGGTTTATTAAGGTGTCACTCCTGTACGCGGAACCGAAACGCTTAGTGCCCCGCCGGAATACCAATCCGGGTTAGGTTGTCGGGGCTAAAATGGCAAGTCTTCTGTATTTATAGCAGAAAGCTCACCATTGATCACTGTAATGAAATTGTTGTGAATTGTTATATTCATTTTTCTAGATAAACGTCCTTCACTTACTAATTTATTTAGCATACCGGTTGCAATTCGCATTCGAACACCTATCGTTCGATAGTCAGCGATTCCCAAACGTAGAGTAATCTTTTTATTTACCCACGTTAGAACATCATGAAGGCCTTCATTCCTCCAGATTTCATACAACACGTCACAATTAATTTCACCGTCCTCTAATGCAAACACGTTAGCGTTGTCTAATATACCCCTTGCGCCTTGATTGTATGCGATACGCAAATGATCATAAACTACGCTAGGCTTAGCATCTGCATCGTTTACCCCTAAGGGTAACAAATATTTGGAAAATATACTACACATAATCCCTTTCTAAGCACCGAATCAAATAATTCACAAGCCTATCTACATATGCGTATTTAGCTTGTTTTTCTTCTTCATCAGCATTTTTTGAAGGCATAAATGCGTTCAGGTAGGTATTGATGATTTCTACTTTAATAGACATATCATCTTTACCTGCCTTTTTAGAGATATTGTATGCATTTTGGATATATGCATACTCAGAGCTGAACCACGATACCCATGATGAAACGCGCTTCCAAAATACACGTTCTTCATCAGTAAGGTCGTCCCAATCAATACTTTTGTCGAATACGAAATTCTTCGGTTTCCCTTTTACAATACCGAGAATTGCACGTACAATCTCCTTCTTATTCTCAGGAGCTTTCTGTAACAATTTGTTCTCAGAACTGTATTTGTCACCTACAATACGTACAAAATGACAATAAGTATGTTCTACCCACTTATCTTTGGCTTTTTGCCATTTCAAAGCGTCATCGACTGTTTTAGGACATCTGTCCCTCAACATTTCTCGATATCCTTGTTTTCCCATGTATCAAACATAAATTTTTCCAAGCTTTTTGCTTTTGTGTATATATCTGCCCTTGCATATGGCAGATGTGGTTCGTATCTAGCTACCATATATTGGTATACTGCACAATCTCCCATACAATTTTCAAATATTACACTATCTTTCCAAAATTTTACAACAATGATGGACAATACTAATCTTCTCAATGGTACACAACCACTCCAATAAAGTTGAGCAATTTTGTGTAATTCCTTACAATTATTTGATGCAAGGTGTAATTTGTTTTGCAATTTGCCTGGTGAACTTAATACTTTTGGGTTCTCTGTAACAAATTTTTCTAATTTTACTGAGATGTTACAGAAATAATCGTAGGATATTGTTCTCATATTGATTATGTTTTAAATTTGTGATTCCTAAAGGATTCGAACCTTTGACCCACAGATTAGAAATCTGTTGCTCTATCCAGCTGAGCTAAGGAACCAAATGCTCCACCGCTGTGGAGCAAAAGTAATTAGATTCGAAAGATACGGCGTCTCACGACGTTTTGGAGTGAGTGTGGGACTCGAACCCACCGCATCCGAAGATGCCCAGTTTAACTCACTCTCGTTTCACAGGCACTTAGGTAGCCTGTACACCGACTTCACGCTGCCTCCTGGAGGCCCGTGTAGTCTGCAATGTTAATATTGCCAGTTAATTTTTATATCAAAGCGCTTAATGTGTTTACTTCCACTGCGTTCTATACCAATTACGCCCCAATTTTATTATTGTTAGTGGAGCGTACGGGGGTCGAACCCGTGTCACAACAGTTTACCTCACACACGCTAAGATTCTTACTTGTGAATGTCTTGATGATCAGTCAAAACACTCGATTTAAGGCTATTTTAAGCCATTCTGACGCATTTTCTATGCTCTTGTGGGTAGCTGGTCCACTTAAGCATGTCGAACGCTTAGAAACGACTTTTTATTTTGCCTCAATAATAACACATTGCCCTATCACTGACTCGCGGGTTCTCAATAGAATGTGTTCGCATTCTTGATATACAACGCAGTGTCAATCTTTTGATACCATCTCAGACTGGAGCACCGACTCATGGTTCGCACATCGCAAACTTGATCTAATGGCCTCATATTATTACACCGTGAGGACGGTGGCGGTCTTTACGTAATGGCTCGGGGGCTCTCTACGTATGTGTCTATTCACATATATATAGTATCTACTTGATCTCTAGGCTCCTGGACACGCAATGGTCGCTGCCTCTCATCTTTTTCGATTACTTTAACGTCACTGACTCGGAGGTTCTCGACGTCTAAAGACCTGGGTGATGGATTAATACCAGTAATTCTCTACATAGTGACGGTACTGACCCTCGTAAGAGTTACGCAACTCGCGCATAGCGGTGTCGAACTCTTTGTTGGACTCAGATACCTTCTTAGAGAACTCCTCCTCCATCTTTTTGGTCTCGGCCTCATGCTGGACGGGTGTGAGACGCAATTTTGCGTCAATCTTCTTCTTGGTCGGGATGCATTCGCCATCCTTGATCTCACACTCGACACCGAGCAATCTTTCCAGAAGCGACTTAGAAGCATCGAGCTTCTCCTTCGTGATCTTATCCTCACGACGGCGCTGCTGGAGCTGGAGCACAGTCTTACGGTTTACATAGGTAGCGATACAGAGCTGCTTCTTAGCCTCGCGCTTCTTGTTATCGTCCTTTTCTTTGTTGATCTCAGACAGGGCGGCTGTAATAGCGTCGTCTGTAATCTGGTTACCGGTGCGAATTGCATCAACTGTTGTCTCCTCGGCTTCCTTTGTTGCGGGAGCCTTCTTTTCATCTTTCTTTTCTGCCATTTTGATAATGATTTAAAAAGTTTAACTTAAAGTTTTATTGATATTCCTCATACGAGGTTTTGTGCTTGGTTGCACGTTTGTAAGGCACTGCGTCTTTGTGACGTAGTTCTGCAGCCTTATATCGTACAGTTTTGCCTGAACGATAGATATTGTTTCTAAACATACCCTTCAGCTGCTTGTTTGAACACCTTCCATACATTAATAGACCACCCATATGCTCTACATAGCTTTTGAGATATGGTTTCGGCTTTGATGATCTCTAATGCTGCACGCAGTTCTGTTTTGAATCCGTAATTTACATTATTCATGCATTTTCTTACGGCTCTATCCAAAACACATATACCCAAGACATCCGAACTATTTGCAGTTCGAATTTCGGTCTCAAATGTTGTGGACAAGAACTTCATTGCGTGTTCTAACGCATCTTTGTCTTTTTGTTTTGTGTCACTGGGGACTGTACGAGCAACGATAGCGCTTGCAACACTATCGGCATCCAACACTTTAACTTGAAGCAGTTCTGGAATACATACACCGTTTGCTACTAGTGTATTTCCAATAGCTTCAATTACAGCGGCAGGAGTTTCCTTACCGCTGTATAGGATAACAATAGCACGGCTTTCCATAATCACTCTACTGATTCTTCAGTTTTTACCATGATTTTAACAGGCTTGCCGTCTATCGTATCCGTTCGCCTATGATAAGACGTAGATAGCACTTTGGATACATCCTTGTGTTCTGCGCTTATACTATCCGGTGCTGATGTGTTTGTTGGTAAGTAGTCATAAACTTGTTTGTTTTGAGTATATTCCAATACAAGTTCAGATTTAGATACAGACCCTTGCCGCTTAATCAGTGTTCCAGCCACATTTCTTAGCACATCTTCTGGCATTGACAGGAACACTTCATCGTCAGCCTTCTTACCAGCATAAAGATCACGCATGATAACAACTTCATCCGCGGTTTCCATAACCGGATTAGCATAATCCAGGTTGGTAGCCTGCACAAGGCTGTCTACATACTCATACATCTTTTCCTGATTGTCTGCACCAGGACCATTCGTCTCATAGAGGTAAACTGCCCCCAGAGCCAGGAGGCATCCGATAAGGATTCCCCCTAAGAGAGAAATAAATTTTTTCATTTTGATAATGATTTTTTGTAAAACTTAAAGTTTGGTCCAGTTTTAAGGAAACTTGGAATAACCTGTTGTAGTCTCAAGGAGAGTCGAACTCCTCTTTACAGAATGAAAATCTGTCGTCCTAACCGATAGACGATGAGACCGTAATTTGTGTAGCACGGGGAAAACCAAGACTCGAAAACTAACACCCAAAGTACACCCTACATTGCCGCCGCAATGATTGCTACACAAATTATATAGGATGTGCTGTTTTCACGGTTACGAGAGGGGGAAGACCATATATCCCTTGATTCAACCGATCTTCTGGTACAGCACTAAACCATAGAAAAACGTCCTACATGTACTACTCTCTGAAAGCGTGATTTCGTACCCCTCCAAACCACCTCGGACGTATAAGATTATTATATACAAATAGCAAAGGAGCCGACAAATGTCGCCGACTCCTGTTATCAAGGTAAAAGGGATTTAAAATACGAATTTAGAGTTCATTTTTAAGCCCTTTTTAATGTTGGGTGAAATCAGTACACCCACTGCTTTGTCCTTGTACCATGATGGCAGGCCTACATTTTCTATTATAGGCGTGTCAGTCATAAACTCAACCCTTGATATCATTGAGTTTGCATCTTTTAGGTAGTATACAACATTATTAAGATCTTGCTGCATTTCTTCAAGATCCTGTTTAGTTTGCTCACTCACCGTTGGTGCTGAGCCAAGGACAATTACAACTACTAAATCTAGCATATGTAACATTTGTATATAATATTGTTCCCACAGTTGCACTTACGGCATACGTTTTAGCATCCTTACTACCGAAGAGGCGCTATCTCTAGCGATAGTCGCTACGTGTGTCGGCCTAGTTCTCATCCGACTATGGGACACGGGATTTCTATTACGACTGTGGGGTTGCTAAAATTACACAAATTTTGTGTAATTTGCAACATGCATGCACCCTCTCTGCATTCTCCAACTAGACCGGTCACCCATGTAAGAGTTTATTTAATAGTTGGTTGTCTGGACTTGAGGTTTCCAGATCTCAGCTGCATTCTATGCATTTATTAATTTGAACCTGCTATCCTCACGGACCACAGGTTCCTTAGCTATTATTATTATGACAAAAGAATTAAATCTTCTTTAATATTACCCCGTGCAAGGAACAGTTATACCTTGCTCCAAATCTTGAATCCGGCATACATGGACATGTAAACACATCGTTTAAGTCGCACCCAGTACAACCACCAGTTCGCTTTTTTGCTCTGTAAACAGCGTTGCTGATGGTTATTAGTTGTCCTGGTTTAATGTAAGTTGTTTTCATACATTAATGTGTTCTGCTAACTGCAAACGCAGCTGTTTGATGCGCTCACATCCATAATACACAACTCTAACACATTCGATTGAGAATACGATTGTTTTGTTAGAGTACTTTTCAGACCTGAATTGGATTACTTCGGGGATGTTGTCAAGTAGTTTCTTCCACCTCGGACACATGTCATGAATAATCGCTGATTGCCTGCCGTCGGCAATTCGATTAAATATATTATCCGAGATTACTAATTTGGCCACCTTTACCTGGTAGACGTTTTTCCTTAATAACGATATGTCAGCCGTTTCTACATGGTGGGCATCAGGAAACGCTGTTATCCGCATATATGGTCCGATTGGACGGCCATTAACAGCTTTTCTTCTTATAATCTGTTCTTTTCTCATTTGCACTTTGTTGACATATAAAGGAATAATGCAATAAGAATCAAACCAATCCAAAAACCTGGATCGATTTTATTTTGTTTTGCTATTTGCATTGATTGCTTTTTTGGTTCTTTTACTTTTCTGAGACTTCTGGCTCAGAATCCAGTCGAGAGCTATTTTAAGCGCTGCTCGTTTTGCTTGATACACGTTTGAATACCATTTGGTACATCCGAGAGATTTTCTACCGTTCCACCCTAGCTGAGTATTACATACTTTAACTGAGAACGCATATACAACCTTTTTTGTGACAGGAGTAACAAACGGTGGTGCACTATTATAAATGTGTATATTGTATTTCTGCCTGATATAATCTATAGCAGGATCAACAAAGAATGAATAACCGCCGTTAGTGGCAGCTTCAAACTTTTTTTCTAATGCTGATCCAAGCACTCCTTGGCAAGGGGCGAATCTTCTCATCTTACTTCATGTCCAAGAATTAAATAATTACCTTTTAAATTAATACCGAGTTTATTGGCATTTTCCTTGAGAGAGTTTATAAATACCGCACACGCATTACGTGTACCATAACCTACAACAGATGTAACAGTACCATCTTTTTTAATGATAGTATGTTTCTTGTTGAGGTCTACATCCCTCCTCAGTTTTGGCCGAGGAGGGTTCCGCTGGTTTACGATTCTTCCTTGTTGCATACCACAAGATTTATTTCCACTCCGATAGTTTCGCCAAATACGGCCTTAATGGCAGTCTCGAAGTCGTCACACATCTTTTCAAACGTTGTGATTTTGTGTAATTCTTCTTCAGCTTCTTTCTCTTCTGAAGGCAGTCGGAGTGCCAAATTCGTAACCTCTCTTGCAATTGAGATGATTTTAGCGTGTTCCAACGCTAACGCCTTAGCTTCAATCTCCTTTGGGAGAGCTTTGCCAATCACGATGGCAAAGTCGGAATCTTTCGGCAAGAACTGAACTTTGTAGCCCAAACCCTCAACGAATTTTTTGATTCGTTGCTGATTTGCTTTGATTCCAATGTTGTGGAATGCCTGAGGAACCAGGAGGACGTGGTCCTCTATCTGAATTCCTGTTGAAGAACTTTTTGTGAATAACATTTTTGATAAACGTTTTTATTTAGCGTAAACTTTACCCATTACGCTGATTGGGAATGTATTTAATTAATAATGTAAATTCTTATAAAATCCCTATCTATCTTCACAGACGGATAAGGAGGCAAAAAATTTATTTAGTTCATGAAGGATTGTCTTCTTAAAACCTGTAATCTGACTCACTTGTGTGATACGGGCACACGCTGATTTACCAGATAGTACTTTACGATATCTTTGTAGTACAGGGTTTGTCATTTAACAATAACAGCACCAGTTGGTTTTAATCTGGCTGCTTCAATTTCTGTTATTTGAAGCAATTTGCCCCAACATCGTACAAAATATCGAGGCATCATTATTTGTTTAATGACTTGTTTTGCTTGTTCGTGATGCTGTGCCATATATAATTTATGTGCACGTGCTACATAGCCTCCACGTGACGAACCACACGCATTGAGGCTGAATCTTTGTCTTGCCATAATATAGAGAGTTTAAAAATGTGCAAGATATAAAGGGCGGCTATGTTGAATTATGGCAAACGTTTTTTGCCGCCCTCTGTCCTTGGTAGGACATAGTTCTCTACAGCAGTATCGCTCTGCTTAACAACAACTTATTATTGCTGTTATATTCTCTAATAGAGAAACCACACGATCTTCCCAGACAGTGTGATTTAAATGGAAATGAATTAAAGCAGGGGATTGATGACAATCATATTTCAACGTATTTGATATCTGGTTTATATATCTTATAACCAGCATTTTTTAAAGCCAATATAGCTTCATCAATTGGGATAGCCTCAATTGCTCTGTAATATTCGTCAAATATTACTTGCAATCTGTCTCTATACGTCGGTTTAGAATCTACAACATACACATCATGCTGTATTTTCTTAATAGGCGGATTTTCACCGCTGGACATCATAATCAGAAATCTATCAGACTGTGGATAACCCATTTGGTCGCCTAATAGTTTCTGTATCTCCTTACGAGAGAACTCTTTGCCTACGAGAGACTCTCTGAACTCGTTAAAGTGAGCAATGTCTGACTGCTCTATGTACCTTTTCATATTTAATGTTTTTAGAATTGATTTCTAATATTGTGCGTTGAACAGTCGCACCCCTGCTAGGGCCTAGGTGTATTGAACCTCATAATTTCTTACATACATAGTCGTAGCCTCTGAAGTCACTTATCACCTTTAGCTTTCTCATTGACTGCTGCTTCTTTTAACATTTCTGTTATTTTAGGCAGATACCGCTTGTAGCGTTTACCTGTCTTCTTTGAAACGGCCCAATAATAAGCTTTACCCTTGGGTGAGAGATAGATGACATATTTGTTGCCATCTCGGTCTTGATACTCATAGTCTGTTTTAACAGAGTCTTTTGATGCAGACTGCTGTACAAATACATGACCTTTTCGTACCACATTTTGTGCAAATACGTCTTGAGAGTAGGCGATTAATCCTAGCAATAGCACAATAAACGCTAGAATCCTTGATTTGATGTACTTCATATGTTAATGGAATATATAAATTACTACATATGTCCAAAACATCATTAGAGATACAAGCAAGATGCTCCAAAATGTTTCTTTATTGATGTACTTCATAATATATGTTATTTAGAATTGATTTCAATCAAAACATACCTATCTTCCCAGACAAGTATGGTTGTGGTTATCGCTATAACCAAAACAACTATGAACAAAACATACCATGAAAAAACAGGTTTTTAAAGATATGCAAACAGAGTATCTATTATCAATCATAATGTGTTAATATAAAAACGAGGGAAATGCCCTTTCGAGCAAATCCCCCGTCTGTTAACACAGTGTTGCGCTTGTTCGACTTAACGAACACACTGAGGCTACTTGCATTTAAACTCTCAAAATGCTTTCACTGATTCCAAACATACACACGCATCTCTGCTATCATGTATATCCCATATCATCGACGCAACTCAATGACTTAGGCCCACCAAGGGAGGAAACACGCTTGCTTTCGTATGTTGCATCAGAACACCAAGTGTAACAATGTTCATATACGACCACACTTGAGAGGAGTGTGATTACCTTGACCCATTTCAGCTAGTCTAACGCACAGGTATGCGATTCTGATTTCCCCTCGGAATAACAAGGTTTTGAGCATTTCAGTTTATCTTACGCACAACTTGATTGTTTTTCGTTTTCAGTGGTCTCTCAACGCTGCTTACAATCAAACCTACCACTTTATATCTGTCAGAGGCTGTCCTCTCCACCGTTGGTTAAGTGGTAAGTGTGACAGATATTAAACACATATCGACGCGGCAGAATTGGCCAGTCGACACCTATTTTGCTTGTGTTTTACGCCTAAAACTTATTAAACTGTCATGAACCGTTAAATAAGAAACTGGCGTCCTCAACATCTTGGAAATCCAAATTTCGCCGGCTGGGACTTATAAACTGCCCTAGTGTAGCTACAGACACCGGATTTACTGGATATTTTATATTGAGTTTTTTGCATGTTGTCAGCATTTTGTTCTCTATCGTGGATTCGAACCACGCAAGGCCATTTATAGAGAGAATAATTGCTGTCTATTTCCAGCTGTCAACTCCTACTCTTCTGGCACTGGAGTTCTATGCACTGTCACGTCTAACACAGGTTTTCACTGACGCGTGATGTTCTAAAAACGTTTCATAATGATAGAATTATAATCGTTCCGCAATGTGCGGATTAGATTCAGACGATTAAACATATAGTATGTATGAACTTCTACAAAAAGCAATGAGGGCCAAGCAATATGCTCAGCCCCCAATGCACTCTTCGCAATGACTCTGTTGTGTACTACTGCTGTGTAGCACCTGCTGGTTGTGCAGCTGGTTGTGCAGCTCCGCCCTGAGGTCCAAATATCTGAGGAGATTCCTCGACGTGGACACCAGGCTGTGCTTGCTGATTAGCAGCGCCCATAGATTGGGTATCAATACTTGCAGTGTACGGTGTCAGAAGTCTACGCATAGACTCGCCTACTTCGATAGGAGACCAGCCTGCTACCCACTCTTCGATGGGCTTACCGGTTTCGTCGCGGATAATCTTAATCTTTGAGTTACCTGTAGCTGGGTCAATGACTGGCATACCGAAATCGTCGAATATGGCCTCAGTCTTGAATGCGTACTGACAGAACACAGAAATCTTGCTGAAGACAATGGGATTACCGTTTGCGTCGCAGATAACCTTGCCTGCTTCTTTGCCAGGTACAGTAACACCATTGGCATCGATGATGTCTGATGTATACTTACGGCAATACAGGGCTCCGAGGTCATACTCTACTGTGCAACCATTGACAAAGATGCGGTCCTGTGCATCCATAGCGTTCTCGTCCCAGCCTTCATCTGGTAAGAGTCCACCTTTAGATACAGGAAGTTTGGTCTTGTAGTACTCGACCATGCCTTTGTCGAAGATGGCAATGTTGTGTGACTTCTCGAAGCGATTCATAGGATTGAATGCTGTGCAACTTAGGTAACCATTGTTCTCTTGTCCTGAGATACGATTGCCCTGGGCAGTCTTAATCTCGAAATTTGTTAATCTGTAGTTCATAAAGCTATATATTAATTTGAGGTTTGATGATAAACACTCGGATAAATGTCAATATGACAGCGTGAGTAGACTCTCTCGCATTGTCACATCGACACGATGTCGGTTAAGTGGTATAAAACCAACTCGGCGAAGCCGACGATTTTTTAAAACGTTTTGTTTTGTTACGCAAGAAAAAGGGAGCTGCAATGGCTCCCTAGAATTAGATTTCACCGCGATTAATTTTGCTTACCAATGCTTCGCATTCTGTATCTGCGCCATCAAATAGACCACTTGAATTAAATGCACGGTGATTTGAAATTGTGTCCAGCAGTTTAAATGCACGGAACAATGATTTGAGGTCAACTGTAACAGTAGCGTTGTCAAGGTTGATATTGGCTCTGCCATGTGCGCCTTGATCTTCCTGTTCAAACACAGAATTAATCTGTTTTGTATGAGCAGTAAATGATTCTAGGTCACGTATACCCTTTTGTATTGAGATGTCTAAGTCTCTAACTAAGGATACAACACTGTCAACTTCACTGTTGCTGAACTCAATGGAAAGCCCGACATTGGCCAGGCATTCCCTCTTTACGTCTTGTACTTTCATATGTTTAAATATTAGGGATTGATTCCACTAAGATCCATAAACTCTTAAGCCGATTGGTCATAAAACGTTGTCTGAGCGATAGCCCCTAAGAAGGGGCAAAGCAAGGAGATTGGTATCATTTGATACCAAGGTCCTTAGCAGAGAACGCGAGACTTTCACGTTCAACATAGGTTTTAAGACTTGTCTTAACACCTTGTTGAAGGTTAAAGTTGAGCAGGTCTACTGCGAGGGCTTTGACGTCGGCTTTGTTGTCGAGGTCATAAAGCTTGTCTTTATGCCACTCGTCGACATAGCGACTGGCATCGTTGTCCCACTGGGACGTAACGATGCAATACGTAATCTTCTGAGCCATAGCGAAAGAGATTATGGATTCAGGCCAGCAATATGCTGAGCCTGAGCATTCGCGAGAATGCCAATTGTTCATAACATTTTGTTTTGTTACTTAGGTACGGGGGCACTTTCCAATTTCGATTGAGTCGGGGGCGTCTGTCATTACTGTTTCTCATTTCCACACTCACACAAGGTAGCACGTTGGGAACAAAAAAATTTTAAAAATTTTTCACCGTTCCGAAGGAATGTTTGTGCTCCGAAGGAGTGTATAAAAAAAGCCCCAAGGATTTCTCCCTGAGGCTTATATATAATTAAAGGTACGCGTACATTATTTATTTAGTTTAATTTGTACATCTTTATAGGTATCATCGTCTACTGGCACTAAACCAGTCCCCATAGTGAACATCTTAACTGTTGGAAACCTTCTGTTTACTTCTCTAAAGAATTGTTCAAACGAAGCGATTTGATCTGATGTAAAGTCATCTCCAATATCATATGTAAGTCTACGAACACCATATGGTGATGTTTCATCGATCACACTAATGTTAAACGAAAGAATTTCTCTTTTCCACATACCACTATCTATCAGTTCTTGTTCCTTTTGAGCATTATTATTTTCCATATTATTTAAATATACTTAAAATAGCATTGATTAGAGTCCCAAAAAAGCCCTGTTTTTTAGCTGGTTTTGGCTCACTCATAAGGGGTGTAACAGGTACTGGTTTTATCTCTGGTTTTGGGTGTAGTGCTGTACTATCTACCTTTATGTTATTTACTACTTCTTTTACACTTACTTCTTTCTTCTCTGCTAGGAGAGTTGGAAGCTCTGCTTTTACATTAAAACATGGGCACATTTTATGCCACTTTTTAGGGTCAGAACCCCATATATCTCTATGACCTAAGATCTCTGCGTTAGGATATCTTTTGTGTAGGTCTTTTAGTATGGTAGATAAGGCTTTCTTTTGGGCTTCTGTGCGATTATCTACAGGTCTTCCTTGCTTATCAACCCCTCCAATGTAGCAGACGTTGATTGCTGTGCTGTTGTATCCTGCTACTCCATTTGAAGGCTTGTCTTCTGGTTGTAATGGTACTATTTCTCCATCTGGCTTAATGATGTAATGATACCCTGGACTTGTCCATTTATTATGCGTCTTCCAATATTTTTGTATTTCTGCTACGGTCTGGGTCTATGGACCTGCCGTGCAGTGTACGAATATCCGTTTTATCTGTCTCATCGTCTAAAAATTCTATTAAATTTCTACGTACCTTCTCATCTTTTATAGGTTCTAGTACATAATCCCAAGTGGAGCCTAAATCATGTCTATATATGATCTCTTGCTTATCCTCTTCAGAAAGTCCAAATTCGTCATTATCTGCGCTTATTATGCAGGTGAAGACGTAAGCTTGTAAATCATTCATTGTCTTCTGTATTTGCGGGTTCTTCAACAAAGTCTACATATTCGTCCATTACAGTCTCTTTAGGCTCTTCTTTCTCTTTTTCTTCCTCATTAAGGCTGTCTTGGAGCTCTTCCATAGCTTTTTTGACCTGTTCGTTAGTAGTCAATGCTTTAGCGGCATTAATCTCAGCGTTGAGCTGGTCAGGCGTCATTTTAGAGTATAAAACAAGCAAATAATTAGATAAATTACGCATATATGTAGCGTAAAGGACGGCTTTCTTATCGTCTTCAGCCAGATCCTTAAGCTTATTACGGTAGTATTCTATCTTATTTTTTACTTCTTCTACAGTCCATTGGTGGTCATCATCGATTTTTCTGATGATTTCCCCATCAATGTCATAAATATTACTATTATTAGTCATAATTATAATTGGGTTCTTTGTGATAATGCTGGGGTTCGTCTCCAAAATCTTCGATTACTTCCCAATCGCACGGTTCTATTTCATTCATAATCGCTCTCGTCAATAGGTTTATGAAAAACAGTCAATATTATACAGAGTACTAGATATACAGAGACACAAATAATAGTTGTTAATTCGTTAGTCATCGTATAAGTGATTTTTTAATCTGTTTTTAGTATCTCTATTTATTATTTCGTAGCCTTTTAACCATTCCTTGTTTTCCAAGCATTCTTTCAGCGTGATAGACATATTTTGAGCATTCTTTTTCTTCGGGGTCTCCATTTTCATTGATTGTTGTATGAGTATATATTTGATTATCTTTCCACGTATTATAAGCATTTACAGCCTATTTACGTTCGTGTTTACTGCTATATTGGTGTATGCACTTCAACATACGTTCTGCATCAACACTCCCACACGCTCTTATACAGCAGACATCGTCTATAAAACTTTCAACACCTTCATCTCCGTATTTATTCTTTATTGCAGAATATTCAACAAGGGCTTGTTTAAAATATTCGTTTGTTACGTCATATTCAGGTTCTAAGTCTAATATAAATGCACTGTTGATGGGCACCCCGTGTATATAAAAATACTTACAGTTATCTGTTACAGGCTGCGAAATAGCCTTAAGACTTAAAAAGTCAGCATAAAATAGTATAGCATTCAGCTCTATATGATTTATTTCGTCCATGTCTTATAGATATTTTCAGTTACCCAACCAAGCAGGTAAGCAAGTAATTCATTATGATCATCTTTATATACTTCTTCTCCGGTCTTAGAGTATATCCTCATACACACATGAACAGCTTCATGAGCACAAGTATTTATAAGATCTAGCTTCTTATCTTTATCTTTCTGTATAGTATCACCACAGTATTTTACTAGAATTATAGGACGATTAGTAACTTTATTATACCCAGGTTGAGTATAAGCTAAACATGTATCATCGTCATCGAAATCTTTATGATCTACTGTTTCGTATAGTTTGTTTATCTGTTTTATAGTAGTATACTTGTTCGCCACTACTATATCGACATCATAGATAGTTGGATATACGTCTATTATACTTTTCTTTTTAGTCTTACTATTATTCTTAGTCATATATAATATTATATATATTAGGGGGTTATAGGGGGAATATTTGATCCATTAACGATAATTTTGCTCAAATAGTTGCATTTAAAAAATTTTTATATCTTTTTTGCAACCACATTAAACAAACCACACGTTACGATGGTGTAATTTGATTAAACAAATAAAAATTATGGTAAAAGTTTTACGAGTAATTAATCCTTTCTTTGTGATGGAACTCGGTGATTTGTTCGAGTATTCTGAGGAAACAAAAATGTATGTTTCTAAACATCAGGAAAATTTTTATAAGACTGACGACAGTTCAATAGATGAAATTAAGTCTTCTTATAATTCTGAATTCCAAATTTCTCCAGAATATGCAAAAGCTCTTATCGAAGAGGGTTATCTTGAGGAAGTTAGTGATAAACCAACAACTCCTTTTGTAAATATCTTCGACGAGATTGACAATCTTCTTAACAAGTATAAGACTGGTCTTAAGACGATTGAAGAGGATACTGCAGAGCTTCCTGCATGTGTAAAGGTTGAGCGTCAGACAGTATTGACAAACATGATTACATTGCTTGAACACTTAAAGAGTTTGAAGAAATGAACGAAGAGGAAAAGATAATTGATCAATCGGAGCTTGCACAGAGTGTAGCTGGTAATATTAAATACAGCTTTTTTGATCACTTTTTGATTAAGCCCCTGGATCCGATCAAGGTAAAGAAAGAGTTTAGTAAACCTGTTTCAAATGGTACACCCGCAAAAGATGCAAATGGCGTTGAAGCACAAGACTTCGACAAGGTTGAAACAGAGGTTAAAGAAGTTGATTCCGACTATTTAAAGGGTGTTGTTATAAAACTTCCCCTTTACTACAATAGCGAACACGCACAGGACGGTCCATATAAGAATATTGGTGTTGGAGATATAGTAATATTCCGTGCCACAGCAGGACTTCCTTTTGATCTAGTTAAGGATAGTCGACTTATTAGACTCTACGATATACTTGGAGTTGAAAAGTGATAGACATTGAACATGTAATAAAGGAAGTATCTAACAGAACAGGGATTGATAAAGACATTGTTGCTACGGTGTGCAAACATCCGTTTCTACAAACAGTAGAGCTGATGAAAGACGATAGCTATACAAAAGACATTCTTTTTAATCAACTGTTTAAGTTTAAGCTAAAGCGTAGATACAAAGAAAACAAATCTAAAGAATATACTATAAAATGAAGACATTATATCTCAATCAGGGTTGTAACATTGTTGTTGATACAGAAAACAATGAAGTAAGCAGACTGGAAAGCCAGCGCGAATCGATTAGCCGAATCTATTTGGCAAAAGAGCCAATGCATGTTGTATTTGGAAGCGGAGAGTATAGTAGAGAGCTCGATGTAAAGAAGGACGATCTTATCATTGTATTTTATGACGGGGCATTTAAAAACAAAGTCATCGCTGTAAAGAGCAAGGATTGGGTTGCTAACCTGAAAGATTACAACAAGCGTGAAGAAGAGGCTAAGCTCGAGTGGGCAAAAGCACAAGCTTCTGAGACATGTGATGGTGATAAGTGCGTAGACCCATGTACAAATTGTGCCGGATGATAAATATATACAGATATGACTAAGAAAAATACAAAGACTGTAAAGAGAACTAAAAAGGTAACTAAGCCTGAGTTCTTGATTAATACAATCGGTTGCGAGACTGTAAACGACATCTATAGCAACTACATTGAAGAGAAGGTTCGCAACAACGTTGCAATCACGTCAGACGAACTTGATCTTGTTAAGAACAACGCAAAGTGTACTTCGGAGGTTGTAATCTTTATGACCTGTGAATGTAAGAAGACAGAGAAGAAGCCTTGGTATAAGCGACTTTGGAACTGGATTTGCGGTAAGTAATAATTGAGGTAAGCCCTACAGATAAAGAATCCAGCAGATCGCGACTGCAGTAGGGCACAACATGAAAATTTGATCATAGTATAAATTGTGGTAGGCACTGTTATATGTCGGTTGTTCCGGCGGGAATGTAGGAAGTTCGAATCTTCCCAGGGCCGCAATCTAATATGAGTATTTCGACATCTTCTGGCTCAGTCGTTAAAAGAGCCACCCCCGTCCCGTGGTGTAATGGTAGCACAGGAGGCTCTAACCCTCTTGGTCAGCGTTCGAGTCGTTGCGGGAAGACCAACAAAATAGAATGAACATGAATATTAATTTTAAGAAACTTGATCCGCGAGCAGTAGCTCCGGTACGCGCCCATAAAACGGACGCAGGATTTGATTTAGTTGCCACAAGAATCACTACGGAGATTAATGAGTGCGGACAACTTATCTTGGTTTATCATACTGATTTGGCAGTTGAGATCCCTGAGGGATACTGTGGACTGCTTACGCCAAGATCTTCTATTTTTAAGAAATCACTCACACTCACAAACAGTCCTGGTGTAATCGACTCTGGGTATCGTGGTGAGATCATGGCCAAGTTTAGAACTACTACAGATGTGGTTCCGGCCGTATATCGCGAAGGCGATAAGTTTGCACAGCTTTTGATTATTCCTATTGCAGACGCTACTTTTACAGAAACACTTGAACTTTCCGATTCTGATAGAGGTGACGGAGGATATGGATCAACAGACGTGCCTACTGAAAACACACAGAGCGCGCCAACAGGCTCCGCTGACTCTCCCGCTATAGAGGAGGAAAAGGTCGACGGACTGCAAACAGAGGTAGCGGCGGGGGAGGTAAACACCCCTGAGCAGGCACAATAATTACGTAATAAAAGCCTGGGAAGCGGCGTACATTAGTCTGGCAATGCTTCAGTATTTGGTTAGGGGACTCGAAAGAGCCCCCTTTAGCCATATATATAAACTACTAAATGGCGATCCATGAAACAATACAGATTTTATAATTACAAAACATATCAAGCGTTTTAGAGAGATCTTAAAGACATCCCTAATGACGCCATTGTCTTTATACAAGACAAACTTCGTATATGGACGCATAATAAAGAGTATGTTTGTGACGGACCTTATACAACAGATGTAGATGATAATACGCTAACTTTTAAAAACTCTTTAGACGATGAGGTTTTTAAGATATCGTATAAAAACGGTCTACTTAAATTTGAGAATTCTAAAGGAGAGATAGATGTACAATATGCTTCTACTAGTCAGCTAGAGTAGATGCAATCTGATATAGAACAGTTAAAAACGACTGTTGCGTCTATCAACAACATAGACATTCCATCGTAGACTGTCGATATTACAGTTGACAGTAGGTTGAATCCAACATCTACAAACCCCGTACAAAACAAGGTAATAGCTGAAGCGTTGAGCAATAAAGTCGACGCATCCACATTAGAAGAATACGCTAAGCTTACGGACGTTCCTGAAAATTGTGCAACAAAACAGGAACTTTCTACTGGCTTGGCTGGAAAACAAAACACATTAACTGCTGGAAACGGTATATCAATACAGGGATCAGAAATAAGTGTAACTCTCGATGTAGATCCTGTAGTAATAGTACAAGAACTTCCTAACAATCCAAATCCCAATAAGATATATTGGTTGGAGGTAAAGAACGGAGAAGAAACGCAGTATATAGAATATAAATGGGATGCCAATACACAGACTTGGCACGAAGAAGGTGAGAAAGCTCCTGAGATAAATCTAGAGCCATACATGACTAAGCAACAAGCTCAGGAAGATCATAACTATATACTACAAAACGTATCAGACAACTACATTACTAAACAGGATGCTTAGGACACGTATCAACCTGTTGGAGATTATGCTACTCGGCAAGAACTTAGAGATGAATCAGATTTCATCTTAGATTACGCAGACGATACTTATCAAAAGAGAGGAAACTATGCTCTTGCTACAGATATGTCGAGAGCGCTTTCCGTTGTTCAACAGATCATTGATGATAAGTATGTATTGAAGAAGGATGTGTATTTACCAGATAATGCAGAATGGTCTAAGTCGGATCCCACAGCAATAAGTATTTCTGGGTACGATGGTGAGACCGTTGACGATGGATCTGGTAACGCTGGTGTCGCCAACAGGATGTCTACTCTTACTGAACAAGCATATCAAAATCTTGTAAGTAGAGGCCTTGTAGATAAATCAACATACTACTTCACATACGAAGGAGAAGAAGAAACAACAAATTGGACATTTGAAGGAACGTTCCCAGTTATCCTCAGTGGGGGTAACGGTATCGGTGAGTTCCCAATAACATTAATATAATAACTATGAATTTAAAGCATAACGCAAGTAAAAATCCAGGCGATCAGCTGACAGCAGCTGAATGGAACAGCCTCGCTGCCGATGTAAATGAATTGGGAGCTAACGGTGCAGGAAATAACGACACACATGTCTATTTTGATGGCACAAACAAACACAACCTTAACCTTGTTACTACGGATGCAGATCAATACATCGACGAGAATAATAAGGTAAAAGGTGGTAAAATTAATATCGAACCGTATAGCGATCTTCAAATCAAACCTGGCGACGACGTTACATTGTATTCTCATCACAGAAAAGATCCAGAAGAACTGGCTATAAAGGTTCTTAATGGTGCAGAGGTTTCTGCTACTGATCAGGCTGAGATCGATGAATATCCTGTAGATCTTCAATTAAACGCATCAAACGTAATCCTTACAACTAAAGACAAGGCTATTACTATTGCTGAAAAGAATAAGGCTCGTGCAGCTGCAGGAAAAGACAATACCGCAGATAAAGCCAACATTATGAATGTAGAAGTTAAGACTGGCACAAAAGCTAAGAAGGCTACTGCATCTAATGGCCAATACGGCTATTTGAAGGTTCGTGCAAACGCTATCGATCTTCGTTGCGAAGACCATGGTGGTATTGCTATTCAACCTAAGGGTTATGACAGCGATGGTAATATGAACAAGATTAAGTTCGAACATGGCGGTGGTGACGGTCTCGAATTCGGTACATTCAACACCGAAAAGAGTTCATTATTTACAGACGAATATCGTTTCAACAAGAACGGTGAGATTTATCTTGCTACTCGTCAGACCGAAGCTTCTGGTAAGACAGACAATACCGGTATCTTTGACAACACTCCTAGCGGCAAGACAGCTACAAACGCACTGAAGTATGTAAAGCAAGCCGACGATTTCTATGATGTTATTGACAGCAACGATCCACATTGCACATGGGGTGATATCGTAACATATATTTCTTGGGCTAAAGCAAACAACCAGGGACCCTGGGCAGCATAATAAACTATGATACACATAAACAATCACACAATAACTGGTGTTTATAGTGGTAATAGGGATATTATAAGAGTATACAGCGGACTAAAATTAGTCTGGAGTAAATTAACAGAATTATTAAGTTGTTATGCCAACGGATATTGGATGGACGAATATCCTTGGACTGACGAAACACCTTGGACTGACGAAATAAAATAACATGGATTTATATACTGAAAAAATAAACGAATTTACAGACTGGGTGTCTGGAGAAAACAGTCTTACGGGGGGCAATGATACATCTAATCTTCCGGTGTCTGGTGCCAGAATTAGAGAGCTGTTGCAAGAAAAGCTAAAAAAGCCGATCTATATATATAGAGATAGAGACGCTCACTTATACAGAGTGTTTAGTAGCTATGATGCGCACTTGGCATGGCTTAACGATCCTGTAGCATACAAAGACCTTGAAATAACAAACTTTGTGGCCCCTTCGGAATACGGAATAGAGATATCTATTACTAGCAACAGAGAAAGCTATATTAGATACGGCATAGAGGGACAAAGTGGTGCAGAGATACGGTATACTTGGGAAGTAAAGAACGATAAGAACCAAACTTTAGACGAGGTTGTAAACGTTACATATGAAATTGCAGAAAACGGTTATCGTGACATACGACGACTGGATCCGGCTAATAAAAGCGTTGTAATGGATATGACCCAACATTTGTCGTTAGGTACCAATACGATAAAAATGTCGTTTAAAGGAACTACATCTGGTGCAGAAACAACACAGACTGTATATATTACAGCAGTTCAACTTAATATAGGAACTGATCTGGAATATACAGCCCTACAAAAGAATCTGTCGTAGCTGTAGTTTGGTATGTATGCCAACAGAAATATAAAGGGCCCTCTCAGCTTTAAGACTTGTAGATATTATTATGGGGACAATACTTTAGAAGAAGGTGCTCAAGAGACCGTAAATTCTACATTTAACATTTCTTCTGCTGAAGAAAACAACCTTACTCCTAGTGCAAGTTATAAAGAATCTGGTTCTCAAGATTTAATAAACATGAAAGCCGGGCTACATACTGTTTAGGTGTGGGGATAGATGTCAATAGACAATTATAATTTCTACAGCAATCTTATATACTATATTATAAATGTAGCATATACGCAAGGCGGTGAACGTAAAATAGACGGTATTTCGCTAAAATATGATTTCAATGACAGAATAAGTCTTGTTGGACCTACAGAATTTCAAATGACTGCTACACAATACGAGCAACTTTCGTTTGATTGGGGATATATTAGATATGTAGACCAAAAACAGAATGATGTGTCTTGGTATCTTAGAGACATGAGCGAAGACGACGATACAGATGTTGTAGAAACGCTCATAAATACATATAGATGTACACCAAACATAAATGCTCCAACATTTACTTTTACTCCTACGGACTTTACTCATGTAGGAAGGAAGACATATCTTGTGGCATATAGGGACAATTTAGAAATCATAGCTATTCCCATATAGATCAATCAAAGTTCCTTAAACGTAACCGAAACTACAGGTATTGATTTGAGATTAAAACTGTCGGCTTACGGAAAACAGAACGATAGTTATAATGTAGACGAATGGACATATGACGAATATTCCACTACGTTTACTGGCGTAAAGTGGAATTCTGCAAACGGTTGGTACGAGAATAGTTTAAGACTGTCTGGTGAAAATTCTTATGCCGTTATTAATTACAATCCTTTCTATAATATAAATGCCGAAACAAAAGGTGTGACAGTAGAAATAGATTTCGAGTCCGAATATGTTTCTTCTACAGATGAAGAACTTATTAGGCTTGGTGGAACTATCGCTTCTGACCCGCATATTAGTATATTTGCGAATAGAGCGTCTTTGTACATACAAAACACTCCGGTGATTACTACAAACTATAAGGCAAATGAGCGCGTTAAACTTGCGTTTATCGTAGAGCCAAGAACTGCTCAAGATGTTAGCGAAGATATGAGAAACGTCATATTTATAGTTAACAATGGTATTGTAGAACGCGCAGCAGGGTGGAAAGATTATAATCCGTCTGTATTTAATTCTAATTCTGGAAACATTAAAATTGGCGGCGTAAACTCTGGTATAAGGGTTTATGGTATGAGATGTTATTCTAAAGCGATTACTATAACAAACGCATACGACAACTTTGTATACGATAGTGAAAATAAAAAGGATATCATTGCCAAAAACAATATCTATAAATCTGGCGTAATCGATCAAAACCTATGCGCAGATTTATCAGATGTTATTATAATCAAAGGTAACCTATCTGCTGTGCTAGACAGAGACACGACCAAGTCAGGGTCTAACGTTGCGTGCGATATTCAAAGAATAAATCTTAAAGATAGTACAAAAGATTTTGTTGTTACGCACGGTAGAATTAGAAAGCACGGCCAATCTACTCTTAACTATCCACTTACATCATATAAACTGTGGACATGGTCTTCTGTTGACGAAACAAGACCAACAATGACAATAGATGCTTCTGCTGATATTCCGTTTACAAAGAACAGATATCAAATGAAGGATGACGCAATTCCAGCTAATAAGTTTGTATTACAAGCCAACTACGCTGATTCATCTGGTACACACAATGGTGGCTTCTTAAGACTTATTTAGGACACTTGGTTTAACGCTAAAGTAGATAACGAATATAAGCTAAGAACTCCACCTCAACTGTTTACCACAAATCAGGTAATATCTCTACAAACTGGAGATAATACTACAGATGCTGCAACAAACAATCTGTTTAGAGGATTTAACACAGATGGAAAACAATGGGGAGATTATTTTGGAGAAACATTGTTCCCATACACAATAAGAACAGCTCCTGATTCATTCCCGTGTTTGGTGTTTTATCAAAACTTAGATAAAGGAGAAACAGCTCCTTCGTTCTTAGGACAGTATGTATTTATGGACGATAAGAAGTCTGATTACACATATGGACAGCGATCTATTTATAAAGTAGTAGATTCTAAGAACGGTACAAACAATGCACAAGATCCTTTCTGTGTTAAACGTGATCAGGAAGGAAATTCTTTGTGGGATGAAGATGATGGGTCTAAGATTTGGGACAACGATAAAGTTCTTAGAATCGAGTGTTTGTCTGTAAACAGTACTCTTGCAGATTTCCGTGGATATGTTGCTGACAACAGCAAACGTAGATACGACGACTTTATAAGCGGTCGTACCGAAGATACAACGTCTATTGGTTGGGAAGAAGACTTTGAGCTTGTATATCCAGAGAAGGAAGAAATAACCACATCAAAGCAATTCGATCCTGATAAATTTAGACGTACTGTACAACCATTTACAGACTGGCTAGGATGGATCGTAAGTACATATCAAAACCAAGCTAAGTTTGAAGCTGAAGCTCCCTAGCATTTGGATTTGTATAAGATGGCTGCTTATTATATCTTTGTACTGCGTTTTGGACTTGTGGACTCATTAGAGCGTAACGCTCAAATAAAGACATACGACGGACAACATTTCCACTACGAGCCTTGGGATATGGATATTGCGCTAGGTAACCGTAACACTGGTGGCATCGCATTTAATCCTCCTATAGACAGAAACACAATGATGGATGCTGATACTGCAGCAATATCTGGTAGATCTAGAATAGATACTAACAATGATAAGATTGCAGACACAATGGTATCTAACTGGTTGTTTGACGCTCTCGAAGCTTGGCCTTATTGGATGGAAACAATTGTTCCAAAAGTAGCAGATGCGTTATATGAAGCAGGCCTCAAGTACGAGAATGTGATTGACATGCTCGACAACGAATATCAGAATGAGTGGTCCGAGTCTATCTATAATGAAAGTGGTTTGTTTAAGTATGTAAAGAACAGACAAAACGTTGACGATAACGGAAACATTCTTCCGGGATTCAATGACGACTGGTTGGCCTGGTTACAAGGTGCTCGTACTACACACAGACACTGGTGGTTAAAAACGTCAATGGACTATTACGATGCTAAATGGGGTGTTGGTGAGTTTAAGAAAAAGAGTATGTACTTTGGTTGTGAAATGCACAACGTAAATGGTACTATTGATATTACTCCTTATGCTGACACATATTTCTCATTTGAAAGAGAGGCTACCAAGTTTGGACCATTTGCAGCTAGTATAACAAATCCTTTACACTTTGATGTTTCTATAATTAACTCTGGTGCAAAAGTTCCGTTTAAGATATACGGTGCGAACTTTATCAGAGAGATTGATATTAGTAGTATCGCTGCAGGTTTGCAGGTATTCTCTACGACAAACTCGTATTCATCAGAAGTAGGTCCTACTATTACAAAAGTTAATATAGGTGTTCCTATTTCTGTAGAGACGGCTAATCATCTAGAGGGTTCAGAAAATAATAAGTCTGTGACAATTGAAGCTGGTAACTCTATGAACGCTCTTGAAGAGCTAAACATCAGAGGCCAAAAAGGTATTAAAGGTTTGTCATTCTTAGAGAATGTAAAAACAATAACCAAGCTAAACGCTGCTGGTTCTGGTCTATTGACTTTAACTAGTGCTATTGGTACTGACTACGATACTCTTGAACTTCCTGATACACTTACTTCTATCACCTTTAACAGTACGACATGGAATCCCAATAAGCTGTCATTCTGGACAAGTACGCCAGGTACTGTAACAACGCATACTTATCAACAAGAAGTAACAGACGAACAGGGAAATGTTGTATACGAAGAAGATGGTGTTACTCCAGTAATGGAGGATTACACTGTAGATGAAGTTACATCCGCAGCATATAATAAGTATACAATAGATTCGGCAGAAATAAATACTGCAATCCCTAGAAGTTTGTTATCTGTTTCGTTCAAAGGAACTACCGGTAAATATGCTTGTGCTAGATAGTTTGTAACAGATTGGATATATTCTATTATTGCTTGGGGTACAGAAGATTGGAATAATCATGTAGAAGCTACTCAAGGATATAATACTTTACAAGAATATATTGATTCTTTGTTTAGAGAAAGAAACTTGCAGGTAGAAAACATCTATTGGGATAACGAATCCATTCCTGGCTTGAGCTATTCTGAATTGGAATACATTGCCAAGTTCAACAATATTGATTATACAGCTTCTTACCAACTTCATCCAAACGTTACTAACTTCGCAAAAGGTTATGTAATGATTACAGATGCGACAGCGTTAACAGGTATACAAACATCATATTTGTCTACTTGGTTTGGTACAGATGCATTTACGTTGAATAGTGGTGGACTTGTTATTGACCAAGCTCTTGATTATACTGCAATTACAGTTGGACAGGATGCATATGTAGTAGATGGTGAGATATATTTGAAGGAAGGAACGTCTGCTAGAATTTCAGCAACAAGATTTAGACTACAATCAAGTTTTGCAGAAACACAATTCTCTCTTGCAGCACCTAACTCGCAAATGTCTTCCGACTCTTATATATATCCTGCTGGAAGTGGAAATGTAGCTTGTTCTATTACAGCAACACAACTTGGAGAAGACTTTATTTATTATCTTAAGACTTATCCTAATACCACTGGTCAAGACTACGATGTTAAATTGATTAGTGGATCTGGATCTGTAATTGTGCATATTAAAGCTTTGGATTACCCACAAGAAATATTCTTAAGCGTAAACGGAGATCTCAAGACCGCAAATGCAGGTAGCAGTGTTAGTGCATATAGATATTTTAAAGACGCCGATGTATTTGTTATAGGAAAACAAACAGGCAATCAACTCTTTGGAGTTCAGTTTAAAGAAGATGGTAAGTATGTAAATAATCCCAAAAAGACGCCTATAGAATACGTTAAATTCAAGCTGTACAAAGATGGACAGTTGTGCTCTGCGTTTACAAACGGATTAGATTATACAACATTCACTTCTGGAAATACAATTGAACACCCGTTTGTAGATAGTTCTGTAACAGAGTTATCTTATACTACTGGATACAAAGCTACTGACGATACATATAAGTATTTTATTCCTTTGTATGTACAAAATAGTGTTACTACAACTCCTACTAAGTATACGCTTACAGCAGATGTAAAACTTGGAGGTATGATTACTACATTGTCACAAGATTTTATACTTGTACAAGATAGTGTTGTAGCTCAAGAAGGTACTGCTTTATGGGGCTTGATTAATGCTGCATATGTAGAACAGTTTGGCGCTAACTTTGATACAAGCTTCTATAAGAGTATTTGTTGTTTGTTAACCGGAACAATTAGTACTAGTGGACAATATAACAGCAACGCTAATTGGATTACCGTATCGAGCACTCCAGATTAGTTATAGACACTTATATACAATAATAACAGTATATTAAAGTCTTTACCAAATATTACTGGAATTAATCTTGATGGAGCATCTTATCTCACATCTGTTTATGAAGGTATCGTAAATATAGATTTGTCCAACGTAAGAGATCTTAGAACATTCTCTATTCAGAATTGCTCTGGATTAACGGACGATATAGATCTATCTGGATATGCTAATTTACAGTAGGTTGATGCAAATGGAACGTCAATAAACGTATTAATACCCGCCGATTCTAAAGTTACTAAGTATGAGTTAGGTTTGCCTACATCTGTAAGTATTATTAGACCTACTGTACTTACACCAAGTGGAGTATGGTTAGATGGTTATAAGAATCTTACATTGTTGTAGATTGTAAAAGACTCCTCTTAGACATGTAATGCATTTCAACTGTTTGATAAGATTACATAGAATTATTTTGGCGCTATGTATATTGGTTATACTTTTGGATGGCATTCGTAGATTACGAGTCTTAGTGAACGTAACAAAGCGTTTACCACACAACCAATAGATGTAAGAAACCACCAAAAAATACAAATATTTAGTGATTTTTATATAGACAACGACGGAACAATAGAAAACGGAAAGTTCTATTCACAGTGGTACCGTGCAGATTACAGTTACCGTTGGGACAATGTTGGCACAGACGAACAGGTTTATAATTTTACAGACAAGTGGTTAAATAGCGAAATTGCATACATTACTATTTCAAACAGTGTAAATTACGACACGTTTTGTGTGGGTACATACCTGAGAGTTGAAGATTATATTACGCATGAAGTACTATTTGAATGGAGAGGGTAACATATGAATATAACAGTAACATAGAACAATAGTAATGTAGAGTGGGTTACGTCTAATATAATAAAGAAGATGTATCAACTGGCTATAGATCCTAATAATACAGTGTAGTATTCTGGATATTTAAAGAGTCCTAGCGGATATGCTAGCCAGGTTTAGTATTTGAATAACACATTTGGTCCTGAATTGAGAGTAGAAGCTGCTAAAGAATATCTAGAATTTAAAGATCCAGAAGTACAACGCATATTAACACAATCTTGGGGGGATGGAACCGGAATTACAACCACACAAGTCGCGCTTATATAGAATTTTAACGGAAAATTTGCAAACAATTCGTCAATTACTTCGTTCGATGAACTGTCTTAGTTTGTTAATATAACAGAAATCAATGGGGAGAACAATTCGTTCAACAATTGTTCAAACCTTGTATCTATTGATCTGAGCAATATTACCAAGATCTCTGGAAGCAACGGATACTAGCGTTGGAATTTTGAAGAGTGTACAAATCTTGAAAATATAGGAAACACGGAAAATCTTACTTATTTGGGCTATTATGCATTTTCGGATTGTAGTAAACTTAAGTCTATAAACACTGCAAATGTTACGGTATATGGCGTTTAGTGTTTATATAATTGCTCTGGACTGGTTGACAAAATTGTACTTAATACCGGAATCACCGAAATATGGGACCAGGCATTTCGCAATGTACCAGAATCTGTTTTTCCGGACACAATAGATCTACCAAATCTACAAAATCTCGGTGAACTAGCGTTCATTATGAGTTGGGAGAGACACACTGCCATCAAACACGTTAAAAGTTTAGGAAGTATTACAACAATCGGTACAAAGTGGGGCGAAGGTACATTCCATTGTTGCAAAGGACTTCTTGATGTTGTATTACCAGAAACATTGACGACTATAAAACGTAGCGTTTTCACCGAGTGTCCTAATATTAATTGGATAAAAGTATTATCAAATACAGTTCCGGTATACGACGCATCTGATAATTGGAATTAGAACACATTCGGAAATGCATTTGGTGAAAGTTATTAGGATAATAGAGATGTAACAACGCCATACACTGGACAAACGTATCCAATATATGTAAAAGACGAATTGTTATCGCAATATCAAACAGCAGATGTGTGGAAGTATGTTGGTCCAGGTAGATTAAGACCTTTAAGTCAATTTGCAACAGATTTTCCAAATGGATAATAAACTATAACACAACCTCGAGTGTCTAAAATGAGGACTTGACATGGTAGCTTAACGGTAAAGCGGGAGACAGGCATATAATGTGTTACGGAAGCACCTGTTGGTAGTTCGACTCTACCCCATGTCGCAATTAAGATTAACAGTTTCCGCGCTGCAATGCGGAGTTTATTAATGTTAATTTAATTTTATTTATTTTATGGAAAGTTCAAAAATTATAAGACAATATGTTTGATATACAAGGGGATAAAGTTAAAATTTCTACAGAAGATTTAGCTATACCACCCTTTAAAGATCACTACAACAATGCTAAAGATAAACAACAAGCATTGAAAGAGATTGAATACGTAGTTTGGCTACATAAGTGGAATACCCCCTATGAAGCATATCCGATAGATTAGAGGCCATTTGTTGTAGCCAAGGACGTGTTCAAAGATGAACATTACGTTCCTTCTGAAGAAGTAAAACAGCTTGCAAGACGCTTTATAGAGTTTCAGGAAACGCCTGGTACTAGATTACTTAGTGCATCTTAGACAGCAGCAGAAGGACTTATAGCAGCTCTTAACGATTATTCAAAAGGTTTAATGGACATAGATACTGCTATAAAGGTAACGAGAATATTAAAGGATGTAGGTAATATAGTTAAATCTCTAGATATTGCCATGAAGCAGGCTAAAGCAGAATAGGTTGAGGCTGGTAGAGTTAAAGGTGGTGGTACTATAGGTTTATATGAAACAGTAAGATAACATGATAAATACAATATTTTATTTTCCATAGGCAAAACTAACCTATTCAGATTACGCCACCGCTGTACAAAATGGCGAAATATCTGGGAGAACTATCGTACTAGACAAAGCGTCCGGTAAGATATTTAATCAAGGAAAAGAATACGGATATAGCAAATAGGAAATAGACGAAAGCGTTGATCGTAAAATAGACGGCGTTAAGAACGATATGGATGACGTTGTCAACGAACTAAACAACACTTTAGACGAACTTAATGATCATATTGACGACGTTAATAACAACTTAGACGATGTGATAAACGACCTTGATGATAGCATACAAGACAAGGTCGAAGACATGGTTAAAGACTCCGAATGGATACAACAAAACTGGCCACAAGGTGTAACCCAATATGACAGCGGTTGGAATGAAAACGTAAAAGCATACTTGTAGACAGTTGGTCTTTGGGACTACGGAGATGATGGTTCTATTGTCACAAAATGGAGTCAATTAAGGCAAAGTGTAAACAATGTTTCGTCTGAGGTAAATCAAGTTACGAAACAAGGTGGTCGCCTAGATACATTACAATCTGCAATAAACCAAGAAATTACAGATAGAGGCGAAGCCATTACACAACTGTCAAATACTTATACAAATACAGACGCTCAAACAAAAAAAGTGTTAGAGTGGATGTATTCTGGATTAAAAAGCAGTGCTAGCGCAAATAAATCATTTAATGAATTATATTCTGCCGCAAATTCTGGAGATACGACAGCAATAGCTGGATTGAGAACAGATATTACAAACCAGCTTGGCAACTATGTGGCTAGTACGGATCTTAGTTCAAGAGTGGAGGGTGTAATTAAAGATGGCACAGGAGTAACGTCCCTTGCAAATTTGGCGCAAAAATCCGATATAACCAGCGCAACAAATACACTTGTTGCTACATATAAATTAAATGGATTATATGATAGTGTATCTGGATTAAGACAGCGTGCGAACAAGTCTGAAGCGAGATTGGATATAGTTACTAGTCTCGGCGAAAACGATACTTATACATATAATAAATCTACGCTTGATTCTGCTGTCGCTGGACTAATGGCCGAGACTAACACTGAAACAAGTAAGTATTTGGCCGGATTAAAAGTCAGTTCTGGAGATGGAGAAGCTTCTACAGAACTCGCGTCATCAATTAATAATAATAAAAACGACATTGCAAGACTTGCGACAAAAATTACTGGTAATAGTTCAGACACAACAGTAGAAGCCAAATTAAATGGCATGTCTGCTAGTCTTGTTACGACATCTACATTAGATACAGCGCTTGTTAATGTTCTCGCAACCAACAACAGTGGTTCTGCTGCTAGCATTAAAACTCTTGCTGGTGATAGTTCTGCTGTAACGTCGCTTGGTTCTCGTGTCGACGGGGTAGAAGCAACTATAGACGCTGTTGTTGACGGATCTGGATCATCTGTAATGATAAAAGCAGATAAGATTCAACTTGACGGACAAACTGTTGCTAACAGTATTTCTGCAAACAACATGACGCTTACCGGTCATGTGCAAGCAAACGACTTCCAGGCTGGAGCTAGCAATAGTCTCAATATCAAGACTACAGGAAATAAAATATCGTTCTGTGATGGAGCTACTGAAAAAGCTTATTTTGTACTTGAAGGAAGCGGATTGCAACTGTATATAATGGATGAAAACGGCAAATGGAGAAAAATTGATTGGAGCAACTGGACGGATACTAGTGCTACGTCATACACGGTTCTTAACTTGTATCAACACACAGGTGGCGATGATGCTGCTAATGCATTTACGCAGAAAAACGTATATGTGGCAAACGGAAATATTTACAACAGTCCCGATACAACTTCTGGAACTCCTACTGGAACATTCTACGTAAAAACAATTATGTGGGAGTTTATAGACGATGCTGAACAAGAAAGTCAATCCTCTTCTGTGTTGTATATGGGAACAACTGCTGATTATCATTATGCAAACAGAGATGATGTAGATGTTGTAAATATACACGCACCTATTTTTAGCGGATATATAGATACATATGTAGAAGTATAGATAACAAACGGACAATTGGTGTATAACAAAAATAGCAACAAATATAACATTGCTAGACAATATCCGTCTGGCGGTGTGATTTATGCTAACTCTCCTAGTTATTCATCTAATGCTAGTAGGATTTATACCTTGTCTACACCAATATTTATAAACGTTGACAATAATCTCCCAGACAATTCGTACAACTATATGTATATGGGAAATGTATTCTATGACGCATATACTAGAGTTCCAACCACATATATAACAGGAACGTGTGTTAAGAAGGTAAACACGTTTAACGATGCTAGAACGACTTCTGTATTTAGTTTTACAGAATTTGACCAATAATCAATAAAGACATATGGTAGACTTTAATAAAAAGATATATAACAGCGATAAGTTCAGATAGAGCGCATTGTTCTTCTAGGAGCATGGCTGTTATACTTTAGCTCCCAGAGGGACTACTGATTATATACAATTCTGGGAGCAAGAAACAAGTAGATGCTTAAATGGTTATGTAGCTCCTGATGGAGATGCTATAACTGGGTATCATTACTTTTATTTAAATTATAGTCCTATCATGAAGCTGGAAGAGAGAGAATATACCGATAGATACGGTAATGTTCGTAAAAGACGCGAACGTATTCTCAATTTTCCAGACTTCTGGGATTATGATTATTATTACTTCAATGCAATAGAAGAAGCAGAGAACCAGGGAAAACACATGGCTACGCTCAAATGCAGACAGAGAGGTTACTCGTTTAAGGGTGCTTCTATGTTAGTTAGAAATTACGAGCTGATTCCAGGATCTAAAAACTTCGCAGTAGCAAGTGAGCAAAAGTTCCTAGTTGGAGACGGATTGCTTACTAAAGCGTGGTAGATCATGGACTTCGTAGACAAACATACTGCATGGAGTAAACAAAGACTTACAAGTACTCGTATGGAACGTGTATCTGGTTATAAAGTAACTGACGAGTTCGGTAAACAAACAGAACAAGGTTACTTATCAAGCATAACAGGTATAACCCTAAAGAATGACCCAGAACGTCTTCGTGGTACTCGTGGTAAGTTAGTGTTATTTGAAGAAGGTGGTAAGTTCCCCAACCTTGAAACAGCATGGCGTATTGAACAACCTGCTGTAGAAACTGACGACGGTGTAGCTTTTGGTCTATTGTGCTTATTTGGCACAGGTGGTACTGAAGGCGGTAGTTTTGACGGTCTAAAGAATATCTTCTATAATCCGAAAGCATTCAATGTTTTAAGCTTTCCAAACATATGGGATGACGGACAGGAAGCCACAGAATGTGGATTCTTTGTACCAGCATGGAGTAATCTATATATGGATAAAGACGGTAATAGTCTTAAAGAGAAAGCGATAGAAGAATTAATAGTACAAAGAAATACTATTAAAGAAGGCGGCGCGTCACAAACATCTATTGATAGATTTATATCTGAGCGTCCACTAAAGCCGCAGGAAGCAGTATTAGAGTTAGGAAAGAATATATTCCCTAGAAAACTGTTGATGGAGCAATTGACTAGAATCAGAACTAACACCAAGATTAGAAACATGAAACATGTTGTAGATCTTGCTTGGGACGGTGATGGCGGAGTTAAAGCTACAGAAAAGAAGTCTGGGGATATAACAACGTATCACTTAAAAAAAGATGACAAACCAGGAGGATCTGTAGTCATATGGGAATATCCTATCCCAGACGCGCCATTCGGCCTATACATTGGGGGTTGTGACCCGTATGATCACGATGAGTCATTTACCAACTCCTTAGGGTCTACTTTCATATTTAAACGAGTGCGTGCAGGAGAAGCATGGAACGACGTGATTGTTGCAGAATATACTGGACGTCCAGATACAGCAGAAGAGTATTATGAGAATGTACGTAAACTACTTATATTCTATAATGCAAGACTTCTGTTTGAGAATGAGCGTAAAGGTATATACCCATATTTCACAAACAAGCATTGCGATTATTTATTGGCAGATTAGCCAGACAAAATTATTACGGAGGTCTTTAAAGACAGTAGAGTGCAACGCCGAAAAGGTTGCCACATGACAAAAGCTATTAGGGCGTACGGAGAGGGATTGATCCTCGAATGGCTAATGGAAGAATATGAACCAGGCCACCCTAATATAGAGAGAGTATACAGCGAACCGCTGATAGAAGAGCTAATAGAAAACGACGGGGTAAAGAACGTAGACCGTGTGATAGCTCTGTGTATGACTATGATATATAGAGAAGAATTATATCAAGTTAAAGTGGCAGCTGCAAAGGATAAAAATAAATAGGTTGAGCTCTTCGAACTACCGCTATTTAGTTAGCAATACTATGACTAGGATCGCGGTCCCGAAGACGTACCGTTATTTAACTTTTAACACATGGTTAGAGTAGAAGATAATTTATACAACGCAACATTCCCGTAGCAAAAACTTCCGCTATCAAAGAAGAATGAGAAGTGGCAGCACGACTGTGTAAACTACATTATCGGAGAAGGTAATGTAATCTCTGGGGGAATGGAAAAAACTCGCTTCGGGGAGATAGAAACCTATTATAATTTATATAATAGCATCTTCGACGAGAAAGATTTTAAGCGGATAACAAATCCGTTTAAGGTTGAAGATGGATTTCCTGCTACTCCTTAGGATTTCAATATCATACGACCAAAGATTGACTTGTTGATTGGTGAAGAGACAAAGAGGCCAATGAACTTCCAGGTCGTTAGAACTTCTTAGGAGGCAGCTTCAGAACTTATGGACAAAGAAAAGGAGTTGTTGATGCAGTATATAATGGCTGCTATTACCGCTCGTATGAGTCCAGAAGAAGCACAGCAGTTTCAACAATAGCTGTAGAACGGAGAAGTAATGCCTCCAGAAGCTATTGCTAAATATATGCAGAAAGACTACAAAGATGTGATAGAGAATACAGCATATCATACTCTTGTATATCTGCGTGAAAAACTTAATATAGACAATGAATTTATTAAAGGTTGGAAAGACGCTCTTATCGCTGGTACCGAAATATACTATGTGGGGGTACAGAACGATGAGCCTTATTTGGAGAGGGTAAACCCAATGTTCTTTGCCTATGATCACAGTCCTGACTTAGAGTTTATTGAAGACGGCTCTTGGTGCTGCAGAAGAATGAGACTTCCGATGCAAGAAGTATACGATAGATACAACGATAAGCTTACCGAGAAGGATCTTAATAAACTTGAAGAGATGATGACAGGTAGACCTGCCAGCGACTATGGAGATAAAAACATGGTTGACGATTTTGGCGGCATACAGATGCATTTATACGATAACCCAATTTATGACCAAAAGAGCAGATATGCGATCAACGTGTGGCATTGTTGCTGGAAGTCATTTAAGAAAATCTATTATGTTACATACTTAGACGAAGCAGGACAACCTTAGGTAGAAATAGTCGACGAGTCATACAAAAAGACAGGCATGGAATTGTCTGTAGAACCAGACTGGATTATTGAAGTTTGGGAAGGATATCGCGCTGGCAGCGATCTCTATTTTGGGATTCAACCTCTTGAGTACCAGCACATATCAATTGACAACCCTAATTCTCAAAAGCTTCCCTACTGTGGATGCATTTATTCTAATACCAATAGTCGTCCTAGGTCCTTGGTTAGCATTCTTAAACCTCTACAGTACATGTATATCGTACTATGGTATAGATTGGAATTGGCCATAGCAAGAGACAAAGGAAAAGTAGTAAACATGGATATCACATAGATTCCTAAGTCTATGAATATCTCACCTGAAAGATGGATGCACTACTTGTCCTCTGTAGGTGTAAACTTTATTAATCCTTATGAAGAAGGTTGGAACGTACCAGGAAGAGAAGGCGGAAAGACTGCTACATTTAATCAAATCACTTCTCTCGATCTTACTATGTCGAACGTAATCGCTGAGTATATTCAGTTGATGGACAAGATCGAACAACTAGCAGGTACAATCTCTGGTATTACAGAACAGCGTATGGGTGCTATTAGTACTCATGAGTTGGTAGGTAACGTAGAAAGATCTGTTGTACAGTCTTCACATATTACAGAGCCTTTATTCTGGGCACACAACCAATGTAAACGTCACGCCTTAAATATGCTCTTAAACACTGCTAAAGGTGCTTGGGAACAGACAGGTAAAAAGAAGCTTAGCTATATCTTTGATAACGGTGAACGTGCTTATGTCGATATTTCAGATAAGTTCTATTATGAAGATATGGACGTGTTTGTAAGCGATACCTCTAAAGACATGGAGAATATACAAAAACTCCAACAGCTTATTCAACCAGCTATGCAAAACGGTGCAAGCTTGTTGGAAGCAGCAGAGATTCTTACAAACGACAACTTTAATATCATTAAGCAGAAGCTTCAAGAGATGCAGCAACGTCAAGAAGAGATTCAAAAACAAGCTCAAGAAGCAGAACAGCAACAGGCTATTCAACTCCAGCAGATGCAGAACGAACAGCGTGAGCAAGAGCTTATGCTTGAGGAAGCTAAGATGGATCTTGAAAGATATAAGATTGATGCTGATAATCAGACTAAGATTGCTGTAGCTGAGATTTCTACCTATCGTGGTACGGAAGAGAAGGATATCAACAACAATGGTATACCCGATCCTGAGGAGATGTATAAGGTAGCTATGGAGCAGCAAAAGATTCGCTCTGGAGAGTATGTCAAAGATCGTGAGATTAAGTATAAGAAAGATATCGAAGATAAGAAGATAGAACTCGAAAGAGAAAAGATGAAGCACGAATCTGAGCTTCAGAAGCAAAAGGATGATGCAGCTCTTGAACGCGAAAGAGTTAAAGCTCGTGCAGCTATTCGTAATAAAGTATCCGGAGAAAAGTAATTATGGGACTGAGAAAACCAATGCTCGATAGAGTTTATTACAACGACGATCGACCAGTATTATCTTTTTGGCAGAATAAATTTAAAGACAATAATTTTCTAACAAGCTCTCCAGAAGAAGAAACTCTTAGAAACGCATTAAATGGAGAGGCCTATTTTGATGCAGGAAGTCTTCCAGAAATTATAGTGCGCCCGCCAAAAGATAATGCGGTATTTAAAGCTAAACAGATGATTCCGAATGGAGAATTAAGAAATTAGTTTTATAACACGATCGATTATGGACTCGTCGATCCAGACAATTCAAAAGATTCTAGAACGTATGTTAATAGACTATATGATTTATATCTTAAATCAAACAAACCTACAATAAAACCGACAACGTCTAGATTTTCTCCTGGTATGCGGATTATGCAAGAACTTGGTATTATGAGAGGAGATGAAAATAGAGCTTCGTATGATCCATTTCTTAATACTATGTACGTAAGTCCAGAAGACGCCGCTTCAGACATAATAGCAGAAATGTCTCATGCATATCAGATACACGGCACCGATACTCCTAGAAACTTTAATTGGATGAAGCAATTTTTATCGAGGCCAAATGGGGACATGAAGATAAATGGCGTAAACGGATACAATACTCCAGGTAGTCTTGAATATGTTGCACATAAGATAATAGAACCAAGGCTCCGTATGTATGTAAACAATGGCCGATATCCGTACGATTTTATATGGAATGGTATTTAGAAGGCGTACAATCGTCCGATAAGAAAAGCTAAATACGGGCCTTATAAAAATACTGAAATACAATGACGAGAAGTGAAGAACAAGAGCTCTTAGAGCTTACTAGATAGAATAATGAGCTTCTAAGAGCTATACTTCGCTTAGTACAGCATGATGAAGCTAATGACTTTATACACAATATAATCGCTAACCTATTAGCTAATAGAATGGAGGGAAATACTTATGCGCAAAGATCCTACTGAATTTAGAAAAAGGTTCGCCGCTTGGAAGAATGGAGAGTAGGTATATGAAGCTGGATTACCTACTTATAAGAAAGGAAAAAATCCAATTATTTACAAGGATAACGACATCCCTTTTATACAAGATAAGGCTGTAAAACTAACTAACGCAGGGCTTGCGACAGGAGCTATATTATCAACCAACATGTTGGACTCTATCGCAGATGCTGCAACAAGACAAGGGTTGGATATAAATACAGCCATCGGATTGGCAACAAAAGAATCTACGCTAGGTAACCCCACTGATGATACTTCTGTTTATCACCTACTGTCTCCAGAAAAAGCTGCTGTGTTTAAAAAGCTTGGCACAGGGTAGTATATAAATAAATACGGAGATGCTGTAAAATCTAGATAGCTTGTAAACTACTATAAAGATCTTATGGATGCTGGAATAGGCGACGACGAGGGTCCTGTTCCAACTACAAACGAAAGCGTATTAGACGCGGCATTTAGATTATATGCGAATTCTCCTCAAAAATATAATCCGGGTCAAAAGAACTATCAACAGCTTGTAGATAAGCGAGCAAAAGAAGTTTCTGGTTCTCCGGAAGTAAAACGTTGGAGAAACGCTTACGATACTAAACGTGCTGTGCGTCAATGGACAAAACCAAATTTATTATTGAAAGAATCTAGGTTTAACAAACCTGCTTATAAAGATGGTAAGTTGCCTGGATATTATCTAGGCACAGAAGGCGACAATATTGAAGAATTGATAAAAAGACGTTTAGAACAACGGTCGGACGCCACTACTGTTCAAAGACAAGAACCTGTTCGAGCTATAAAAAGGTAGTACGGTAAAGTTGTAGATCCTGAATTAGTAGAACGTAAATAGTAGCAACAACCAACGATAAAACGTGGCAGTACATATAAAGTAAAACCTAGACCTCAAACGTTTGCTGGTAGAGTCGCTCAAGTAGTTGGAAAGGATTGGATAAAAGCAGATGCTAGCAGTGCAGGGATTGGAATTGGTCTTTCGTAGATTCCAGTAATCGGTCCAGTTTTGAGTGCCGCATGGGGGGCTCCAGATTTTGGATACGATTTAAACGAATCTGTTCATAATCTTACAGATCAAGAATCTCATGCAAATACGGTAATGTCTGGAATGGCGCTACTACCTTATGTAAACAGATTTAATCTGTTAAAAGGTAAGAGTTATATCGACAGGCTTAGAAATACATATAACTCTTTAATGACCAAATATAATACTAGTCGCGAAGTGAATAAGGCGTTAAAAACTGCAAGGTTGTCTGATGCTGCACAGGATGGTACGTCCGGGGTTTTTGATGAATACGCTAAACAATGGTTTAACAACGAGGTAAGTTTTATAAGACCATTTAAATCTAGCGGAGGAAAAGGAAATACTGTTGGCGACGTAATTGATTATAATCTTGGTTTATGGGGAGGTAGAGAAAAACCGCTATCAGAGTTAACTGAAAACTAGAGATATAGACTTGCCACAATTCTAGCAAAAGATGAAAGATTTCCAAAAGGTACTAAAATAATTCATATGGACGATAGCGGTCCACAGCCAGTAAATGGAATCGGATTCGTGCCAAAAGACGCATCAAATTCAAACTCTGTATGGAACAGTTCTTTGCAAGGTTAGCCTGAAATATGGTGGAATAGGGGAACTCCGTATTATGATGCAAGAGGTTACAGATCCGCACAAGACATTCCAAGAACTATTGTTTCAGACATAGAAGATTTAAAACAACACGGAGTAGCATTGGATGGATTAGATGTAATGCACGGTCCTGGAATTGTTCCATTTCAAGATATACATTATGGAATTCAACCAAATCCTTTTGGATGGTTTGATAGAATTAAATTCGTAGGACAATAACAAATACGCAGAATGAACTGCGAAACAAATAACTTAATTAACTATATTGCAATATGGCAAAAAAGAAGAATACTATACCAAGCGGATTTGAAGATGTACTTGGTAACATCTATTCTAATGTAGAAGAGCATGAAGGTGTAACAGATATGAACGCCTTGGATTCTGCAGTAGAACTTCCGTTTGAAGAAGATGAAGATAAGAAAGAACCGCCAGTGAATACTGAGGACGGCAATAAAGAGGATGACACTCAAAAGACCTCTGCTACAGAGGATAACAGTGATATTCCCGACGGTGTATTGGATAATAAGAACACCGAAACAAAGACAACCGAAGTGGAAAACGAGGAGAACAATGAAGATAACACAGAACCTTCAGAGGCAGACCTCATCGAAGCTCAGCAAGTGGGGCTTCTGTTCGATGCAATCGGCAACTCTCTCGGTTGGAATATGGACGATATTGACGAGAAGGATAGACCTCTTACTGTTGATGCGCTCACTCAATATTTTGCAGAGACAGTAAAACAGAACTCCGTCCCAGAATATGCTGATGATCGTATCAAGCAGCTTGACGAGTACGTTAAAAATGGCGGAAAGTTTGAAGATTTCTATCAGAGACAGCAAGAAAGTCTGTCACTCGATAATATCGACATGGAAGATGAAGTTAACCAAAAGGCAGTTATTCGTGAACTCTTGAAGTATAGTAATTATAACGACGAGCAGATTAATAAGAAGATTGCTCGTTACGAAGACAACGATATGCTTTATGAAGAGTCCGAGGATGCATTAGATAGATTGAAGCAGATCAGAACTCAGGAGCTTGAAGAGGCTACTCGACAGTAGGAAGAGCTTGCTCGTCAACAAGAAGAGCAGTCAAAAGCCTTCTTCCAAAGTGTAACGAACGAGATCAACTCTCTTACAAATGTACGTGGCATTGCCATTCCTAAGGAAGATCGTAAGGCACTTTTTGATTATATTTTCAAAGTAGATCAAAACGGTATTTCGCAATATCAAAAAGACTTTAATGAAAATCTATCAAAGAACCTCATTGAATCCGCATACTTTACGATGAAAGCTGACGCTTTGATCTCTAATGCAGAAAAGAAAGGAGAGTCATCCGCTGCTGAAAAACTTAGAAAAATGTTACGGCACACAAGCAAAAATCATTCAACATTTAATGCCGATGATAAACAGAAATCAGTTACGGACTTACTTGCAGGTGCGTTCTGATTTAATTAATTAAACAATTTAGATAATATATGAATAATAGTTTACTTAATAATCTCCAGCTGTATCGCGGACGTCGTTTCAGCGACCTGGTAGATGAGAACATGATTTCTAACGCCCTGCTGACTAAGCCTCATGAGGTTTCTGGTCTGCTTTCACTGGTATTCGGTACTAAGGACGACGGTGTATCAACTGCTATCGATTTGATCACTGGTGGTCTGGGCAAAACGATGGTCATTGAGAACCGTGAGTTCGAGTGGTCCGTAATGATCGATAGCGAGCATGCAGTCAACATCCGTTGGGCTAAGGCTAATGGTTCTGAGATTAATACCTCTAATTATCCCCAAGCTACTGCTGGTGCTAATGGTCAGCCTATCTTCCTCGCTCTTGAGGAGAAGTGGTTCGGTCCTGGTGCTATTCTGTCTTTCGACGACTATAAGTTCCAGGTTCGCGTAAGCGGTACTCCTTATCAGGATGGTAGTGCTTGGGTATACGAGTGTTATGTAGTTGATCAGAGCAATGCTGCTTATATTCCTGGTGAGTTCCTGCTGCCTGGTCGTCAGGTAAGCCGTATGGGTTCTGCTTACGAGGAGTACAGTGATGAGGCAGATATCATCGGATATCAGACTCCATTTAAGATGCGCAACCAGCTGCAGACTCTCCGTCTGTCTTACGATATCACTGGTGACGCATACAGCACTGTTCTTGCTATCGCTTTGAAGGATCCTGAGACTGGTAAGACTTCTTATCTGTGGTCTGACTATCAGTACTGGATTGCTCTTCGTGAGTGGAAACGTCGTGAGGAGAAGGAATTGCTCTTCGCTAAGGGTAACCGTCAGCAGGATGGTACTTATAACCTGAAGGGTACGAATGGTCGTTACGTTGCTAAGATGTCTGGTCTGTTCGAGCAGATTAGCCCAGCTAACGTTCGTTACTACACTCACCTGACAGCCGAGCTGCTCGAGGACTTCCTCTTCGATCTGTGCTACAACCTGCTGGGTACTAATGAGCGTAAGTTCATCGCCCTGACTGGTGAGATGGGTATTCGTGAGTTCGACCGCATCCTGAAGGAGAAGGTTGCTAGCTTTAACCTGATTGATACTGTATTCGTAACTGGTACTGGTCAGAACCTGACTCTCGGTGGTCAGTTCACTACTTACAAGATGACGAACGGTATTGAGCTGACTCTGAAGCGTTGCGCTCTCTTCGATAACATGGAGATCTTCCGTCAGCTGCATCCTCTGACTGGTAAGCCACTGATGTCTTATACTTTCCTGTTCGTTGATCTTGGTCAGCGTGATGGTCAGGCTAACGTCGTTAAGGTTTGCCGTAAGGGTCGTGAGTTCGTACAGTGGTTCACCGGTGGTTCTGTAGCTCCTAATGGCTACGCTAACAGCATCACTACACTGCGTTCTAACAGCCGTGATGGTTACCAGGTTCACTTCCTGGGTGAGATGGGTATTATGCTTCGCAACCCATTGTCTTGCGGTATCTTGTACTGCGATGCTGAAGATACAGAAATCAGCAACGAAGGTATTTGATCTCATTAAAAAAGATATATTGATGACCGAGGGGGGCTTCGGCTCCCCGACCGGCATCACAACATACTAATTATACAATTATGGTAGTTGAATTAAAGATTAAGAAAAAGAATCCCTGGGCCGGATTAGTAAAATATAAGAGTTGTTTTGACTACATCGCTCCTTACTTCACAAGGTCTGGGTCGATATATACGGGACTGACGCCCGAAGATGAAAAATATTACGAGAAAGTTTTAGGTTATGAGGAAGGCCATCTGTCAAAGACTAGCAGTTTCTGGGATACCTTCTGTGTAAAAGTTGGTGCTAGAGGTGTTATTCTTGATGATTCTATCCCCCGTCAGGAGATGATTATTAAGTTCCTCAGTGGTCATAAGCGCGTTGCTACTTCACTCGATAAACTTACTGCTGGTAAAGATTACCTTTTAATTAATAGAGAAGCAGAAGCCGTTGAAGCTAATAAAATTAATAAGCAGCGTAGAGAAGCTATTAAGGAATTTGATAAGCTTACGCTTGAACAGATGCGCAAGTGCTTGCGTTTGTTTGGTGTTAAGGCTGATAGAATGTCTAATGAACTTGTTGAATCTACA